GCGTCATGCTCCTCACCGGCTGCGACTCCATCCGGGACGTCATACTCTTCCCGACCATGAAACCCCTGGGTGACTAATTCACTCAAAACACACGATATAGAGTGATTTTGGGTAAAACAAACACTATATATTGTGCTTTTTATGGATCGTGTTTTTATCTTACCACAGCGTTACCACATTTGCCGAAAATACCACATGAAAATGTGGTAGAACCGAAAAGCAAAATCCGACTGAATTTAGGGAGCTGGCCTTGTGCTGGCTCCCTATTTTTTTGTCAGAGAAAGATTAAAGGGTACAGAAATCCAATTCGGAGATCTGTACCCTATTTTTTTCTCGTGTTGTCGCCCAGGATAGCCCAGGAGCGACGATTAGGATTTTGGAGTGTAGTTTCACCTGTAAAGGGATTGAACGCTCTGAGAGCCGTCTGCGGGCTTTTATCGAGGTTTGTTAAATCTGGTGCATTTACAATGACCGTATGGATCGCCGTGTCGCAGCCAATAGCTACCGACTTCCACTGTACGACCACAGTTTTGGCAGAGACATTTCCATCTGGTTTCATTGCCGGCGATCCGTTCATTCTGCACTGGCTCGATTACTTTGAGATAGCCAAAAGTCTGGCCTGTAAGGTCATGCTGGAGTTGGAACTGGGAGCAACCACAGGATCTTGTTTTACCTTTTCTAAGACTGTCTGATAGAACGGATACCGTGTTGCCACATTCACACTTGCAAATCCACCTTGCCTTTCCGCTTTCAGTGGCAATATCTTTCTGGATTACAGTGAGTTTTCCAAAGACTTCACCAGTTAAATCAATGAGGGTGGGAGATTGCTTGTGTCGTAGGCACCCACATGACTTTGTTCCATTTTCTTTGAGTAAATTAGTAGACGATACAACGACGGTATTCCCACACTCGCATTGACAAAGCCACATGGGGCGACCTGGCTTGCGGTCTTCTACTCTCTGCAAAACAGTAAGCAGGCCAAATGTCCTACCAGATAAGTCAACGAGTTTGCCCACAAAAATCCCTCCCATCAAGATATCTTGATTTTACCTTCGAGATTCGCAAAGGATTGTTTCTTTACCTCCTTTGTGGCTTCAGCGTAGATGTTCATGGTGGTTTCAATGTCGGCGTGTCCCATGATCTCCTGAATGGCTTTTATATTTTTCTCAACCTCGCAATACCTGGTGCAGAATGTGTGACGGAGATTATGGGCAGAGAAGTGGCGGATCAGAACGGGATCACGGCCATCTCTGTCGGCCTGAATAGTTTCGTCTTCGATATAGGCAGCACAAATGCGGTCAATGGCGCGGTTGACGCTGTGAGGGGATAGTGGATCGCCATACCGATTTTGAAAGATAAATCCCGTATAGCCGTCTATAATAGACTCATTAAAGCCTATGATTTCTTGCTTTGCCCATTCTGTGCGCAGCGCCTCTTTGACTTCTTCCAGCATGGGGACGATACGGGTGCCGGCCTCTGTCTTTGGCGTTTCAATATGGAAACGGGCTTTGGATTCACCCTCATATTTCCGATATACCATGTTGTGGTTGATGCTGATAATCCCGTCCTCAAAGTCGCAGTCCTCCCAGCGCAGGCCAATGACTTCCCCGATACGGCACCCAGTTCCCAGGAGAACAGTAAAGAGCGGGAGCCAGTGGTTATAAATTTTACTGCTTTTAATATAGTCGATGAAAGCTGCCTGCTCTGCTTTAGTCAGAGCGTGACGCTTTGGCTTTTCCCAATTGTTGCTTTTCTTGATTTCTGCCATAGCGCCGGTGGCGGGATTGATACGGATATAACCATCACGCACGGCCATCGTAAAGACAGGGTGGATGATGGTGTGAATGATCTCCATGGAGTTGGGCTTAAATCCCCGCTCTCTTATGAGACGGTTATAGTAAGCCTTGACATCTGAATACTTAATGCTTGAGATTTTCTTCTTGCCAATATCGTCCTGGACATACTTCTTGTACATATAGAGATAATTGGCACGAGTGGATTGTTTCAACTCTGGTTTATTGGAGATATAGAGGTTGAAGAGATCGTTCAATGTTGCCCTGTTTTCTACGGTGGCTTTGATACCATCTTCAAGGTCACGGATGATTTTCCGTTCCTTTTCTCTAAGGCTCAGATCATCCTTACAACCAGGAGGGAGGCGGTCAGTTGGCACAAGCCGTCTGCTGTATACATCGTGCCGGTTGCCATCTGCGTCGGTGTAGGTGAAACGATAGGTGCCATCTTTGCGCTGAGTTTCACCGTCTTTAAGGATACGGCCTTTATTGTCGGTTCGTTTTTGGCCGGCCATGACATTCTCTCCTTTCGTAAGATTTAAGAAAATAAATTCACTCTGCAATTACATGATAAATCAAAGAGCGAAATTCGTCAATAGATAAAATCACTGAAAAGTTACTTTTGAAATTTAGCGTTGATTTTATTCGTGCGTTAGTTTACAATTAAGATAATAGGGGAGGGGGAACCATGATGACAGAGAAGATCCGCATTGCCTTAATCAAGCAGAATAAAAGCGTTAAAGACCTTGCTGCCGCCATAGGATGTACCTCTCAAAATCTGAGTGGGAAGTTCAAGCGGGATAACTTCAGCGAGAAAGAATTGACGGAGATCGCTGAGGCACTGGGATACCGCTATGAAGGTAAGTTCATTAACAAAGAGACTGGGGAAGAGATATAAAACATATGTTCGAGTTCTAAAGCTTTATAAACGGGGTGCAGCGCACCCCGTTTTTTTAGTAGATTGTGTACATATACTCAAAGAGTTTGCGATAGCCGTTCCCTTTGGGCAAATACCCTCGATATCTTCTTACAACCCTGTTAGAATGAGTTTTCCAATACACTTGCCTGTTTGAATTTTTAGGATACTTGATGTGGTTCCCTACAGGTTGGAAAATCCCGTCAACCCAGTCCCAGTTTACATAGCCGGCCTCTGGATGATAGCCGTATGTCAGTATTTTTCGCAGACGATTATCCTTGTGGCGGTTCATAGCTCTGCGGTAAGCCCGCCCTGTTTTCCTCTTGCCGACCTTCTTTGCTGGCTTGGGATATTCATGTGCATCTTCACAATATCCGCCGATCCAGAAATGTTCTTCACCAATTTTATCGCATCCGCAGTATTCAGGTTGCCAGTCTCCGTACTTGCGAAGCCGTTCATATCTGCTCTGGACATTATCTTTTCCGAGTGGGCATTCGTCGCATAGGAAATTTATATTGCCAATGGGGATCAACAGGTATCACCACCAAACTAATCTTTTATTCCGGCCACAAATCCTCTGAAAACAACTCAGCAAATTCAGACGATGTAATTTGCCTGCAAGCAATGGCGTGATTTTTAGCATCGTACCGATTCAAAAACTGCCCATCGTCGGTATAAAAGCCCTGCTCAAGCGTCATGCGGTCATACTTGATGCCGTGTCTGGTCATGTTTTCAAAAATATCGGCGTGGCGTTTTCCAGTCCAGATGATAGGGTAATCTGGTTTTTCCAAATAAGTTCGGATAGCGGAAGCAACTATCATAATTTACCACCAAATTTAACCTTCCATTTATCTCTTCAGAACAGCATAACAATAGCAGTGACGGCTATTTGCCACATATGAATGAGCTGGTCTTGCCATAGATTTATCTTTTTGCGGTTTGCTTTCAAATCGTCTACTAAGGCATGGACGAAAACATTGAGTAAGAAGTACACCAGGAAGAACCAGGAGATGTTGAACGATAGAGCAACAGCAATAGGGAGCATAATCATAAATGCCCAACTGAAACTGTGCATTAGGAGCGCCCAGATGTAGTCGTATTTGTATAGAGGCTGCGGAGCGTTTTCTTTCCACCATTGCTTTTGCTTTGCAGAGGCCAGCCATCCTTGGAGGTAGTAGTCATCAACAATATGGAAGAAAATCATCCATAGAACAATAAAGGCTTTACTCACAGTCCAAACCTCCTGCCAGCGCCTCATTGACATCAATGGAATCCCCAGGATTTAGAGAAGGGAAGAGTGCATTGTTGATGTCGGCAATCCAACCGTTCTCACTATTTCCGATACCTACAATATCGCTGTTTTTGATCCGCTCTACATACTCCACATTCGGAAACAGGTTCTTGATCGCTTTAATAGTTTCAATTTCCTGATCAGAAAGCGAAATCACTTTTACGATATGCTCTGGGTGGTTGATTGCCTCGTAGATTGCGGCATTGCTTGACCCTTGTTCTTCCCATTTCATAACCCCATCGCTGTTGATGTGGTATTTGCCCTTGTACCCTTTAACTTTGAAAGGTACGCCAATGTCTATACCGAGCACATCACAAATTCTTGGCTTGATCATAGTTTTCTTCCCTCTTTCTAAATAGTCTGGTTTACTGACCGGACACTCTCTGCATGAACGCATTTCGTATGCTCCGCAGCCACTGGATTTATAACAAGGCATTGGAGATCACCTCACATATTTGCGATATCTCTGCTATGGCTTTCTTGCCACCCAGGATATCTCCAATAGCAATACAGACATTGGTGAGCGCATGGATGCTTTTGATTGAGTAGTTCCAGCTTGCCAGAATAACACATACAATTTTTCCGTTGGAATCCGTATTGATCTGCATTATCATCATGTAAGCAAAGCAGCTCTAAGTCATAAGAAGAAATGCAGCCACATTGAATAGTCTCTGTTAATCCAGGCTCCGCGCATGACTCAATCCGAATACTATCTAACGGCCTTGAATTGGAGAAGTAGGATTTTACTTCTCGAAGCATCTGGTCAACTTGGGCAATTTGCTGTTTGTCTGGAACAAAACCATTTTCTCCGTAGGGCAGAGGCAGGCCAGCATTCTTAAATCTTCTTCTGACATGAGGGTACATATCAATCAAACTGATTCGGAATCTGTTAAACCCGTGGTCAATAAATGTCAGAAAGACATTTTTCGCTGTTTCAATACCTTTCTTTGTGGGAATGATCGGATCAATTCTTATAACAATTTTGCTCTTTGGGAAGCCGCCACCGACCAGTGTAGTTATCGCATCAAATTCATCATATGGCGCTGGGACAAACGGCTCTAAAACAGAATGACCAAAGCCAGTAAATGTTGTGTGGATGATTACCTTGTCTTTATATTTGAGTGCAGCGTTGTAAAAATCTGGCGATACACATTTTGTTATTAGGATTGCGCCGTCGATCTGGTTTATTTTGCTTGTCCAGGAAAGGTCAATTCCTGCATCGCCGGCTTCGGTTATCCCAATTTTGTATTTTGCCACTTTGTAATCACCGTCCTAACTGCTCAAAATAGAATTTAACCGGGTGTGGAGTAGGAGTGACCAGGCCAAAACGAACAGCGTTCTTATATGTAACGCTGTCACGCATAAGAACAGTCGGCATATTCTCTACCATTTTGCGGAACCCTTCTAAGGTGGATCTGCTTTTGTAGTGGTTACAGCTCCTACAAGCGGGTAGCATATTGTCCAGAGTATCTTTTCCCTGCTCTGACCAGCCGTTGATAGGAATAACATGGTCTACCTGCATATCCTTATATTCCAGTTCACACCCGCAATAAGCGCAGTGTCCATTTGTCTTCTTATAGACTGCCATGCGCTCATCTTTGGTTAGTTTTCGACGTTGGTTCATCCCTGTTCCTCCAGGACGCTGTTGCCAATAAGCAGAGCGTCTCTCAGTTCTTTCACATAACGGTCAAACTCCACCATAAATTCCTCTTCTGAAATCTCTCTGAAACTCATATTCCGAGTGTTCTTTGATTCGCCCAGGATGCTGGAAAACACCGTGTCACAATAGAAAGGGACAATATCATCGTTGTCACAGCCGTGCCCAAGGTAAAGAGCCGGATACTGGTAGGGATTGAAGTGGCAATGGCCGGAGAGATCATACTGCTCACGGGGGATATCAATGATCCGTAAATAATTGCCATTTAGGATAAAGCAGCGGCCTACATTTTTCTTTGCTTTTTCTTGGAATTTTCTGATTTCCATTTTCTCAAGGGATTTTCGGAGAATATGAAGCTCAGAGATTTTCTTATCAACTTCTTGGAGTGTCATGGTTCGCTTTCTCCTTCTGCTGCGTCTGTTCTCTTTTTGCGCTCAATAAACTTGACCATTTCCCAACCATCTTGGAATTTTACCTTGCGGTATCCGTATCTCGAAAGCGCCCGCTCATATAACCTAAATCTTCGTGAATCTTCGCCCTGGACAACGATTTTTGTATCTTCGGTTTCACGGAGAAAGATGTATCTTTCAAATTTTAAGAGCATATCTCTTGCCCAAAACAATGCCTCAACACCGCAGCGGCCAGTTGTCCTTAGTGTGAGGTTGTCATCTTTGGTTTGGTTGAACCACCCATTGAGATTTTTCTTTTTATCGGCTACGGCAAATGCGACATGGTACTCAGTTGATCTGCTGCCATTCCAGCGGTAGAATCCGATTTGACAGAATTGGCCGTTAGATAGTTTATGGCGCTTGTAATACCCCTCTGACTCGCTATCCCAGGTAAAGGATATTTCTGTGTTGTTTTCTTTTTGGTTCATATAAGTTCTCCAAATACTTTTAAGTCGGACATAGGGAATAAGCCATGCTCAACCATATCGTATGGCTCGTCTTCCCATGAGATTTGGATTGGGCAATCTGAAATAGGAGTACATATTGGCCGGCCATTTAGGTTGTAGTGCGTCATTTTTGCCCAGTGATCTTTATATCTTCGCCACTCTTCTTCTGGGGAATTGAAATGTACCTGTGGAGCTAAGAAACAATCGGCAACTCGCCAATGGCCGGCTGTGTGGGACGGTAAGACACGGACTGGAGGTTTTTCATGCGCCCAGATCTGGCCTGATTCGTCGCAAGCCAGATAGCGCAAGCCCCAGGATTGCAGCTTGTTTATATTGAATTTCATAGCGCTAAATCAGCGAGTTCCGAAAGCTTAATAGACTGCTCAGGCTTTAGGGAGGGAAACGCGCCTTTCTTCAGATAAATAATTTTGCCGTCTACTCTAAGAGTGGTCATGTCGCCAACACGCTTTAGTTCACCGTCACCGAGAACATCGAGTAGGTTTTCTGCGTGTACGATTTCATATTCTGCAAAGTGGGGTTTGTGAATGATACGGTCAGGGTGATTGACAAGTGTAGGAACGCACATTTTCAAATCGCCATCAGCACACTTTAAGAAACCGTTCTCCGTCACTTGAAAAGACGTGCTCATTCCAGGGTAGGTAAACCACTCTCCAACCTCAACCCCCAGCACTTCACAAATGCGGGGACGCATCATTTCGGTGGTGTCACCAATATGATTATCCATGCTTGTCTCCTTTTCTACTGTTTTTGTGGGTTCTACGAAAGCCCACTCGAAAACTTCTTGCGGATAATATAGCGTCATATAACACAATTTACCGTCGTAGTATTCTCCTGGTTTATGAGTACAACTTCTGTTTGTTTTTCCGCAGATTGAGCAGGCACTTGTATTAACAGAACACGCAACGCTGATTTCGGGCTTTTCTCCATGCTCGATTTGCTCAATTAGCCACTCTGTTTCATTTGACCTTGGGATTATGACGGTTGCTTTTAACCACTGATAACGCTCGTGTAAGGTCGCCCACTTATTTTCATCTGTAACAATCTCAGTTGAAACAATTTTTGCGATTCTGGTTTCCCCAATACAACCATACTTCCCAACAAACATTTCTGCCATTTGTTTAAGGCACTGAGAAGAGAACCGCTCGTTATCGTCATCAATTTCATTGTCACAAAGCTTGACGGTAAATGTGTAGTCATCATCTGCAACCTTACAGCCGATTAGTGAGGCGGCTTCGATTGGATTTCCAAGATAAAACTCTCTGCACCCAGGGATGGGCTTTTTACAATACAGAGGACACCAATCTCCACACTCTTCTTGCTGCTGGCATACATATCCAACGGCTTCGTTGATGGTATCGAATACTCTTCCTTCTTTGTTAATGAACTTCATGGCCGGCCTCCCCTGGAAGATTTTTGAGGCTTTCTAAAAAGAGCTGCATAAACTCGTTTTTCTGATTAGTGCGTTTGATTTCTTCGTCCCATGCCTCTTGTGCTCGACTTACATCGTCTTCACAAAACTCAATCTGCTTCTGGATATATTGCTGTACGGCCTGGTCGCTATCATCAAAGGGCGTTTCAATGATTTTTTGATAATAGTCAAATGCGCTATCTGTGTTTATGCACATATCAATTTGTTCAAGAGCAAACTCCCTAATTCCCATGTGCTCGGGTGTAGGAGGAACCCAGGCAAGAACCTGGTCACGAACTTTTTTGTATCGTTCGTTTATTTTTGTCATCTTTGCAAGTGCCTGTTTTGCAAAGTCTACTTGATCACGGTGTTCTTTTGTCATCTGCTGCTTTGCGACATCGAACGAAATGTTTTTGACTTCTTTCAGATGTTCAATAGCGGCGATATAACGATTTTGGGCGTATACACGAGGCTTAAAATGTGTTGGTGTGGGAACGGTTAAAGGCTCATCTCTAACATCAATGGCTATCCCAAAATTACGTAAACACAACAGTAAAAACTCTTTGCCGGTAGTAATATCGCCATCTTCAATAAAGGCTGTATATCCGGTTGGCATAATCGATTCCTCCCATTATTGATTTGTTCTGGACTTACCGTTCCTTTGCGCCAATATTTGCTTTTTCAAAATACTCGATTGCGAGCTTATAGGCTTTTCGCTGATTATCAAAATCTTCTTGCGTCACATCGCCCAAGTGAGCGATCTCTTTTTTGATAAGTTTATTTTGACGGTGAAGCTGAATTGTATTTTGCGCGATACGGATTACTTGTGTTGCAACAAGTACAGTCACCATAATTGTGAGATATGTGTCCATATGTTCTCTCGTAATCTCCTTTGTAATTTTCATGCCGATCATAAAATGCCGACTGGGTGTTTCCAATACTCATTCAATACGTTATACTTAGTTTCTTCATCACATTTTTGCACACTATGGATTTTCATGTAATTACCATAGATGTGTTTGAACCTTTCTTTCGCGTCTTTTACACCATTTGCTATTACATAAGAACGGAGGACAGAAGCGTTCTTTGATCTGCACGAGAAATCGATGCTGTACAACTCATATCCATTTTTCAAGATATATCGGTCTAGGATTTTATCTCCTGTTGCCGGATTACAGTGGTAAACTACATCATATCGTTCATACGGAACGAGTTTTTCTACCAACGGAACGCCCCACTGATCTGGCGGCATAACTCCGATGGAAACAAGATATGCGCAGCTCTTTTTCCAGTTATCAATAATCTCTAAGCAGGCGTCTACATCCTTGTTGAGCAATTCGATTGAGTGCTTGTAGTCTATCTCCTCCATTTGTTGTATCCTCCGTCCATAGTTACATTCCTTACAGCCCTATTCCATGACTCTATTCCGTAATGCAATGCTCGATCTGGAAGTGCCTTACCTTCGATTACTTTAATATGCGCTCGTCCAAATAAGGGCTTACAAACCAGTGTAGTCCAGCATCCATGTCCGCCCAAACCCTTTAAGGAAACACGAGGCATCTTTCCGCAAATAGGGCAAGGTAAAATCTCCACGATAGCACCTCCTTTATATGTAACAGAAAGAATTATTCTTCTGCTAACTGGGATTAGGTTGAAATTTCATTGATATACTCTTTTACTTTCTGGACATTCCAGAATACTCGTTTTCCGAATTGGACTTTAGCTCCGGCAGCTTCTCCAACCTGTATGGCAGAATATCGACCACAACTCAACATAGATTGCAATTCGCTGGTGGTAATAGCAATTTTGCTTTGGATGTCGATGTTGTTAAATTGTCTTGTTGCATTCATAAACTTTCCTCAATTCATTTCGGGACGAGCGCTTTGAAATTCAGTAAGCTATATATCAACATTTGTTGTGGAGCAAACTCTCCGAATAACTCATGTTCTTTTTGGAGACGAGCTTGAATTGCAGCTTCCTTATTTTCAAAGCGCCCAATAAAAATCTTTTTGCCGTTAAGTGTGATACTTGCTGCCCATTTATTACGTTTCTTATCAAAATGGACACCAATTACTCCAGATTTATTTGTTACACACAGACCACGATTTCGATTGTTTTCAGCATATGTACAGCAGCGCAGATTGCTTTTTCGGTTGTCGTAGCGGTTGCGATTTTTATGATCGACATACTGATTTGGGCCGGCGTGCATCACAATTCTATGGAAGCGAACAATGCGTCGAACCCCAGCATAGTAATAGCTGCTTGTCAGATAACCGCCTTTATCGACATACCAGTTGGTACGGCTTTGCACGATGTACAGATCTTCAATATCGAAGTAGAACTCGGACGTTCCAATATATAAGATCCCATAAGCATCAAGCAGCCGAACATTGTTCGCCATTCCATCACACCTCTTTACGTACTCTCGCTATTTGAAATCTCTTTGCATTTGGGCTGGATATAGTCCATAAATACCTGGACTATCTTTTTAGCGTTTGTTGTAAAGGTTTTTTCGATGCAACACCAAAGCTCATAATCATCACAGTCTTCCATGGGCGTATTGCGAAACTGCTCTCTTAACAAATCGTGTGCGTCACGTTCTGTATTTTGATCGCAGCATCGTTTAATTTCATCCATATCAAAAATGAGATCGCCCCAATCGTTTCGTTCAGAGAGGTCAACGCCATAATCGTCCATGAGTCGTTTAACAGCAGAGAAAGTAGCTTCTGTATCGACAACACACGGATCGGCCAGCTTGTCTAGCAGATAGCCAGATTCAAGTCGTGCCATAAGGTGCATGAAGTTTTCAGAGCGAGGAGTGGGAACCCACCCATAGGCATAACTACCGCAATCAGATGTTATAGTCAGTTCATACCGTTCAAGGTCAAAATTAAAAATTGCCCAGAGACAAGACCCATAATCGGCATCGTCTTTTTCCTGATGAAAAGAAAAAGAGACAAGCTGAGGAACTCTTTTTGTAACCACTGCCATTATAAAAACTCCTTAATCTGAAAGATCAATCTTAGGTGTAAGGTAGAAAAACTCAGTATGGCTTCCTACATCAAAAATAGTGGTATCGTCACGATTCCAGATCCGGGTATAGTAGATTCGGAAGCTGCGGTCTTCACAAAAGGCGTTAATCAATGCAAGAGCTTCCTGCAGGATCTCATTGTCAGATTTGATTTGTCCAGATTTATCCAGGGGTTTGATTGTGGCAATTTCACGAGTATTACCATAATCAGACTTAAAAGTAAGTGAGTAATTCATTGTTTTAAGCTCCTTAATCAACGAAAAATTGCTATCATACTGGGAAATGGAGCTGAGTTCTTTCCGTCTCCAAATTTTAGGCGACCACGGATAAACCGTATTTCGACATTGGGTTTTTGATAAATGTAATCGTGAAAGTAAGCCGTATCCGTTCGGGCAGGGATCAGTAGTACTACCGTTGTATTCGGCTGTTTTGCTTCTTCGGAGCATTTCTTCACCCAGTCTTTAATTGCCTTGCCATATGGAGGATTACAGAAGACCGTTTGCCCCCCCCCACGACTGCTTTAGTCCATCATCTGCTGCTGTAAAATAGCGAGCACATTTATGGTTAGTTTCATCAGCGCAGGGGTCAAGGGTGAAGTGAAACTCCGAATCCAGTTGGTCAAAAAATTTTTGTGGTGTCGCCCAATCCATAGCCTTGGACGAAAACATGACCTCTGTATTCAATTTGTTCCACCTCAATAGTTAAATTTGTTGCTAATTAAAGGCCAAGCATATTTGCGATAGCATCAATTTCCATCTCTGTTTTCTTGTCATCAGAAAGCAGCTTATTTAGCTGTGCCTCCATGCTTTTCAGCTTTTCAAGATCTTGCTTCTGATCCATAATCTCCAGTTTGGCCTGGATGTCTGCGCCCCATTCTTTAATAGGGAAACCGGAGATAATACATTCATCCTCATAACCCAGGTCAGATGCAGCGAGGCAGATAGAATGAAGCTGGCAGAAAAGAAGAATGAGTGTTGGCCGATCTGTAGCGTGTAGGTTATAGCGCGTTCCATTCAGTTCCAAAGAACAACTGGTCAATGGAGCAAAACGTTTGATGGGGCCAAGAGAGGCTTTCTTAGCCTCAATCTGCTTTTTGAGTTCTAAAATCTTATCATCGTTCTTACTCATTACGAAAACACCTTTCTGTAAAATCTTCCATTCTGCAAATACTCCTCAATACAGTAGGGAGGAAGTACTGCTATAATTTCTTGAAAAGGAAGTGGAATCATAACCTGTTCCCCTTCCACACGATAAGATCCTGCATATGTAATCTTTGTTTGATGTTCAAATAAATCTAAAAGCGAGACAAGTTTATCATCGATATAAGCTAAAACAGTATATTTTCCTTTATACTCTGGCACCCATGAGGATTGAACGCGAATTTTTGCAAGCTGGTTGTTAATCATTGAAAGATACCAAGAGCCATAGTGATCATTTCGAGCAATCAGCCGTTCAACTTCTTCGGGGGTACAACGAGTGATTTTATCTTTTGTTTTATCAATAGGAGAATAGGAGGGATTGTTTTCAAGTTTTTCAAAAAGCTCTGCATAATTTGAGGCTGGCGTTTCATTTATAGTATCGATTAGGCAGCCAGAAAGTGATTTTGTATAAATAAATCCGCTTCCGTTCCAGAAGAAAAAGTGCTTGCCGGCGTTGCCGGGTTTATATTCGTAATGCAGCTTATTAGAAACGTTGGAACGAGTATTTTGAAAGCTTATTCGATAATACTGATCTAGTTTGCGATATGTTTCAAAAACCTTCCCATCAAAATGATACATATGCTTATAGGCATCAAATCGCCCCATGTAAATCCAGTGTTCACCGTTTTTGTTGAGATACTCTGCCCCAATTTTCAAATCTTTTACCTTTACGGTATTGCGCTCCATTCGTTTTTGATTAAGTTCTGCAAGGCGAGCATAGTCTGGAGAACAAGTTGGCATTAACACAAGATCAGTACCTTCCCAGCCGTAAACAAACTCACCTTCTAAACCCTTCCCTTTGATTGAGCTGGTATGCTCCAGAATGTAGAGAAGGTTTGGAACAGAAATTTCAAACTCAAAACCGCGAGGATCGTAAACTCGTACATATGCTTGACGGAAATTGCCCCAGTCACCAGCGTAGCCACCGACCTTTTTGTTCAAAACAAACCCTTCGGTTGGAACATTATCAAACTCTTCAGGATCGATCTTTTTGTCACGCCAGCTATTCCAAGAAGGTTCTTTTCTGAGCTTTCCCTTTTCATCATAATAAATGACGTATGCCAGTTTCTTTGTATAGGTGTCGTTTCGGGTTTGAAAGCCCACACGAATCCTGTTAGGGATAAATAGATTACTGTTCATTGACAGTCACCCCGAGAGAAATAAGAGCGTTTCCACAAGTGATACGATCTGAGTCTTCTTCTTTGCTGGGAACAAACACGATTACATCCCAACCCAAATCAAGCAGCGGTTGTTCAAACTTATCATACACGCTGTAATCATCATAACTGGTAGTAACATCGTATCGGTTCTCCAGAGCAGATTTCGTCTGATGGATGGGGGTGATTTTAACGATAAACTTGCTGCGATCAAACAAAGAGTCGAGTGTTTTTGCATTCAGAATAGTCGCTTCGGTTACAGCAAAATTCAACGTATATTTTCTGCCCACCGGCATCGGAAGGATATCAGCAGTTTTGGCGATCTCTTCTAGGCTGAGAGACTGGCCGGCAAACTGCATTTCGCGCTGTGCATTAGATGTGCTGTTAATACTGAGCTGCAGCCCGGCTTCGCCACTGCGCTGATTATTCTTGATATCACACCAGTCCAGCAGGTAACTTGTAAGGCTTTCGTTGTGTCGTGGCATCATAGTAGAAACGACAGGATGAACTGTAACAGCGTGAAGCCCGCATTCCTTTACCAGATCATCCAGCCGAGAGCGGGTAAATTCCAATACTGCAGGGTTCCAGGTTGGCTCTCCCATACGGGCATAATGGACATTGAATCGATTTGTAAAACGGACATCCTCGTGCTCAATGATATACCGGATTTGATATTCCAGATCGGGGAGAGAGGCGTTCCCATAAAACCCGTACTTATGTACGTCGCAAAACGTACACTTCATAGGGCATCCCTTTTGGCTGCTGATCGTCGCAACCCATTTGTCCATCAGGTTTACATCGTGGTGGTGTACGCCCTCGATCTTTTTAGTAAGACCGAGAAAATCCGCTTTGATATTGTTTTCTTTACCATAGTCACCGACTGTCAAAAACTCAAGGCCAAGAGACTTGTCAAAGTAAATCTTCCCAGTGTGTGTTAATACCATTTGAGTACTCATAATTTCCTCCCATGTTAGATAAATAAATGTAGTGCAAACCCAATCAAAATCGTACAAAGGGCATAAAGCATACCGACAACCCAACGAAGTAAAAACGGGTCAGCATCCATTGAGATTCTTGTTGTAACAATAAATGATACGAGCAAATCAATTCCCATCGCATGAGCTAATCCAATCGAGGGAAGGCCGAGAACAACAACGAACCAATTCCACATAAGCATAATAGCAACGCCGCAGAGAACAAACAGAACAACAGACAAAATGAGCTTCATAAAAAACGGCGGCTCAGGAGGATCTAATTTTGAAAATTTATCAGACATAGCGACACCCTCCTTAAATCAAGCTTTCGATATAGTCTCTGTCCTGACTGAAAATGGGAATCTCATGGTCAATCACCCATTTGTTGCGACAAACCAAAACCTGTTGTTCGGGATTATGCGGATTGTTAATTTTTTCTTCAAACCGCTGCTTAATACAGCAGGAACCCCGCTTTAACTCTGTCGGATAATCGTTCCAGTTAATACTGCGCTGCGACCAGAGCATTTCCTGAATCATATTGCAAGTTTTCTTGTGAAGTTCACTATGATTGAAATTTGCCTGTCCAACAGCCTCAATACTGTTACGGGTCGCATCCTGCTGTCTCCAAATCAAACAGTTGCAAACTTCCTCTTTAGGAATAGAGAATACACGAGAGTCAAACAATGCAGTATTCCGCTTTACAATGTAAGTATGAACTTCCCTGGTGGTTTCTGTTCCCATGGTGGGGAATTGGTGGATTTGCTGGTTGATCCACTCTGCGCTTATCGCAGAAAAAGCCTGGTTGAAAGCTAAGGTTGCCATAGAAGCAGAGACACTTACCATCTTCTGAATGTTGTTCCCAAACCAGGCGTCGATCTGAAGAGTGGCATAATCCGTTAGCACCAGCGTGATTTCATCTGACTGGGTATATCCCAACACGCAACCCTGGATGTTCTCACACAAATACTTCATCGTACTCTGCATGGCCTGCGTCATAATAGGGTCGAAAGGCTTTTTCATGCCCTTAGTAAATGTATGGAACGCCTTACCATCAAGTCTGATAATGGCCGGCATCCGACGAGTTAGAAAATGACGGGATACACTTTCATAACCCTTCATACGATTTCCCAGGCTATCATTTTTCTTTGCCATAAATTATTTCACTCCCTACTTTCCCATGGAATACGGATAGCGTGCTTTGTAGTTACTGAATAGGATCTCACTCCATACTTTTCTTTCCAAGCATCAAGAAAGTCCTGCATTTCTTTGACCGCAGCATCACCGATATCGCTATACGCATCATCATACATATCTTCACAAGCGGTTGAAACAATGTCTGTTGCATCTAAGCTCAACTCAATTTCACTTGTTCCCCATACATAAATCGGACGCTCTGCAATATCGGCATCCAAATTATCAAAGAAATCATCCCAGCTCACAAAGTAACCATCGTTATAGGGGTAGAAATCGGATTGTGCCATGAGGAACTTATCACCGAGAGCATTCGGCTCATGCTTCTCTGCTTTATCAAACAATTCCTGTTCCTTATGGTCTTCTTCTTGCTGACGGCGCTGCTGTGCGGCTTCACAGTCGCAAATAGTCCGCATTCTACTTAATTGCTTACCACAATCGGGGCAATAACGAACTACTCCGTTATAACAGTTTGGGCAGGATGTAATAGACTGGTGTTTATACGGAAATTGATTAAACTTCTTTTCTGGGTCATTGGAAAGACCATAAGGATTATCACGAATACAAAGACCGGTTCCATGACAAATGGGGCAAATATCTTCGTTATCATGAAGATCCTTAATCAACGTCTTACCAAGCGGCTCGGCAAAGGCGTCTTTGATTTCTACTGTCTTTCTTATGGGCTTAACAAAGTCAGCCATTGTACTCCTCCTCTGTACGGATTGCGGGAAGATGAATCAGTTTAAGCGTCTGTGCCACCAGGTAGGCAGAATATCCATCAATCAAAACCCCATCCCTACTAACTACAATATTTGTGTTGAACGTCCTATTGTGATAGTATTCCAGAAAGCGTTTGGCGATTTTACTGTCGTGTGGCTTTGTGCGGGTCATATAGTCTGGAATTTTAATACAAGTCATAGGTACTTCCTGCGTAACTTTCGTAATCATACGAAGCGGAAAGGTAGCGCCCGAAGCAACCATAACATCTTTGATATCTGATTCATCAAGGCCGGCTCCAACTACAATTCCGTATCGCTCTCCACTCCGAGTATTGCAGGCCACACGACACCCAGGATAAACTTTGTTTTCAAGCCTCTCTGGGATGCCAAACCAAAATACCTTCCCATTTGGGGTGTGTTTGATCATGGCGACTTTCATAGTAGACTCCTCCTATAAAATAGTTTACTTTGTTGCTATATATAATTATAATCACGGTTCCCCGGTTTGTCAAGAGGGAACCGTGATTTTTCTTTGTTGCTATTGGCGTTTGTTGTTAGTCTGATGAAGCAAGACGAAGTATTATGGCTTTTGGATTATCGCAATTTTTTAGGCTTGCTTTATAATGCTCCTTCCACCAGCTATAAAGCAAATCAAAGTTCTTTGTGCTCAAATATTCTTTCATAATGAGCTGCGGGTCATTCTGAGAATCGTAGTCCAGGTGGAGAAGTTTAATATCATTCTCGGAAAAAGAACGAAGAGGCTTCCACTCAAAACTTATGATAGTCGCTCTGCGTCGTATCGCATAGTCTGGGAGTTGCGCTGCTGGACTCCATCTGCTTGCCTCACTATACTCCTCTGGTGGCACAATATTACTGTCAAAGACCCGCATACCGTCTGAGCGATAAACAATACCTACGGTAGTTTTCTTTTCTGCTATCTCACCGTCTTTTTCGATCTCTTCTACTATAAACAGACGCTTAAATGGTTCGAGGATGTTGACTGTCTCTCCGATTTCAGGTAGAAACCCCAGGGGCAAAGCAAACCCCTTCAGTTGTCCTTTTTCCCAAAGGTTGAGATCGCGTAGGTTCATCTGTAAATTCAAGGTCAATCGCCTCCAATCTGATCTGGGCTACTTGTGCCCAGGGCATCCCATAATACGGGCTTTTCTTCTTATCGCATATTCCGTTGTCAATCCCAATATAGTAACGATTCTCTAACTTCGCAGCGATAAGCGTCGAGCCGGTGCCACAGCAATTATCCAAGACAACTGCACCCTCATCAGTATAAGTACGAATGGCATAACGGAGCAGATCTACAGGTTTTTCAGTAGAATGTAAAGCAATAGATGGATGAGGTTTTGGAAAGCGCCAGATGGAAGCCGGATACTTCAATGTACTATCTGAAGATTCCACCAATGTATAGTTGCCATAGCTGCGGTTGGAATGAACTTCTTCAGCCTGTTGCCCTACTGCCTTGCCTTTGGTATGGTTTTTGTTCCCCACTGTCATCTGAGGATGATAGGGAGGAGGGGATTTATAAAACACCATAATATCCTCATGCTCTCGCAGAGGCATCTTTTTGGCGTTCAGAAAACCGCTCTTTAATACCTTGTCCCAAATGATATTATACCGATGAAGTTTGACGTTGGATAGCATCATTGTGGCAGTAAATTTATCTTGCCCAAAAAGCAGGATCGCTCCATTCGGTTTAATAATGCGCTCATACTGTTCCCATAGTGGGGGGGGGTGGAATAACTGTATCCCAGGAATTTTGTGTTGCTCCGTAAGGCAGGTCGCAGAGGATCATGTCGATACTGGCGGATTCAATATCCTTCATAACCTCCAAACAGTCCCCGTTAATTACGGAGTTGACAGGAACACTCATATGTATCACGTCCTTTGTTTCGTGCGTGAAATCGGTCTTTCATTCAGAAAAAGTACCCTTCCGCCTGATAGCCCAACTCTACTTTTTTCCACTCAGTTTTCAGCCGAGATTTCAGCTCCGCAGCAATACCCTTGCACATTTTAGAAGTGTTACCCGTTGCATTATATTCGCATAGATAAGTATTGTCGCTTGAGATACCAAATCCCACATAAATGCCAAGATCGTTTGCCCATTTGATTACCGCATCAATCTTGGACTTATGCAAATTGTAATAGGCATTAGGATCTTCAACATTGTTTTCAAGCAAAAAGGAACCCTTAATATATCTTAGTTTTGCCATGTTGATTACCTCTTTCCCGTAGACCCAATTCCGCCGCGATCCGTATTTCCCAAAGTATCAACTACCTCGAAAACCAGCTTGGGCTGGTGTTGTTCAATTCGGAATTGACAAATTCGATCTCCTGCCTCGATATGAGTATCGCGCATAGCAAGGGCAGGGAAGAACCATTGGTCGTTATCGCCACAATAACTTTCGTCCACCAAGCCCATGTGATTGGCCTGAATAATGCCAAAATTTTTGAAAGTGGAGCTGCGCGGGATAATATGTGCCTCATAGCCCTGGGGCAACTGCATGGCTACGCCGAGCGGGATCAACTTAAACTCGCCGGCTTTCAAATCAAACGAGTCAGCGGCCCGCAGATCAATCCAGTCGGACTTACCTTCGATATATTCCAGAGGTGGAATCTTGTTGCTGAGATAGCGAACCTTAATTGTTTCCATTTTATCTTCTCCTCCAAGATATTTCTTGAATAGCTCAGAAAGCGTCAAATTGTTAATCTGAGCTAAATGAATTGAAAGAGCGCAAATATTCTTCTCTGTAGAAGCACCAATTTCGTTGTTGAAGTAATCGATGATATCCTTATATTCACGTGGGCCAAGACAGAAAGCTTGCTCTTCATATGAGGCGAAACAGGCATTATTTGGACTATGATGCTCACCACAATGGCGGTAGTAATCAGGACACTTCAAACACGTTTGGAAATAAAGCTCACGCTTTATACCATCCCACGCTACAATTTTCTGACCACGGATAATATACTCATTTAGAGGCGACTCCATATTCGATCCAGGACAATGCCGCCACCATCCCCAGTCTTCCTTCCAATCGTTCGCATCGATAGTGCAGATGTTATCAAAATCATCTTTGGACAAAAGCCAAACTTGATAATCCTCACGATAACTTTCAGGAGCAGGATGATAATGATAAGTAAGCATGGCAGATGTCAAGCCCAGTGCAGTAACCGCATTAGAAAACGTACTGCCTGCCAGTATTTCAACAGTTTTCATGTTGACACCTCTTTACTGGCAGCGCACAAAATGTACGCTGTTAAAATTAACTCCCGGAAATTCTTTTAGCTGAATGGTGGAATACCAGCCACCTACACGCAGACTTTCAACTTCATAGACTTGTCCCGGAGACAATAATTTGTGTGCTTGTTGAGAATCACTGTCCCATCCAGCATCCAAATTTACTGCTTTAACTTTACTTCCGCGTTCGCAATGCAGCACTTCGGATTTGTCATCTGCACAGTTACTACAAAGCCAGCGTGTTTTGTAGTCTAAGACAACCCCATCCAGCTCTTTGCCACATTTTGAGCAGGTGAATTTAAGAATACCATCCATAGTTATTCCTCCACCTTGATATAGAGGCCGCAATGACACATCCCAGTCGGCCCCTCCAAAAACTCTTTACAAATACACTTGGTGTCTGGCGTCCTTTCAAGTTTACAAGGACAATATCCTTGGTTTTCTTTTACCTTCGCACGCACCTTTTCCACATACTCTTTGTCTGGATTCAGATTGATTTTCATATGACCTCCTAAGCAATTCGTATGGCATATTGATTATCAGAAGATAATTCAATGCCAAGAACATCATCATATCTATGCGGCCTATTTGGAATAAACCGACCAAACTTCACCACGATATTTCCCAATTCCTCCAGTTTGTTTAGCTGCTCTGCGATCTCATCTGGATAGTAGCCTGTATAAATCACAAAGTCTGAACGATTGCCATACTCACGAAAGAGTTTAATAAGCGAATACACCTCACCAAATTGGAGAAATGGCTCCATGCCGCCGATAACAACTGCCTGCGTTATTGGATTACCTACGTAATGCTGATAAATGGTTGCGTCTGAAATCTCTCTGTTTTCCGTCTGGACAAGGGGTGCGTTTTGGCACACCCCTATGTCCAGATCAGACTCAACGCAACACTTGAAGTCGCAGAAACAAGATGTAATGAACATGGAGGGGATTTTATAATTAACGAAGTCTTCTTCTACAATCCCCTTAACTAGCATTACAAACCTTCTTTCTTACTAAGTACGTCATACCACTTCCGCTGACTGAACTCACGTTTACGGATCTTCTGATAGCTACTTACGGGTGTATAGAAGCCCACTACACGAGCGTATGTGTCAGCAACGGGGGCACCACATACAGGGCAGGTTGTGCGGCCCATAAATGCGTGCTTATCCTTGCAAACAGAAATCTTTGTAGTAAATGCAAAGTAAATCACGCCCTGAGATGCCACATAGTTGAGCATATCCCATGCGGCTTCTTCATTGGGAAAACGGCTTTCGATATCAATATGAGCAATGCAGCCACCGCCACACTTTGCATCAAACAGGGAACCAAGACGGCATTTTTCTTGAATCGTGCATTTTTCCATGAGAGGAATCCACTGATTGCTGTAGATGAAATATCGGTCTTGCTCAAACAAAAGATTGTCAGCGGTGCAAATAACGCCGGCGCAATTTTCGGCAGGAATCATCTCTAGGTTAAACGTAAAGTCACACTCGAAATTATCCTTAACGTCGTTAATGATATCAAGAATTTCCGTGGCGAACTCTACTGCTTCATCAGAATAAGACTTATTGCCCATCTCGTCTTCGTCGATTAGACCAAAGAGATCCATCACCTCGTACATACCAATTCCGCCGATGGTGCAGAATTGTTTGTCCAGCTCCACCGCTCCGTCTTGATAATTGGGAAGCAATTTCTTTTCAATATTCCGCTTGATAATATGCCGCATGGAATACAGAGCTTTGCAGTCCAGTAATACACGATCCCGTAGAATATCAAGGTACTTTTTCTTGTTCAACTTGCTTTCATAAGCGATACGAACAAGGTTAATTGTGCTGACGCGGCAGGAACCAACACTAAGAGCCGTGCCACCGATAGAGTTAATAAAGGCGTCCAGCTTTTTCGTGTCACTGAGTAGCCGGCAGCAGTTAGACAAGACACCCACATCTTCGCTAACAAAGAAGTTAGAGTCAGACCATTTGATGTTGTGTGTGCTGCACCAATAAGCAAAATCTTTATCGACGAAAATATCCCAGTTTCTTGTACGAACCATTTCGTCAATCTGTTCCTTAGTCAATCCAGTTTTTTTCAGCAGACTATATGTGAGCACAGGGTAGGTGAACATATTTTCCTCTCTGATCTCACTAACCACTTCCATAAAAACCTTCTGGAAGTTAATGAAATCTTCGATATGGTCAATCGCCATCTCACCATCGGGGAACACCACACCGCCAAACATAGACTCCAAATAGGGCCGGTCAAAAATTGACACGTTGGTAAAAGCGCTCTGGTCAATACGAAGGAAGGGCTGGTTCAGTCGGTAAATGAATTTCTGGAACTGCTGACGAGCGTAATAATCTGGATCTTTCATGTAATAGCCTTTTTGCACATCAAGATTCCAGAAATACCATGCCCAGATAAGTACGTTGGGTAGCCCAACTGCGCCGGACTGACGGTTGGACAAGAACGACACGAACTCAATTACATCATCAAAATAAGTGGTAAGATGTTTCGGCCCCTGGTGATTGTAGTTATCAAGGAAAAACAGACCTTCAGTAGCAAGACGGGTCAAATCATTTGCCCAGCAGTAAGGGAAGTAGCTTGCCGTTGTGCTGTCGTTCAAATAGAAGCCTTTACTGAACTCCTGCTCCAACCACTGTTTCGCAGTCCGCAATCCCCACTGTTTCTTAATGGTAAGGAAAATCTTATTTAGAGCAAAAAGTTTGTCTTCGCTCTTTCCCTTTTCGGTCATAAAGCTGCGGATGTCTTTATGGTTAGCATTGGCATTTGGATCAATCGAGGCATCAGCCAGAGTTTCCTTATCTACAAAGTTATCAATGAACTCTGAGAAATCGAGCTGGCTGGGATGTACCCCGTTGATAAACTCAAAATCCTCCCCGTACTTTTTCTTCAAGTCTTCCAGGCAACGTTCAAAATCTTTGGAAAGCTTCAATGTAATTTCCATATCAGACCACCTCTTTCATTGAATTGACCCATTTTACCGCATCGGTGAAACTTAGCATTTGATTGTTTACACGCAATACAGGAACTTGCGTAATACCAAGCTCAAGCATTTTTTCAACTGAGCATTCCTCTTGAAAGCGAACGCCCTTATCATAAAGTTTCTTTTTCAAGACATCACATCTGGGACACCCAGTTGAATACAATGTAATTTGCTCCTGTTCAATCTCCATAAAAATCCTCCGTTGTGTGCAGGACTGTGTAAATATAAGTCTGAATGGCAAAGTAAATTTCTTCCCATGTATAAAGCCGAAGAATGCCGGTTGACGCAGCATCAAAGCTATGATTGTGAGGACGGTCAAAGAGGATCTTGAAATAATCTCCGCCTACCAAATTATGCGGGCCGTCATCGATCAGAATATCACCACGCACCATTTGCTTATTGTTTGTGACGATAATATGTTTCCAATCTAGGAAGGGGAATAGCTCCAAAAGGCGATCCACCTTTGGCTTGCAGGTACGGTAATCAGATGCCGTAACCATGTAGAGTTCATGCCCCTCATTATGCAGTTTCTGCAATACCTCAACAGCTCCAGGGAGAGGTGTAATTCTCTTCCAAATCTCATCGGTATGAAGGACATCGAATACTTGTTCTTTCGTCAATGTCGGAAAGGCTTTTGTCATATCCCAATTCTGAACATCTTTTAGCGTAACGGATGTCCCGTGGCGCTCATTCAACATCTCAATCCAACAGTCACACAGGTTCTCTGCCACATCATCGGCATCAAACAGAATTGTCAGTTTCCTCATGCTTATCTCCTTTAAGAACGTTTGCTACAAAATCATTGACCTTATTCTTCAAATCTTCCAGAGAACCATCGTTGGTGATTACCGCATGATACCGATAATTGTCCAATGCGATTTCAGAAGCGTGCTTCTGTTGCTCTGCTGTCAGCGGGGACTTAAATCCAGGGCGCACCACACGAAGCAAGATCGCGTTCATCCCATATGCTTCATAAATTTCGTACTCATTAGGAAAACGAGTGTCGGGGAGAAGCACATAGTCCCATACATCGGGGAAAATATCAAGAATGCTGACTACGAAATCTGCCCAGTAGTCAGGCGATACAGCACGAATTTTATCAGTCCCTACGTATTGGAGTAGGCTGCGCCCTTTCTCATCCTTTTTACCGTCCCAACCGAAGAATGCACGGCAAATATACTTCAGCAGATCCCCATAGTGGGCAATCAACACCCGATGCCCCTGGGAGGTAAGTGTTTCTTCAAGGAATTTTGCAGTGGTGTCCTTTCCGTTTTGAGCCTTGCCTGAAATGCAAATGATTTTCATTCGGCAGATCTCCTTCCCCGTTTGCCGCAGGACTTCTTTTCACGGCAAAAACCAAAGTAGTCACACTTAGGCATGAAGTAATGATCTACCAAATACGCCCATTCATCAGAATACTCTCGCAAAGCAGCACAAACATCGTTAAACAAACGGCGGTATTCATGGTATGCTCTGGAGCACATCCGCTGATGAGACATATCAATCAAGTTGCGAAGATTGTGTTTACAGACAATCTTAGTCTCCATTCCCAGAGGCAAACCAAGCGCCGTATCTTCTCTGGGGACGCCTAGCTGCTCCAACATTTTAAGGCCGGACTGAATTGCTTTCATAATTCCCCGATAAATTCTTTGAGCAGCGGGATTTTTCTCAATGCTGGGCGGAGTGACATAATCAAAGCCACTTTCATAATCGATATACCGTGTACTGGCCTGCAGCCTGGTGGGGGAGCCTCCGATATGCGTATACCACTCGCGGATCACTCTGGCGGAATAACCGTCCAGAATCATATAAACATCGGGGAACTCAAAGGTTCTGCCATGCTCACTTTCCAGACAGTCAAGACCTCGTTTATAATTCTTTTCGGGATTAGAGGTATCTGCGCCCCAGCAGATGCCAGCCTCCTCTCCTATCATAGAAATGGGATTTTTGTACGTAAATCGCTGGATTGTTACTGTTCCCATAATTGCCCTCCTAAATAGTTATATTTGTTGCTATTAAGTATAAGTACGAAAAACATGGTCTTCAATCGTCTTATAATAGCTACCATAAGTTAGCGCCCCAGTAGAGAAGAACACCACATCTGTATTCAGATCCAGAGCTGGGTCGCCGGAAAGAGCGGCCTCCACCGCCTCCATCTGCTCAGGATTGTAGTAATTCCCTACAGCAAACTGGTTAGGGGCTAAAAGAATCTCACTGATGCTGCCAGAAAAAGCATCGTGCATATAACGATTAAGCGCCACTTGTACCACGGCAACTTGTCCTTCAAAACATTGGTTGCCGGCCTCACTATATACCATACACGCCAGCAGCTCTTTTTCAGCGTCAGTTACAATCAAATCTTTATATGGGTTAGACAAGCTTTCAGACTCTTCCTCAACAACTTCCACCGGAGATGTTTCTACTACATCTTCATTGGCAATTTCGTTCTTAGAGTATGGGGTTGCAGGGGTATATTCAGGCGTAGGCAAAGTGAAATAAGCACAAGGTTCTGCATCATATTCATTTTGCACCTGTTCAGGAGCAAAACACATAGAACTCATGATGCCACACGCCATTAGAACGCACGCAACAGCAACAGCTTTCTTAAATGGTTCAAACTTCGTCTCATTCATGATGACACGCCTCCTAAATTACATAGTCATAGTTATACAGATACAGATATCCACGTCTTTCTCCCCAACCATTCATTGGGACATAGATAGTATCAAATCGTTTGATAGGCTTACGTTCATACAGCTCCGCATAAATTGTCCAACGGTTTGTTTTTCCGGTGCCAATAGACCGAACTTGTATAGCGTATGCCCAAACTTCTTTGGTTTTCTTGCTACGCAGAGGATACACGTCCATAACAAGCAGCTTACGCTGGTCTTCTTTTTTATTGGTTGTCAAATCAATATATCCGAGATTTTCAAGCTGTATCTGGATTTTGTTTTTCAAATCAAAATCTTCAATGTGCATGGATTTGATAACCGTCTCCAAATGACGAAGCAGACCAGGCAAGTCGGTAAAAGTATAGCTCTTTGCGGGGGAACCATCTTTAGCAGTTCCAGTGGCATATTGCGAAACAATGGATTCAAGATCAGACGGAACCTTCTCTTTGGAGATCTTCTTCATTGTTCCGTTTTTGAAGAACGAAAAGATATCAACCATACGCAAAAGTTCCTTAGCATTGCCGTACTCTGAAAAATAGTCAATCTTTACGAGAATTTCTCTTTGACGTGTATCCAAGTGAGTCTTCTCATTGAGTAAGGCAAGCAAATCCATAAAAACCTCTGGCCTGTTTTCCTTAGACAGCTCGTAGAGTTCGTTGGCGACATTGGCATTCATATACTTTACAGAAGAAATTCCTTTTGCGATAACCATTTCTTCTTTATTTAAGAAGAAGAGGTATTTGTCTTTAGACAATCCGAAACGGGGAGGCACAATTTTAATGCCATACAACGTTGCAAGCTCGTTTCCGTTCTTTACATCTTCCTCTCCGTTTGCGTTATTGAGATATGATGTAACAAACTCATACGGATGGTAATACCGCAGATAAGCACACAGATAGCCAATCATACAATATCCAATCGAATGATTGTACCCAAACATATAGTTAGAGGAGTCTTGAATAATCTGTAGGAACTCTTTTGCCTCCTGCTCCGCAACTTCTCTGGACTGCGGAGACTTTGCACAGTATCCTTCCAGAATTTCCGGCAAAGCTTTTTGTAGCCGTACTTCGTCTTTTCTGCCGATTGCCCTTCGGGTATTATCGGCGTCTGATCCGCTAAAGCCACAAATTTGCTGAAGAAATTTAATAACGTCCTCTTGATAAATCAAATAACCATTGTTATCAGCCAAAAGTTCATCAATGATGGGGGAGGGGTTTTTATGAGGTTTATGCTGCATTAGATCATCTCGATATGATGCGCCAGAAGGACGGAGCGCTGCCGTTACAAGGCTCATATCAAAAATGCTGTGTGGTTCGTATTGTTTCAACATCTGGAATGCAAAATCACCCTCGAACTGAAAGATTCCGATTGGCGAACGAAGCATATCTTTCCAAACAGCTTCATCATTCCAGTTGATTTCGTGGGACTTAGGATAAGGCTCCCCCAGAAGCTCATAGGCATCCTTGATAATTTCGATATTCTTTAGCCCCAAAATATCGTACTTAACGAGGCTAACCTCATGGACACAATCCATGTCGATCTGAAGAATCTCTTTTCCATCTGAAACAAATGTACCGTAGTTATCACGCAAGGTAATTGGGCTTGCCACAATGCCGGCGGGGTGCATGGACTGAGAGATTGCTACGTCAAGTAGGCCGTCATAATAGTAGAAAACTTCGGGATATTTTTCCCTGGCGCTGTTTGCATCGGCCTCAAACAAATCCTTGATTTCACTATTTTTCTTGCCGGCCCAAGGGTTTTTCTGAAAAATTCTCTCATTTTCCTCTTTTAGTTTAGCGTACTCTTTAGAAAATTGCTTGACCAGCTCCGTCCGCGAAGTCTGCTCAAATCTTTTCGGTAAAATAAGCTTTCCGCTTTCATCAATGAGATACAGGCCAAACCCATCTCCCACATCGCCAAAGGTAATCGATGCGCCATCATCTTTTAGCTGCTCCATCACTTTTCGGAACTCTTTTTCGTCCCTTTGATGTTCCCTGTTCCACTTTAGAGAAAGAGCACGACAGATCTCATCAATACATCCCTTAGATTTAATCGTACCAATAGCCAAAATGAACGCAGTTTTCTCTTGCCCAAACCGATTGATGATATAGTCATAAACCAAATCACGCTGAGAAGGGGAGACATCAATATCAATATCACCGATTTCTTTACGGTCTTCATTACAAAATCGGCTGAAAACAGTGTGCCATGTTTCAGGGTTAAGATCGGTTGTGTTTGTTACATAGGCCACACGGGAACCACCACAAGAACCACGATTAAAACCAATAGGAATACCGTGGGATTTACACCAAGTCACAAGCTCGCTCATAAAAAGCATAAAGCCAGACATCTCGATTTTGTCAAAGACTCTACACTCTTCAACAATAGCCCCTTTGAAGGGTTCTACTTGCTCCGGTGTAATTGCACCCTCTTTGACCTTTTCCTCCAAATTGTCGTGCAGCACCTGGTGCAACACTTCGCGGTCACGATCTCCATACAGAATTGGATACTTAAAGGAGGTGTCCAATTCAAATGCGTCTACGGAATCGGCCATCCTATTGGTATTTCTGATTGCCTCCATATAAACTGATTCTGGAAGCGCATCCTGAATTGAGAACATCTCAACCAGTTCGTCATAAGATTTATAGGTCAGATCGAATGTGTCTTCATCTGCAAACTCAATATGTTTGCTTAACTGGAGAATCGTTCGGCACTCGGCCTTATACTGATTTAGACTATGTGTATCAGTACCAGCAATCAAAGGGATGTTGTATCTTTGCGACAAGTCTGCCAAATGGCGATTATAGTCAATTTGCTCCTGGCAGTTATGCGCCTGGATCTCAAGATAGTTATAATGCTTAACCAGTCGTTCATACATGGGATGAGTAATCCTTAATCGGTTTAGCGGAGAGGCAAGACAGGCGCTGATTTTGATTACATTATCAGAAAGCCCAAGAAATTCATCAAATGTAATGCGCGGCTTATAATAAAAATGATCGGGTTGGCTGGAGCGGCTAATTAACTCATTCATTTCCCGTAGGCCAGAGTAATTTTTAGCAAGCAGAATGGTATGGAAATTATCACGAATCTTACTTTCCTCCCCGGTGCGGGGATCTGTATGCAACAGCTTCTCGGTCAGATAAACTTCACAACCATGGATATATTTCAACCCGGCCTTATCACAGGCAAACTTCTTTGCCACCCACTGATAGATATTTCCGTGCTCTGTAAAAGCGATAGCGGTTTGCCCCAGCTCAACAGCTTTGGCAATATAGTCCTCGAACTTCGTTGCGCTGTCGAGCAGCGACAATTCAGTATGTAGGTGATATACGGTATAATTTTTGTTTCCCATTGACTAACTCCTATCCGCAAATATCGAGCCTATCGTCAGTGAAAAATCGTTAAAGATTAACGACATCACATTTTCAATACATGATACTTGCGCTTAATCTTCATCGTTAATAGAACCAAATGCCTCATCTTCATCCGCTCTTTCCTCAGCCAACAGTTGTGGGGGCAGAGGCAGCGGATCATTGTATTCTTTTGTATCCCAGGAAAACTTGCGATCATACTCTTCCATATCGCCAAAAAAGCGGCGAGATGCAGGATCGTAATAGAGGCCAACGTCAATATTCTGCCGCCCAAACATACGGTCTTTGATGATGGTGACGATCACATCATATCTAAGCAGCTTACGGCGCTTTTCGGAGTATTTAGCTGCGTTCTCTCGTTCAGCCTCCGTCACTCTACGCAAACCGATAGTACGATGTGCGAGGTTTACGATGTTACTGGTGCCAGCAATATCATAAATGCCGACGTTGGTACTGGCATCCATTTTTCGAGGATGACACACAAGGATTACCGCAACTTGATACTTCTTCGCAAATTCAATGAGCTTTTTGATTGTATCGGTCTGCGATCTCAGCTCCTCTTCGCTGGTTTCCGTGTCAATGCACATAAAGTTATCTAAGATTAGGCAGCGCGTACCATATTTGCGAACAGTATCAGTCATAGATGTTATTAGCTTTTCCAGCGTATTATCGTAATCGTCGCGGTAAATATACCAACGCCCCTTGTACGTTTTGTTGATTTCTCCCAGCGTTGTTAAAGAGATTTTTTTATACGGATTACCACGCCGAGAAATAGCATCGGTCATGTTTCGCGGCCCTGCAAAGATGTAATTAAACCAAGATTTCTCTACACCATTAGGCAGCTCTCCGCTAAAAATCCATGCACCAATATCCTGGTCAAGAGAATTACACACCAGTTGCGTAAGAAGAGAGCTTTTACCAGAACCCGGTTGACCGCTTACAATGGTTAGCGTCCCAAAGAAAAGACGCATCAGCTCATCATCAATCGCTTTCAGACCAGTCGTAACACCATCCACATCTTCATACTCAGTCGGTTCAATGTCAGAAAGGTCTGCAACAGAGGGCACAGGAGAATCTTTTGCATCCAAAATCAGTTCCAGCACCTTTTCTTTCCCACACACGTAAAGGATTTCATTCAGGTCTTTCGTGACTCTGCCAGTATTACCAATCGGGATTGCCGGAATATCTACAACTTTGGTGCGCCAACTACCCAGACGAGGGACACACTCTTTTTGCATTTTTACACCAGCATCATCATTGTCGGCGCAAATGATAATACTGTCGAACTGATCAAGCCACTCCAAGTTTTCATCGATCCAATGAAGGTTTGAGCTACCAAGAGGAACGGAAACTGCATTCTTAAAACCGGCCTCAATCGCACTAAGGCAATCCGGCTCTCCTTCACAAATCAGTAAAGGCGAATCAATGTTAATCCGATTCATGTTGAACAGGAGGGGAGAAGTATCCGATCCAGGTTGACACCAACACTTAGCCTGCCCATGCTTGACTTTATGTGATGGTTTATACTTAACCATTGTCAAAACGTCGTTGGTATCATAGTAGTTAAAAACTACATTTCCCTCATCATCCTGACGAACATCGGTATAATCCAAAGTTTCAGGACTAATCTTTCTCTGCTTAAAGTAGGCGTATACTTTGGATTTATCGGTACAAGCCACTTCGTGAGGATATCTATAATGGCGCTTTGTCTTTACTCCCAATTCGCCAAATGAATACGGAATATCAGCCAATTCAAACAGGCGTTTACAAGCTTCGGCATAGGTCATTCCTTTGTACATAAAGACATCCAGAATATCGTAGCTGCGACCACAACTACCAAAGCAACGGAAATTAAAGGCTTTCTTGTTGTAAATAAAGGAGGCATGATCTTCATGATGGAATGGGCAGCAACACTTCATATTCCGCTCATCAAAATCGGTGATTCCTAGTTCCTGCACAATGATACGGGCATTATCATCGCCTAGTTTTTCTTTTGCCTGCAGGATTGCTTCTCTATCAATCTGCACGGAGACAATCACCTCTTTTTCTTAGAAGAGTCCGCCCGCTTGCGCGGGCGAGACTCTGTTATGATTCAATGATTAGAAACAAAAGCCGGGCAGCAACGCCAACGAATAGTCCGCACCGTGACGGTTGGCCGAGCCACCCGTGCCCACACTACAGAAACCGTTGCTACGGCTGTAACGGGCGGAGCGGAGCCACCGAATGACTCGCTCTAAATCTATATCCGTAGCAAAATAGGGGACATCTTCTTGCCTGTAATATTCATACCAATGCCCTTCACCAGGGGCAGAATAAATGGCGCGGCCAAAAAGCTCTTTTTCGCTAAGAATAAAGAAATAGTCGTTGCTCTTAATCATATCCTTACTCTTGTTTCCGGCAGAGGTAAGTTTAATTACGGGCCGGACAATAGACCGCAGCTCATCAGAGCAAAGAGTCAGAAACTCAGAATTAAGCCACTTGCGAAGCTCACAACGATCCCATCCACCCTCGTTGGTACACTCCTGGTTCATAGGGCGTTCATCCTTATATGCCCGCGTCATTTCCCAGGAGAAAGGAGCTTTCCCGGAACCATCTGCCAAATCATCATGGTTAAAACCGATGATACGATATTCAACATCAAGTCCGTTTTTCATGTGGTCGGTCTTTACAGCGCCCAGCGCAATATAACGCCGCGCATCTCCATTCAGACCAATCGCATACAGTTCCTCCCAAGAAAGATGGTTCAAGTCAGACATCAAATTAGGCGAAGTGTTCTCCGGGCGCTTAGGAATTGCAAGGTTGGGAGGAGTACTACAGATCAGCAGGCCATCTTCATCCAAATCAACGCTGAAATTGATATGCTTATGGGTAATCAATTCGTCTTTGGGAATGTAAAAATTCATATGAAATCCTTCTTTCATTCAGCAAATGCTGCTGAGTGTTCACAATGCTCTCGCACAGAGCATAGGTAGTTGCAGAAGAAACGGTCTGGGGTAGCTGGAAACCGTTTTGCCTTATAGATACTGTCAATCGAACTTAGGAACCAATCTACGTCCTCTTGAGCTGCCGCAGTATCAAATGGTTCTCTGTCCAAAATACCCTCCCGAAACTTGTTGAACCAAAGCTCTTGCGGCCATTCTCCATAAACCTCATGAACTCTCACCGCATACAAGTTAAGTTGGCGCAGATATTTTCGACGTTCCATTTTAGACTTCCATTGCCCCCGGCTCTTGTGGTCGCAAACGATTAGCCCGGATTTTGTTCGAGGGATCAAATCGATTACGCCCACAACTGGCCGGCCACCGAGAGTCGATACGTACCGATCCTCAACAGCCAAAATCTCTTCTTCATCGCCAATCTGACCATTGAAGTTGTTAAGGTATTCGATACCACGCTCATAATAACTGTCTTCGAGCCGAGGGAATGGGAACCGTTCTTTAACTGTTTTGGAATACTCCTTCTCATAGAGGCCGGTTAAATCCCAGAGTTCCACCTGTTCGCGGTAATATCGCTCCAAAAGCGAGTGTACCAAAGTACCCCATTGCGCAAAGGCATTATCTATACGATCCGCACACTGTAGGTAAGTTAGGTAAAACATTCGTGGGCACTGGTCAAAACTGTTGACGCGAGAATAAGACCAGTCCATAGCATCCAAGAGAAAAGAATTATCCATTAGAAGGGCAGATCTCCATCGTCTTCGTTGCTAATGTCAGCAAAGTTATCAACGGGAGCATTATTTCCATAAGACGCAGCGGCGGCGTTGCCGGTAGAATCGGCATCCTTTTTCGAGTCGCCAAAATATACGTTCTCGGCAATAATATCCACGACGGAGCGCTTATTACCATCCTTGTCGGTGTAGCTACGTTTCTGAAGACGCCCCACAACAACAATCATCCGACCCTTGGCAAAATACTTGCCAACAAAATCTGCGGTAGAGCGCCATGCGGTAACGTCAAAAAAGTCAGTCTCTCGCTCGTTACTGCCCTTGCTTACGATATCCCTATCACAAGCAACCGAAAAGCTGCATACAGAGACATCGCTGTTGACCTTACGTACCTCGGGATCGCGGGTTAGACGCCCCATAATCACGACCTTATTAAGCATTGTTCTTTACCTCCAGCTTCTTAATCTGCTCCAAAACCTTCTGGGCTGTTGCAATATCTTTGATTGCGTTCGGGTTCTTCACCTTAGCCACGCCCTCAATAGTCTTGTAAATAGTGTCTTTGGGAACGCCGGCTTCCAGCTTGACCGAAACGGCGCTCAGAATTTCCTGTTTCACATCGTCAAGGTCATTCTCTTTCTTTTTGCGAGCAGCAGAGGACAACTCTTCGCCCGTCCACAAGGACAGTCCCAAACCATGCAGAGCAGCGCATTTGACCAGACAACGCTTGATAGACTTTTCCGCATCGGCGGAAGTAATATCACTAATAGGAATAGACTTGTTACGGAAATCCATAACAGCCAGAGACTCCGTTTCAGTCTGATCGTTAATGGTCATTGATACCTCAACCCAGGCCGTTTTCCCATCGGTGTGATAGATGCAGCCATCATCTGCTTTGTTGATGGTAAACGTTGCGTTGGGGAAGAGAGATTTAACAATCATCCATGCCTTAGACCAGGGCAGATAAATGATGTTGTTCTTCTGTTTGAGGTGCTCCGTGATGTCATACTCATTCAGAATTTGAAAAACACTCTTTTCCATACTTGCCTCCAATAGTTTAATTTGTTGCTTTACGTTCTGAAAGATACGTTGCTTCCATGTCGGCCAGGTGGGTCATCACTGCGAGCGGACACATTTCAAAAGCTCCACTCAAACCATAATCGCCGCCTTTGGCGGCACTATCAAAACCGCCCATATGCCAACGAATTGCAAAAATCTCGTCTCGGGTAAGTTTGATAAAGCTTTGCAGGATGATCACGGACTTTTCTCCATGTCCCAGCGGCAAACGATCATCAACCTTATAAAACGGCTCTTTGTGCCATGTCCCCGTAGCCTCGTCTTTTACATTGCGAGAACTTATGGTGTAATAATTTACCTTTGTCAGATCATGAAACAAAGCGACTACTGCAACAGATTCATAAGGGATGTTCAGTTCGGGATATCTGGAAACATACTCAGAAAGCTTATCGTAAACATTCAAGCTATGCTCCAAAAGTCCACCAGCATGGTTGCCATGGAAACGGGAGCTGGCCGGTGCAGTATAGAAATCAGAACGCTCCAGCCATGTCATTAGCTCACTCATACCTGGGCGATCAATCATGGTGCAGATCTCAACAAATCGCTTCTTCAACTCTTCGTTGATTTCAACAACATCCATGGGGATGCTCCTTTCTTTGCCACGGGAGGGGATTTCCCCTCCCGTGGGGGATAGGTTACTCTTCAATAATCTTGAAGAACACATCGGTTCTGCGGTTCAAATATGCGTCAGAAGCGCCCGGATCAACAAGCATCTTCGTGTTGCCATTACCAACCGTAATTAGACGGTTAGGATCGATTCCGCAAGCGATAAAATACTTGGCAACAGCCTTTGCACGCTCGGCAGACAACGCCTGTCCAGAGTCGGTATAATTACGGGCGTTAATATTTCCCTCTACCTGAATAATTGCTCCGTCCAAAGTATTTGCAATCGTCACAAACTCGTCCATGATTGCGTATGCCTCGTCGGGATTCTTAAACTGGGCGGTATCGGCTACAAACTCAACCGTCATAGACTTAGTAAGCAGCGCCTCATAATCAACAATCTCCTGCTTCTGTTCCTCAGTCAGCTCAACCGACTCGCTATTTGTAGTGGCAGAAGAATACTTATCAGCCAGAGGAGTAAGATACTGGCTATCAAAAAGCATCATGCTTGCCTTACGGTTGACCGTTTCGCCCAGGGACTCCCAAATATCACACATATCTGCATAAACAGAAGGAGCGGTAGAATCCAGAACCTCCTTATTTTCTGCATATCCCATCAGTTCTGCATCGCCACACTGGGCTGCAATATCTTCATCAGAAACGCCGGCGAACATCGGCATAACTTCACGGATGTAATCAAATTCGGTGGTATACATCTCATTTGCCTGGAAGATGCCATCAATAAACGCAGTCACAACGTCGGGATTAGCCTGGGCAAAATCTGAACGGAACACAATGCCGTCCATAATCAAACTCTTAGAGGCAGAAGTAGAGAAAAGAATGTGTGCGTCGGCATTATCGGTAGCGTAAGACAGATAGGGCTGCCAAGTGGCCGCGACATCAAGCTGACCCGCGTAGAATGCCTCGCCGGTTTCAGAAGCATCCTCAAAGAGAATCAGGTTATCAATAATAGACTGCTTATCGGAATCGGAAAGATCGCTCTTATTTACAAACCAAACCAACAGCGTCTGCGCTTCACTGAACCGAGGAACACCAATCTTCTTGCCCAGCAGATCGTTCACTGTATTGATTCCGGTCTTTGCAATAATGCCATCACCGCCAGAGGAGTAATTTGTGAATACAGGCATAACTACATCCAAGCCCGCCTCCTGGAACTTCCCAGACAAAAATGCGGTGCGGTTTGTCGTATAACCAGCGGCGTTCAGCTCTCCGGTAATCAGCGCATTGCTGCTGGCAGTCGCATCATTGATAATGTTGATATTGACCTTAATTCCCATCTGGTCAAAGATGGAGCCAGGCTGGGTGGTCAAGCCCTGATTAGCGTCGATAATCGGCTTCCAGCCAACCCACTCATCCAGAGACAGATTGATTACAGGATCATCTGTATTTGTCTGCCCGGCAGAAGGGGTAGTAGTGGAAGACTGAGGGGTATCAGTCTGACCACCCACGCCAGCAGGCTTATCATCGGCAAAGTTGTTCTTATAGAAGTTGTAACCAAACAGGCCAGCTCCAGCAAGAATGGCAAGAACAACAAGGAAAATTACCACCCGGCCAGCCGTAGTAAGCTTCATTCTCTTCATGGTGAAAGTTACTTCCTTTCTTCTTTGAGTTTAGTCTTGGGAATATCAAAAGCTGCGCTCGATTTGGGAGAGGGAATTGAAGATCTCCCACTATACTTGGCGGCAAGAGACTGAAGATAGGCGTCAGACTGTGCCTTAGCAGCGCTTTTCTCCGCCATTGACATCTTAGTAGATGTACGGCTTGCATGAACAACAATCGCTCCGTCAACTTCTTTCCGAAGATCCTCAGCACCGTCTTTCACACTACCTAGCAGCTTATCGGTAGCAGAATCGCGGCGAAGCTCATCCAGATCGCCCAGTAGATTCTTCATGTTACCTCGCAGCTTCATCTCTTCCACAGTCATACGGCTTTGCTTCTTCAGCTCACGAAGCTTCTTATCATACGCCTCATATACAGTCTTTGCTTCTCTCACCATTGGTTCGAGTTCCTGCAGGTACCCCTCTTTCTGGGAGATTTCAAATAGGATTTCTTCGCGCCTAGTTGAAAAAATGGAAGCATCCTCCATATTGCCAGAACGAACCAACGACTCGCATTTGGCCTCGACATCCTTCAGCTCCGTATGTAGCTTATTTAGAGATTTCTGAACAGAGGATTGCTCTCCAACAAAACGGTTCAGAGTGTCTCCGGCTTTGTTATAACGCTCTTGTACTTCCTCAATCGCCTGTTGAAAAACGGCCTTTGCGCCCTCGGGCGTTTTTGCCATATCCTCAACAAAGATGTTCAAAAAGCCTCCCACAAGGACTTTAAGCTTCCCACGCACGCCAGGGAAGACAATCAGCGCAAGCACGAAAACAACTGCCGCTACGCCAATCACAACACCCATTACTGCTCTCCTTCCTTACCAGCAACACCACTGGCAAAATCGAGAAGCTGTTCAATGGAATCTCGTTCGGCTGCAATAGCCTCACTAGACTGAGCAATCCTGCCTTTTGCCTCTTCGATCTTACCTTCTGCCGCCTCAATCAGCGATTTCAGGTTTTCGATGTCTGCCTCTGTCTCCGCGATCAGCGCCTCGTTTTCTGACTTAATACTATTTTGCGCAGCTTCCAGCACACGCTCGCGGTTTAGACCGTCCTCAATTAGATCGTTGATGTTGATTCCGTTTACGGTAAGAATACCGGCGATAGACGCCTGTTTCTTGATCTTGGTCATCTCCTGCGGCAGAATATCGATGTACGCCTTAATCTTAAAGATTGAGTTGTCATCGGCAACGCCGCCCTGCTGATAAATTGACTGGATCACGTCTTCATAAGACACTTGCGTTGCATCGATTTCCGGTAGGTCTGCCTCATATTCAGCGGAGACAGATTGCACTGGAACATCGGGAACGCCGTCATACTCAGTACGTACAAGTCCCATACGTTCAAGCAGGCTCATAACTTGTAACTCCCTTCATATCAAATTCGATTATCTTATCACACATTTTGATCGCTTCGTCCTGGCTGTGTGTAACCATAATGATTGTGTTCTTTGTCGTGGAATGTACGGCCATAATAAGTCGCTGCATCCTGCTCCGAGTCTTATCATCTAGCGCCGACAATGGCTCATCCATCAGAAGATATTTGGGCTTTACATACAGCGTTCTCGCCAATGCAAGGCGCTGCTGCATACCACCGGAAAGCTGGGACGGCCACTTTTTAGCGTACTCCCCAAGTCCTACTGCAGCTAGAGCTTTCATTGCGTCTTTCTGATCCCGCAAGCTTTTATCCCGCTGGGCGATCAAAATATTGTCGATACATGAAAGCCAATCAAAATTGGAATACTGCTGGTGCATCATATAGACAGGGTTTCTTTCTGCCTTTTGATATGTAGCACCATCAATCAAAACTTCTCCGCAGAGTGGACGGAGCAGGCCGGCGATTGTCTTTAGCAATGTGGTTTTCCCAATCCCAGATTTGGCAAGGACGCCATAAATCAAACCATCCTCAAATGTCAGATTGATATTGCTCAAAACAGCCTTATCACTATATCCAACCGAAAGATTATTCAATTTGATCATCGCAATACCTCCATTTGAATATCTTTTGGATCAACATATTTCCGAATTTATCAAAGACAAAGCTGAACAACATGATAATAATGATTGCGCCAAAAACTACAGAAGTACGCCCCCGTGCCGAGCTGACGTTAATGATAAAACCTAAACCATACTTTGCGTTGGTCGCTTCCACCACAGCGCAGTATGTCCACCCAATCCCATACATCATAAGGAAGGTGCTGAAGATAGAGGGAAGGGAAGCAGGCAACAGGATCTCTTTGATCGTCTCCCAGTTGGTCATACCTATGGTTTTTCCGGTGTCCATCAAATCTTGAGGTACATCGTTGAAACAAAGTAGAATAGACGGCAACAGGTAAACAAAGGTGGCAATAAATAAGAATGAAATCTTCATTTGCTCACCAATTCCAAACCAAAGAATCAGTAGGGGAGAAAATGCGGTAACAGGAATATAACGTAGAAAAGAAACAATCGGCATAAAGGTTTCTTTCACTGGTTTGACGCCGTAAATCAAAAGCGCCAGAGGAATCGCTACTGCCATTGAAATGGCCGAAGCTCCGGTAATCCGTAGGAAAGAATAGAGCAGCCCCATTTGCAGTTGCCCAGTTTCAGCAAGACCAATAATCGCATCCCAGACCACGATAGGGGAGGGGATAAATATTGGCTGCGTAAAACAAGACGCTACATACCAAATTGCGATAAAGCACGCAATCAAGGCCGTTCCTCGAATACAGCCTCCCATGCGTTGCTTCAACGTCTTTTTCATCTTTGACACCACCTCATCAATCTTCATCAAGTGATTTCAGCATAAAGCATTCATCACAATATCGGCTTCCTGTTACCTGGATCTGGACGTAATCTCCAATGATAGGGCACCCACAACCATCACAAAGAATAGTTTGAGTATAACTTCCGCCGCAGAAGGGACAGCCACTAAACTTTTCATATGGCGGAGAGTCCAAACCATGTTGTTCTATCCACTTTTTTGGCTCATCAAAGGTTTCTCCACAGTCAAGGCAGGTGTATTCGCCATACATTAACGCGCCACCTTCCACACTGCAGTATTGCAGCCGGACTTACCTGGACGCCGGCCTACAATGATAACTCTTCCCTCTGCTTTCATTTCTGTCAGCCGAGGCCGCGTAAAATTGGGCGAGTTTGCAGGAATTTTGCCTTCAGCTACAAGCTGATCGCCAATCTCGTCTGCGGTCATGCCGCCAGGGTCGCCGGCAGTCAGCACCTCCAGAATCATAGCTTTGCGATTAGGACGCTTCGGCTTGATTTTTTCATATGCCTCCCGACGATCCCTCAGAGCAATGCTCATATAAACCACCTCTTTCTATTCTGCAAATTCCTGTTTCCGTAGCTGTAATGGTTGGGCAAATCCAACCATCTTCTTGAACACGACCCCTTCGAGTTTTACTGGATGGGTAGGATAAATCTGCTACCCCCCCCCACAGCACACTCGATATAGCCTTTCTTTGTGGCCTGCTTAATTCTAACTTTTTCCATACACAACTCCTGGTGGATTACCATGGGTTTGTGCCCGCAATGTTGGACATAGGGGCTTTATCACGCATTTCTTACCGAGTCTACCTTGTGGATCGATTAGACCAAGCGGGGAACAGTGTACCATCCTGTTTTCGCTCCACCCCCCCCAGCCTCAGCCTTGAGCGCTCGGGAGATTCCATCTCCATCATAGACACGGTTTGCATCCCCGTTATAATCATTGATATACCCGATCTGCTTTAACTCGTCGTTATAACAATAGTTAAATTTGTTGCTATTATCAAGAGAGTCAAAAGTAGACAGTGCCTTTTCAAATGCCCCGATGCCGGAAAAGAAGGAACCAATCACCATATCTTCAAACAGATAAGGCATAGCCTTATAAAGCTCTCCAATAATGGCGGAAAGGACATCTACAACAATGGAATTTCCGGCCTGCTTATAAAGCTGTGAAGAAGACCAATCATTCCCGTTATACAAATTCTCATTCATTCGGTTTCTAGCATTTTCAAAATCTTTATCTTCAAATCCCATAAGTCTCCAGCATTCTTTCGGGGTTAATTTCCTCACCCGAAATTTCTCGCTTGTTTTAGAAATCGACACATCAGATACGTCCCTTCTATTGTAGTCATTATAGATAATAATGTGTGGCTCTAAATTCCCACCACCCATACAACTAAGAGTGGGTGAGATCCCGTTTGGATCATAGACTCGACCTTGATTTGGATTACTCCTCGTTTTGGTCGGGCAAACATTGCCTACTTGAACAATTTGGTCTAACATCCTCTAATACTCCTGTCATTTGCTGATTCCCAAACCCTTTATAATCTCTTGCCAGCAAGGCCAAAGCGATGTCGCTATATCCATCAAGCTTTGTCCCTTTCTGACTTACCTTCACTCCGGCCTGCCGGCAGCAAATCCCATGCGTGTCGGTCTGTCGAACATCTTCCGCTTGTTCGGACGGTTCTACTGATTGTACGAAGTGGGGGGGGGGCAATCATCGCTGCTACTTTCTCATCGCTGAGATAGTAGCGCTCGTCAACGTTATCTTCAAGCAAATCACAAAGAGAATGTTTTAGAGGAATTGGAGCGGGAAACTGGAATTTGCCATTATCAAGGTCTTTTCGGATAATGACACAATAGACACGCTCTCTGTTTTGTGGGATACCGTAATTTTTCGCATTCAGAACCTGCCAATATACATTGTATCCGTAGTCCTCCAGTTCTTTGACGAACAGATCAAAAGTGCTCTTAAACCGAGAACCTACAATATTTTTGACATTTTCATAAATCGCAAATCTGGGTTTCTTTTCCCGCAAAAATCTAAGCCACTCTACAAGAAGGGAAGACCTGGTTTTTTCAATATCAGATGATCCGCAATACGGGCATCTGTCTCGTTTGGTAAAATGGGCTTCTAGGGGGTTATAGGTATGGCCGCAAGTTTTACATGACCATGCAGCCCCCCCCCTGTTTGCCCGCGATTGAGAAGTCCTGGCAAGGACTGCCGCCAAACATAACATTGAAGTCGGGGACAGATTTTTCATCAGCCTTTGTGATATCTCCAATGTTTAAGGCCGGATCTACACCATGGACTGCACAATAACTTTCTGCGGCGTATTTATCAAACTCGCAGAATAGGGCAGTACGGTAATCCAAAGTTGATACCTCCGAAATACTTTTATTTGTCGCTATTGATAGAGGGAGGAGAGCAAAATTAGCATCGCCCTCGAACTACCTCTATTTTAGCACACCGCTACCGTTAAGTCAATAGTTTTCTTTGTTGCGAAGAAGAATTAACTGCCTTGTTCAGAGCCAACGTATGCCCGGTTCGCCCGTAAAACCATGCTCCCATACGAACCAGGCGAAACACATAGTACTTGACCAAGGCTTGCCGTTTTCATCAACCTCGATTCCGTTCCGCAAAGGATTTACACGTTTAGAAAATACATATACAGATCGAGGCGGGTGAGCGGCGAAAAAGTCTTTGCGCTGCTGACCTTCGAGAAACTGAATTTTGGCAAACAAAATTACTTTTTCTCGTGAAATCTCTAAAGCACGTTCAGCAAACTCTTTTGCCAAAGAAAAAGGTGGGTTGGTAATAACATTGTCAAACTTACTGGGATAAGATTCGGTAAGGAAATCTACCCCCCCCCCACAACGCCGCACCCAAACTTATCATTCCGCTGTACCAAATCGGTTGAAACGATCTGACTGTTTGGATAACGTTCAAATAGTACCTTACTAATGTGCCCTTCACCAGCTGCAGGTTCCAAGATTGAACCATGCAACTGTTCCTTGTCCAAGATAGCCTCTGTTGCATAAAATGGAGTGGCATAAAAATCATCTTTTACACGAGATCTACTTGGTGACATACCAGCCAAACTCGTGCCACTAAGGTAAGTACGATCTGACATTATAATTGCTCCTGTAAAAATCTCTTTTCTAGTTCAAAAATGCCGTTTGGCCGTCCTTTATAATATCCTTTGAATGGCCGATCAATTTGTTGTTGCAAAATCTTCAAACGATCCCAATATTGAGGAAGGTGAGAATAAATATTTCTTAGCTCTTTCAAATTTTTATTACAGCAACACCAGCACGATACCCGATCCAAAACAGTGTAGAGGTCAATATACGCTGTGCCTGCATTGGCGGCTTTTTCAACCCAGTGAAAACCACGATCATAACAGTATTGAAGACAGTCCTTTTCTGTCATACCCCACTGAACAAGTGGAAGCGTCTTACCCTCCTGGCTCGCTTTCTTGAATCTGGTCGGCTCATCTGCCGCAATGCCCACATAGTCTATGGTTGGTTCTCCAAGAGACTTTTTGAAAATTTTGATAGCCCGCAGCTTTTCTGATGTTCCCCATCTACATGGGCCTCCACACCAGCCGAATCCATAGTGGAATCCCTCTTTACTTCTAAATTTTACAGGTCGTTCCAACATAGAGTATAGAAACGGTTCTTTTGGACTTAGCTCTACAAATTTGATTTTACGATTTGCCAGCATGGGTTTGACTTTATCCCGAATTGCATAGATCGAGTCAAACTCCATACCGGTATTATAAAATACGACGATATCTAACGGCCAATTCTCTTCCATTAAACGAAGCAGCATAGCAAGAGAGTCCTTGCCAAAGCTTACGCTTGCGATGTACTTCATACCGACCACAACCATCTCGGTTGAGGTCAACCATCTAATCCTCCCATGCTACCAGTCTTTGACTCTCACGCTGTAACAGATGGTTTTACTCTGTACTTATCAATCTTACAGAAACCCGGCTTACCGGGATTGGTATTATCTCCCTTCCTTGTTATTGTTAGTTTGAGAACTCTTAAAATATCTACCGATAGTTGCAAGAGTGGCGCAGGCCAGCGGAATAATATCCGGGGTAAACCTGGTCGTGTTGAAAATCAAATTCATGCCTCCGGCAATAGCATCGCCTACACACAGTTTCAAAATCAAACCGCCCAAATAGGCAAAGCCAAATGTAATTACTGGGTTGAACACCAACAAAGCGATAAAGCCCAGGATAGCAGCCGCAATACCGGCTCCTTCAAATTTACTGTTCATCATTAAAATCCTCCTGTTTTCTTTTTTTCGTAATTGGAACAATACTTCGGTGCCCTATAAAACATACCGTGTTTCTTACAGGTATATCTCAGCGCCTCAGATGTGTTGTACCACAATAGATTGCTGCAAGACTCACATGGATTGTTATGGGTAGACTTATAAATAAGTCTTACTGATATAATCATTCCAATAAGCCAACAGATAATAGCGATAGTTAATAAAACTTCTTCCATATATCCTTCACCTCGCAAATCATTCTATTGGAATCCCTATATATTCAAGGACTTTCTGCATTCCCAGCCCATGTTCTTCCCATGGTTTCATGCAATAGCTCCAAAGCTTTGGATGGGTTATTTTCAACCGCTGGAAACGGTTTGGAGCCTTTTCCAGATGGGCACCAAAGGCACAAAAGACACAGCCAGTGCGTTTTTCACCTGTTGTTGTCCACCCCCCCCCCCCCCCCCCCCGTCAGTTCTGACGATCTCACCATACACAGAGGCGTAAGGAACCTGATAGGTATAGAGGTATTCCAACACATCCTCTTCTGTCCAAAATGACATCGGTTGCGAGCTGGGTTTCTTGCCGGAAAAAGCATTACATCCCAGCTTCAACCATGCCGCTCGGCGGGATCTACTTTCGTTTGCCATCGTCGCAATGATCGGCCTGCGGCCCGTCATCTTAGCATACTTTTCCATAGGGCGTTTTTTCATTACGGAGCAACAGCGTGAAGAAACTTTGAAAGGCGCATCAAGCAGATAACACCACTTCTCACAATTAAACTCTGATGGAGTTCCATTACTCCGTTTAATCTCCCCGTGCAACTCACGCCATCGAAAACTCCCAGGCTTATGCCCATACTCTACGGTATCTGCAACACGTTTTGAAACTACGGGGTAGCCATAAGTTTCGATTACTTTTCTGAAGTTCATTTCGGGGCGCACGATTGTAATGTTGGGGAGGCTTTTCACGAAATCCCGAACCTCGGGAAACTCAAGGCCGGTATCAGAAAACACGGCGGGAATATCGGGATAGATCCTACGGGCAATATCAAGTAAAACTGTTGAATCTTTGCCGCCGCTAAACGCCACATAAACCATACCGTTATAGTGTTGATACCATTCGATTATGCGTGCAGTTGTAATCTGGATCTTACGGTGAAGAGGCAGGCGCTGCATCTCTTCCAACTGTTCTTTGCTATGCAAAACGCCCGCCTCCTTTATGATTATTATTGTGATTATCAAATCCCACCGCAATGAGAATAACCAGAGCAACTAGCGTTACGCATCGTATGAGCAGCAGGATAGCGTTCGTCATAAATTACTCTGCAGCCTCCGGGAGAGCGGGAGTATTGACGTACTGAGCACGCTCCAGCCACTTGCCGATTACTCGGTTGAAAGTATTGTCGTTGCCCATATACTTCTTGAGCATAGCCATACACAGGCCAGTCTCCGCGCAATAAGTATCGCCAGGCTGACACTTCACAACAGTCTTATCACCATCATCCCAAAAGACAATGGTGGCCGGGGCGCGGAAAATTACATTGACAGGCATCGGAAGAGCACGCGACTGAGAAAACGCTGCGCTCTTTTGAAACTGCATTGCCGCGTTCCATCCAATAGCAAATAGGTCACGTCCTACGGAAGTCTGCCGCAGAACGTGCGCAACAGCCTCGCGGGGATTCTCACGTCCATCAAAAGAAATAGCGAAAGGGTACATCATAATCAATTCCTCCTAAATTTAATGTGCTTGCCGATCACAGGCATTAAGCACCATGATCTGCTCCCAGGTACTATTACCAAGCAGAGATTGGATTTTGCTAACTGTCTTATTGGGATTATTTGATTTTTCTACTACATACGGCCACATATGCCAGCGGATCAACAATGCAACTTTGAGACGCTGGGCAGTAGGAAGGTCAGTGGTATAAGCAAAACTGTTATATGCTCCAACTTTCTCGTGATTATAAAAATGCGCTGTTTCTGTAACATTGCCATGAGAATCGTGGAATACCTTTGTCTGTTCTTTTCCAACGTCATGCAGCAACGCAGCTCGTGCCAGTACGAGGTCAACATCATTATAGTGACTCAATAAGTACTGCCATGTAGCGATAGAGTGCTGACCAACCGTAAATGTATGATGGGGGTTATCATGTTCCAGCTTAGAAAGTCGAGTCATGAGCACGTCGATTTGTTCATGGAGATCTTCGTCACCAATAATCTGGATTTCATCCCAACCCTCAGCAATCATAGGAACATCAATTTTGTGATACATCCGCTTAATCACATCTTCAGGTACGGAGCGATCACGTTTCTTGTTGCGGGCCAGGCACATCTCATACGGCGTAGCCATAAAAAGACAGATAGATTGCAAAGCGGGCCGATGAAGAGCTTGCACTCGGATCAAAAATCCCATGCGGCGTTTATAGCTAATATTGGTGGCGTCATACACCACATCTTTTCCGCAAGACAAATCATTCAGGACTCTTTCGTGGAGCGTTTTGAAAACAAGCTCCTGATTGGTTTGATCGTTTTCATCCCCAAGAATCTCTTCCCGAATCGCATCACTGGAATGAATAACAACGCCAGGAAGAGTACTTGCTACATACGATTTCCCGCTTCCAGGAATACCAACTGTCATGTAAAAATGCTGCATATCAATCACCTCCTTCTTGAATCTCTGTTAGAAATGCACGCTTAAGGATATTAACCGTGGCAGTGCGTAGCACCTGGTCAGCATATGTATTGATGCAAACTGGTACGGTGTCCATATACCGCTGCTTATCTTCCTGCATGGATTGGATCGTTGTGCTCATAAGGGCACGTGCTTCATCCAAAGAATGACATCCGAGCTTTACATTTCTGAGGTATTCTCTCTGCTTACTAATCAAGCAATCGGCATAGGACTCTCCATCAATATAGCGCGTCAAAAACTCCCGGAGACGTAAGGCGTGGTGAAGCTGTTTGGGGTCATAGCCAAATTTCTCAATCTTATCAATCGTAGCAGGGTAGGGATGCTCCATCGCTTTCTGCTTTTCCAGAGCCATACCTACAATACAGTTCACGCCGGCGTAGTTGTTATATCTTGCAATGTCCTCTTTGGCGTCCAGTACTGACTGGAAAAGATCTGCGTACTTTGGATTGATGATAGAGTAGGGAGTAAACAGAATTTCTACAAAGTTCACATTCTGCTTTTTGATACAGTCAAACATCAATCTGATATCCTTGAAGTCAACGTGTTCGTCATTCTCCATGATATGTGTCGTACTGACAGGTTTGGCGTTCAATACAAAATCAGTAAAATTGGGAATTACGATAACCTTTGTATCAATATCACTACCCTCATAATCGAGGTTGTAGTTTTGCGATCCCTGCAGAAAAAGCCCAACCCATTCCTTATGAGATTTCAGAACCGGCTGCAAATGTTCTTCCATGCGCTTATGGATCTTTTGCGCTTTTTCAAAATCAATCATCATACGGCTCCTTCCTTATGCAATCTCGAATAATCCGCTCATAAAGTAGCGAATCATATTGCTGCATGGCCGACCATGGCATCAAGTGCATATTCCCCTGGTACTGATCTGTCACATCACCAGAGCAATCGTAGAGCCGACCTCCAATCTCTTGCATAAAATGATTTTCAACTGGTTCATACATCATTGTTCCGCCAAAGCGAGCTTGCAGAATGAATGCAAACCAGTAACAACATCCATTCAAAAAAACTTCCACGGAACCCTTAAAATGTTGAATAAATGCTAAAACTTCGTTATCCATCGGCTTCCTGTTGCTCTTCCATATCAGGAGCGGCTGCAGTATCCTTGATGATTCCCTCAAGCACCTTAAACGCAAAGTTCTTATGCTTGTAGGCTGTAAACTTCGGACGGTTTACAATACGACAGACAACACCCTCACGCACATGGGATTTACCAATGGGATCTGCTCCGTCGTAGTAGCATTCGGCTACACCCTTCACCCATTCACCGGGATTGTCGTTCTCAGGCACAAACCCAGCCCATAGGAGCGGGACACAGTTTACGCCCATCTGCTCACATCGATAGCGCATGAAGTATGGCGGATATTCCACTACATCCCCATCCTCATTTGTCATGGTCATTCGGTATACATAAAGGGCAGACCTTGGAGCATCGACACCATCTGGGCTGCAGCCATAGCTAAATACGGTTTGCTTACCATACTGCTTGAGAAATTCTTTATCTCCGACCTTTTTGTTGTCGCAGGACGCCATAATAGGAGTGCCATCATCTGTAAATCCAACGACCTCGTAGTAGACCGTTTCGCCCTTATGGAGCTTCCCTTCAAATACTTTGGCGTGCTGCTCGCGGAACGCATTACTACCATAGAACCCGCCATCATATGTATCAAGAACGACACGGCGGGTGCCTGTTACGTACCCCCAGTCATAAATCGGAGTACCAAACCGACGCCGCAACTTATCTAGGAGTGTACGCTTATAACCGGACAACACAGGCAGATAGCCAGTTCTTTGAGAAGTGCCGTGCATTTTCAGCGTAATCTCTACAAGATCACCAGGATAAAAGGCAGTCAGATTATACGGAAGCTGCTCTGTATCGGCGTGTTCTGCGAAAAGGGGAGAGATGGGATCTTTGCGCTTTCTGGTACGATTGCCAGTTCCGGCATTTGCACTTTGTTTACGAACCGGGATATACTTTTCGCAAATTGTTACTCCATTAAGCTGAGTGATGGTATCTCCTTCTCTCAGTTGAGAGACATCCGTAAAGTCTTCCAGAGAAGATAGAGGCATAAACAGCCCGTCGCTCTTTTCGCCACGCAGTTTCAAAGCCTTGATGTTTCTTTTATCAGGATCGAGATAACCACCGGCGGGATTTCCGTTTTCATCTTTGCGACGCAACAAATCATGTTTCTTGGCAAACTCAACGCCGAGCTTTCCATCAACCGGGAAATAAACGCCAAGTTCATTTGGCTGCGTATCCAGCCCGACAATTACGGTGTTCCCGAAACACTCTCCGCACAAAAGGCGATCTGCGTTTGAGTGCTTACGGAGATTTTTAATTCTTGTGATATAAGCGCAATACATTTATTCACCTTCTATATAGTTTTCTTTGTTGCTATGATTAAAAGATAGACTTCAGCCTTGCAGAAACATCTACTATGACATCAGCCACCTTAACCATTTCTTCAACCGTTGTTTCATACCCCATGGAAATACGTACTGTACAAGCCGCATCTTCATCCGATAGGCCAATCCCTTTTAGTACGTGAGAAGACTTAGAGCTTGCCGCACTGCAAGCAGACCCAGCAGAAAGGTAAATATCCTGTTGATCTAACAACAGTAGTAAGGACTCACTGTTCACACCTGGGATTGTTAGGCTGATAATATTTGATGTAGAGTTTTTACTACCATTTACATGAAACCCGTTTGGCATTTTTATAGCCAAAGTAGTCAAGAAATTGTAACGCAATACGTTCCATCGAGACATCCAATCGGAAAGACGGGACGTTACAATTTCCGCCGCCTTGCCAATTCCTACGATACCAGGAACATTTTCGGTTCCGCCACGCAATCCGTTTTCCTGCCCACCCCCTAAAATCCAAGGGTGTTTATCAACGGAACGACTAATATACAACACGCCCACACCGAGCGGGGCACCGAATTTATGACCGGAGAGAGAACAGAAATCTATCCCGCAATCTTTCACATTCATAGGTACATGGCCCGCAGCCTGTACCGCATCGGCGTGGAAAAGCATATTATATTTCTTGCACAGAGCACCAATTTTTTTCATTGGATTAACTGTACCAAGCTCGTTGTTTACCCACATAATTGAGGCAGCGTCTCCGGTATTATCGAACTCTGACAATAATTGCTCGAACTCTTCCAGGTTTACGCTTCCGTCTTTATTCAGCTCCAGATGGTTGACAGGACAAGCCCTATCGTTTTGGTACAGAGGTTCAAGAACAGAGTCATGCTCTACTTCAGTAGTAAACAAATATCTTCCCTTAAACCCCTTTAGCCAGGCATTATTAGATTCCGTACCACCTGACGTAAAATAAATCTCTGTTGGATCAGCGCCGATCATATGAGCAACCTGCTCTCGCGCTTTATTGATAGCCTCTCGCGCCCTTTTTCCTTGCGTATGAATGCTACCTGGATTTCCCACGTGATCGGGCCGCAACCACGGCAGCATAGCATCCAGCACTTCGGGGAAAACAGGCGCATTAGCCGCATTATCCAGATAAATCATGAGACACCTCTATGAACAAAGGAGACTTGGACAAGAAACACATTACTTTTCCCTCCAAGTCTCCTTAAAATAGTTTTGTTTGTTGCTTACGAAATAAGACGCATGGCGTCCTCAATCGGCTGGTAACGCTCCGCATTGATTGCCTCTAGCAGACACTCATACGGATCAAGCCGATCACTCATCACCATCTTAGCAATATTTACAGAGAACCCGCTAACCAGAGCAACACCCATATCATTTTCCTTCACAGGAATTGTCCCGGTGCGGCTTGCCACATTCCAGAAAATCAGACGGGGCATCTGATATCCGGCATTTTGATACCGCTTAGAAATCTCGTCGAACAATCTGGATGACAGCGAACTATAACGATAGTAACCATACTGCCCCTTACTTGCATTTCCACAAGTACACCCATCAAATTCCATATCGGAAATAATCAAGATGTTGGCCGGCAGCTCGCTCTGCTCCATATGCTTATTGACCGCAGTAGTCAAAATCAAATCAAACACAGCTTCAATATTGGTATTTGCACCGACATGAGCGCTGTTGACGATTTTCAGTTTCTCTTTCAGATTCTTGCCCTTGCTCAGATCAATGAGCTGGGGTTCTTCTGAAAACGTCATGAATTGATTTTTGAACTGACCAGAAGAACGCTCCGCGAAGTAAATCGCCATTGCGTTGGCAACCTCCAAAGGACGCGCAGTACTACCAGGAAGTGTTACCCACGTCATACTTGCGCTGTCATCGGCTACAACCATCGTATTGCCGCAACCAGCAACCGTATCGGGAAGATTGTTCCAGAGAGCTTCCAAGGAATCATCAACCCCATTAACGTGTCGATACTTGTTTACAATATCGTGCGGGAACAAAGTACCAGCGTTAATTTTTGCCTCCCCAGTCTTTACCTTTTCCAGAAAGGCACGGCGGCGATCTTCGTCATGGCGCAAAAAGGCATTGTTGTAAATCAGATTGGCACGAGAAGGGACACGCTGATAATCGATCTTATCCCACTGCCGACCAGCCATCTGGATTTCTACTACATCGAGATGTCTGGACAAGTTTGAAACGGCGTGCTGATACTCTCGATCCGTCATGTTCAATGCCTTAGTCATGATGTGGGCATAACGGCGCGTGTCATCGGACGAAGCTCTGCGACGCGGCATCCACTTACCCAGAATAGAGACAGGCTTGTTTTCCTTCATATTGCGCAGATCTTCGTGGAGCTGGGTGCCGGCAGTCATAACTACGGCGTCTTGTACGGGAGTATCCAGAAGACACCAAAGATCATCCCATCGGCCATACTCCGGGATCAGCGGAACAAGGGGAGTAACATACTCGGGAAAGTCCTTCGCCATAGGAACCATACAGGCACGAAACAGTCTTCTTTCACCGAGGCCACCACGCACATCACGTGCATAAAAGAGCCATTTCATAGCCAAAACCTTATCCTCAAAGAACGCTTTAGTAAAGCGATTGAAGATATCCTTCTCGCTGGCTCTGCGAAGAGACGCCACAGAGAAGTTGAGGTCAAGCAGCGCCTTTCCGGTTGTGCGATAGCCAACCGCTCCGTTTTCGGTAACGGATACATTGCACTCATTGTTAAGAGTGCTCTTGAGATTGCTCATGAAGTCCATTTCTCTTACCTCCTAAATTGAGATACCCAGAACACATATTCCTCAATATTGCTGTTAGTGTTTAGAGAAGTGATGCGGCAGGTAGGAATCGAACCTACGCATGGCGGCTGGCCTTTTAACCTTGCTGTTAGCAAAACCTACGTTTTGCATTTATAAAGCCGCTGTGTTACCACTTCACCACTGCCGCATGAAGCCAGGGGCGGGACTTGAACCCACGACCACGGGATTAGCATTCCTATGTACATTGCTGTAGGCGCAACACCATTGCGCACGATTACGTGCTCTACCCAACTGAGCTACCCTGGCATTTGGTGCAAGGAGAAGGACTCGAACCTTCGACATATAGTTCCCCATTTAACTTTGCTGTTAGTGCAACACCGCTGCACATTTTTTATACTATTGCTCTACCAACTGAGCTATCCTTGCATTGGCCTATGCGGTCAGAATCGAACTGACAATGTACCAATCGCGCCTATATTGTACTTCTACAAGCGTTACGCATAGATGTTTGATAGGGGAGGAGGGACTTTTTATAACAGAAATCCCCCAGAAACTGATTATAAGGAGCACGTTTTTTCGTTTTTAATATCCAAAACATAATTCATTGCTGTTAGTGCTCCAGTTTAATTTATGACGGCCTTGTATAGGAGCTGCGGAATCGAACCACAAGTAAAAGTTTTACAGACTTTCAATATAGTAAATTTGCTGTGCGTGCCCGCCGTCCACTGCACGTTATAAACTGCCACCAGGCGCTCCTTATTTGAGGCCCGTCTTTCCGGGCTGTCAGCGATCTTTCCCGCCGTCAGAGAGAGGAGGTGACAAAAGATTGCCGCATAACGCGGCTTGGCGAAGGGGGCGGGACTCGAACCCGCACGTCCTTTCGGGCTACTGACAGTTTAGCAAACTGTTTCCTTACCAATTAGGATTACCCCTCCATTTGCAACCCCAAGGAGCGCATTGTGTATCAAGAAGAATTTGATTCTTTTGTAAAATTGCTGTTAGCGCTCCAACCCGACATGAGAAATCAAGAGTCTTCTGTATCTGAATCCAGAAGCTTTGCGAAATTGGCAATCACGGTTGTGTTATGCTTCCGCTGTTGATCCATAGAAGCACGCGCTGCACAAAGCGCTTTCGTGTAAGTGTCGATTTCCTCCAAATCCTTATCGATTTGCTGGTTGACACTCTCCAACTGGCCTATTGTCTGACGAACAACATCTACCGCCAGATTTGCCTGATAAACCAGGCGATCCACCGCATCCTGCTTTTTCTGCAAGAAATCTGGAGTTGGAGCAGTTACAGCAGGGGAGGCGTCCTTTTTGAAAAACATATCTTTGCACCTCGTTAGTTTTATTTGTTGCTTATCTAAAACTAAATGGCGATTGCCATTTAGTATAGGGTTTAGTAAAACAGTTGTTTGTACAGCTTATAATCTCTCGCTCGTGCTGTGCGCTTTGCTTTGCTGGTCAAATCTTCACAAAACACCTTGGAAGCAAATGCGGGATCATCAAGATTGAAGTCTGCGCTTTCGCATTCCAACAAATAGGCACGATAGAAGATGCCAGACTGATGAACGACGCGATATTTCAAGGAGTAAGCCCCATCCATCAAAGCATTTAGCCGGTTCACCAAGCCTTGCAGCATAGTAATGGTGATCGTGGCATTCCGTTCCGTGCGAATGAGGTTTTCAGAATAAGTGTAGGTGTGAAAGATAACTCCTCGCGCCTGCTGGTAATACCCATCCGCATCACGCAGCCGAGTAAAGAACTGCAGAACATTAAATGGAACTTCGATTTTACTCCCACGGATTATCAATCCATCATCAAGCACAAACTCTTTACGATAGTCGATAATCTCTTCCTCGTCCAACCCATACCAGGCCAGAAACAGAATAACCACAGAAAGATCGTATAGGGTAGGATCGTAACACTCCGAAACAGAGATAGAGTCTTTGATTGCCTCGAAAAGTGTATTTAGATTTTTATAATACTGCACTCCGTTTGCCTCATTGATTTTCAATTCATCGACAGTAACGGAGGCAAGCACATCTTCCTGCTCCGAAGGGAGAGCGTCGTTGGCAATCAAGAACCGAATATAAGTCATCAAAAGACTCTTGTAATTGAAGAAGGTGGTTACGTGCCGAATCCTCATAGAGTTAAACATCAGCACATATTGATCTTTTGTAAGAGGACTATCCAGAGACAGGCCAGACTTTTCCTCAAAAGCAAGGATCTTTTTCCACATAAGGTCAAAGTTCTTTGGGGCTTTGATACTGGCATATCCGCCAGAAGAACCCTCCTCGAAGAATTTGTTACGGATCATATTCCCCTCTCCAATCCGTCAAATCATTTTCTATGTTGCTATTTTAGCATATATAAATGGGAAAGTCAATAGCAAAAAAGAAAATTATTTGTGAAAAGCAGAGCCATCTGTTTACCCCATCACTTGTCCATCATATGCTTCCGTAAAAATTCCTTATCGGTTTCGGAAAGGGAGGAAAGAATGGTCAGCAAACGATCCGGCCCAGTTACAATCTTTCTCCACTCAGTGTAATGCGCTTGCCAAAGACCTAACCAATACTGCTCAAGTCCGGTTACATCTTGTGCAAAGAACCGATCCAGCAAGTTAATAATTTCCTCGCTGGACGCCAGAAGAGGACGTTTGAGAACCTTACCCTTCTTCGTTTGGGCAACCAAAACCAAACGAGCACCCTGTGCCAACTGGACATTGAGATAAATGTATGTATCGGAGGCTGCCGACATATTACCAGGAAGACTACCGTGATAAGGAAGCTTAATATCGCTCTCGCTTATGCTCTTCATCTCCACGGCGTCAATGTCCAAGTTGAAATTGCCATAGCTCGCTACCATACTGTCTGCGATGTGCATTTTTCAAGCGCCTCCACATTAGATTTAGTTGACGGATCTGAAAGTATGTGATATATTGATGTTAGTATCACGACTACTTTCGTGTCCGGGTATACTATACCAGTTTGATTGCGTGATGTCAAGTGTTTTTCACGAATATTTTCGTGAAATTCCCAAAAATTTTCTCAGGAGGTTGTTGTGATGGAGTCGGTCATCTTTGCAAGGATCAAAGAACTTTGCGACGAAAAACATATCACCATCAACAAACTGGAATCCGAGTTAGGAATGAGTCAATATTCTATTGGGCGTTGGAAAAACGCCACAACCCCCACCATAGATAAGATCTCAAAAATCGCAGATTACTTCCACGTCTCTATCGACTACCTGGTTGGAGCATCTAATGTGCGTTCAACAGCAGACGATATACTCGGAGATCCAGACTATATCACATTACAGCGAGCAAGGGAGCGTATGACAGCCAAGGATAAAAATAGAATGATGGGGATTTTGAAAATTGGATTTGACTATGCGTTTTCCGATGAAGAAAAGTCTGACGGCAAGAAGTCCGTATTATTGGACAATGAGTGATTTATACTGTGTCTACGGCAAAATACATTGAAAGGGGGAGATTGAAATAATAAGGAATGTTTTTGTACAGCGTAAGGTCTTAGAGCTGTATCAAAATATGGAGACAATCTCTTACCCAATCCAACCAGAGACGATCTTACCTTACGTTCCGCAAAGTAGAATGCTGTCATATCAGAAAATGGCAGAGGTTGCCGGCTGCACAGTAGAAAACATCGTCGTACTCTGTAAAAGCAGCTCAGGGGCAACACACTACGATCCAGAATCGGGTCGATATCTGATTCTTTACAACGCAAACAGCAATCCAGGGCGCATCCGATGGACAATCGCTCATGAAATCGGGCATATTTGTATTGGACATCTAAAAGTAATTGAAGATGCTGAAATTGCTTATACTGAAAGCAGGGACTTTTACGACCAGTTTGAAAGTGAAGCAGATTATTTCGCCTGGAATTTGCTTGCCCCACTACCCATAATGCGAGAAATGGGCATCCATTCAGCAACAGAAATCAAATCTGTTTATGGACTTTCTACTCAAGCAGCAGCTCTTCACTTTGATCGCTACACCAAGTGGTGTAAAGGCCATATTAAAACGTCGTGGGAAAACGGGATGCTGCGGGCATTCCGAACGAAACGACTTACCAGATAGCCACCCTCATAAGAGGGTGGCTTTTCTGATTTAACTGATCTTTTGTTCTCCCCATGCAATCCGAAATCTACCATCTTCATCATATTCCTTAGACATCAACATTCCCATCAGATCATAGTCAACTCCAAAGCGCTCATAAATCTCATCCAAATCCACATCTTGCCCCTTCATAAAAAGGTTCAACCGCTCTTTGGCAATAACCATTTGCATCTGATTGGACTCAATGCTTCCAGAATATGTTACGAAGTAGATGTCTTTATCTTCCTTAGAGTTAAACCGCACAAATCTCATATAGAACTGAGACATCCGTGCGTTATTATAATGCAACTCTGGAATGATGACTTTATTGATAAACTCGAAAATTGACTGAAGAGGGAAGACACTGTTGTGTACATAACAGAATGCCATTACCGCTTTCCTTTAAGGCCGATTTTAATTTCCGCCGTTTAGCTAATGTGGTAGTCGAACCTGTTACGACAAATAGTTTGCGTTTAGGGAAACGCCGGCGCAGCTCATCCGCATATGCGTCCACCACAATTTTGTGCCGCACACCTATAACCACAATCTCATCGCTAAACTCCTCCACCATATTACAAACCTTTAGTATTTTGGTTGGAGTGTATGGGCTATTATATTCGTCAACGGTATTGGGCGCGGCAGAAATACGAAGCAGAAGGGTGATCTGCTGAATAAGCGCCATCATGCTGTCTTTACGGCTATTCCCCGAAAGAGCAAAATATCGTTGACGCATGGAATGAAACTCCTCCATGGCTTTGTTATAAACCTCTCGCTCTGCAGAGGAAAACACCACAGGCACTTGATGGATCTTCCTAATTTCTCTGCCTGTAATTTCTGGGAGCGTGCGTGTAATGACAGCATAAGACAAAAGCTTATCCAGAATATCCGCGTTATAGATATCTTGATTCTTCTTTCCTACACCAAACACAGTAATGCGTTCCGGCAAATGACACTCTGAAAACAATTTGTAGCCAGCCTTATATGCAGGGATAGGCTCTCCATAATATGGATTAGGGAGACAATCTAAATACTCATCTTCACCTTCTTTGTTATAGCAATAGATTTGCTCTGACCAGGACAGCATATTATAGGAGTTATTATAAAGCAGCTCTAACTGGGGTGCGCTTTCCGAAATGTTGTTTCGTGTTACAGTACCAGTCATAGCAAACTTGAAACGAACGCGGCGAAAGCAATCCAACACAGCCTTGGTGCGCTTGCTATCTGGGTTTGTCATCTCGTCGGACTCATCAAATACCAAACAGATATTTTGATTCCGCATTTTGATGTGCCGCTTAATTTTCTTTCGATACTTAGAAAGCATACCTAGAGTTATAATTACAAACTCTCCATCCTGGACAGCCTCTAAATCGGACAGTTTCTTTATCATACGATATCCGATTCCGAAATTCTTCAACACCAAATCCCAGTTGTTTTTGATGGAAATTGCAGTAGACACCACCCATACATTTCGAGCGTGCTGCTGTTCCATGCGGTATTGGCCTACAACGATCCCAGCCAAGGTTTTTCCGCTACCCTGTTCCCATTGCAGTAAGTGATAATGCTTCTGCAAAACAAGGTTTAGATCATGTTTTTGGATGTCGTTTAGATGAATCCACTCTTCGTTTTCACTATCGTAAACAGAAAATTCATCCAGATAGCGGGCAATCTCCGAGTCTTGTTCCATATCCTTAAAAGGTTTTGTCTCCCGCTGATAATCACGCTGTTTACGACGGATTAGACGGGCATAGTTTCCCGTATCCATCTCAGATTGTCCAGAAACAAGACTATAAAACGGGACAAGTTGCTTCATGGTATTAGGCAAAGCATCGCGCACTTTTTTACTGTAGCCTTTATAAATCAATCCGCCATCCTGTTTAACTAAACACACAACATCACGACTCGGCTTGCTGTTCTGGGAACGAATTACCCTACGAAGATAAGCTAATACCTTGGCCTCTGTAATGCGAGCTCTTACCCAGTCCTCATATTTCATATCTGAGGGCTGCACCTGGTGGTGAAATTTATATAGGTATTCCTGACACTTAGAATATTTTTCAATCAACTTTGGATTTGACTTGATATGATACATCATCTTCCGAACTTCATATTCAAACTCGCTGGAGTTTTTGCCCAGAGATGATAGCTTAATGCGAGCGCTATTACTGCGCATTTTCTCCCTGGCCGGGGCGACAATCTCTGTTTTGACAATCTCAAGAAGATCCGCCGCATTATCCATGTCAGTAAGATTAAACCAGTTTGCGCTGTTCAGAGCATACGGCTTTCCCTCATCGGCAACATCCAGCTTCTTCTGCCAAAAAAGTATTTTAGTAGCGTAATTGTCTACGCCAAGCGCTTTGAAAGCATCCTTCTGGATAGAAACCTGCCCAAGAAAAGAAAAGTCTTTTTTCAGTTCAGAAATTTTAGCGCCATCCAAATACTCATCAGACAGAAAAGATGCCGGAACCACAATCGCCATGATACCCAAAGGTTTCAGCAATTCTGCGGCCTTTATACAATAGTACATCTGGGAAATGATACCCCCATCTTCTGTTTGCCATTTCAGATTGAATGGAGGATTCCCCACAACATAATCAAAGCGAATGTCCGGCTGATAAAACCGAATATCACGGTGTTCCAAGTTAGCAGCAGGGTAAAGATAATGGGCAACTTTATGGGATTTAATATCTAACTCACAACCATAAAAGTTCGACTCTACCGGCATGAAGTTACAGAAGTTGGAGATCCCGCTTGTAAGGTCTGCCACAGTCTCATCCATAGCAGGGGAGAGAGCCTCCATAATGAACTGACAAAGGGGAGGAGGGGTAAAAAATTGCCCATTCTCAATTTCCTTTTTTGCCTCTGCAAATTCATGGTAGTTAGCAAAGTCTGAGCGCCGCAGGCCATGCAGTCCGCCGCCTCCCGTATAAGCATTGTAGATATCCTCACGTGAAATTCCAGACTGATCTGCTAACCCCTGGTCTATAAGATACAGGATTTTATCATTAAGTTCCTGTCTGGACTCCTGGGGAATATGCTCGTTGTTGTATCTATATTTCACAAACTTCACCGACTTTCAATGCTCCAATAAAACCCGCAGTACGGAGTCTTATTTTGAAGTGCATCTTGGATAGAGAGAACAGCGTTAATGGAAGAACGAATTATTGCATCTTTATCTTTCTTTGAAGGGCGAATGTAATGAAGTACCATATGATATGCTGCTTTTTTAATATCTCGAAAACAGAGAGACTTGTTTCCGGTATTTACGTCTGTTGCAATAACATAGTCAACCTTTATTTCTTCACACTGATTGCCTTTTGCCTGATTGCAAATTTCGCACATAGTCTGAAGATTGTCTACACGATCCGATCCGCCTTTACTTTTAGGAATAATGTGGTCTTTGGTCAGAAGCGTTCCATCGTCAGCATACAAATTAAAATGCCGGCGATTTGTATTGGGATCTCCACAGAGCTTGAAATGAGTTCCCTCCTTACCACAGCAGACGCATTTAGTTCCCTTCTGATAAAAGAGCATATAACGAAGAGAGACAGGGTAAACATCAAAACCATCTACAACAATGCTATCTTTCTTTTTCCAATCATCATCAACTCGAAGTAGTCTTTCTTCTCCGATCATATTAAACACATCTTCAAGACTGTAAGACTTATCTTCAATAATCATTTTTTAATACTCCTCTCTAACAAGTGCTGCCGTGTTGTATCGGCCACAGCTTCCAAAAATAAACTCCAATCCGTATTGCGCTCAGTTTCCGGCCAGGAATGATATCTGCAAAGCAGCGACCAAACAGCGGTAGAAACCTGTACATTATCCAAATGACAAATCAAGAAACAAAAGTTGCTTATTTTAATCCATGCTTCTCTCCGCAATACAATAGCACCCCAGTTATCATCATAAATGAATTTGTTTTTAGGGACTGATATTCCGTATTTTTTCGCACGATACGATAATGGCGTTCCATAATCTTCTGGCCTGCAATATGTCGGAGAGAAATAATCTGGATGTTTAATATATAAATCCGAATCATCCAGAAATAGCTGACACGTACATCGATTAGGAATGAACGAGACTGAGGCAAATTTTTTAATACCCTTTAGCTCTTTCGGTTTTGACAGTTTGTTTCCCACACAAAGAACAATGTATTCAGTTTTTGGCGAAAGGAATTTTAAGCAAAATTCTTTTGGTGTTGACATTGTTTTGAAAATGGGGACAACGACTACACCAATTTTGTGCAGCTGATATTCGCAAAAATCATACCATGCGCCATCGTTTGTATCTTTGTGTAATGTTACATAACAATCTCCAGCCGACGTTTTGAAACGCAAAAGATAGACAAGAGAACCTTTACGCTCCGTCATTCCACACACTTTATCGACAGCATTAAACATCTGTTCAATATACTTTATATGAGATAGATCTTCACACAGGGTAATTTCCGCATCTGGATAGTCGGCCTGTGCATCTTCCAAAGTTGGATAGTATAGATGAAGTTCCCCGTCTTCCGTTTTCACTATATAACGATTCATAGTCTTGCCTCCTAAAAAAAAGAATGCCCTCTACCTTAATTACAGGCAGAGGGCAGCATTTGCTAACCAGTTTTATAACTTTTTTACGTGGTCATGATTCTTGCGATTTATGGTTTCTCCACGAAAACAGTGTCCACAATATTCCCAGATCCCGTGCGGCCATTCTCCACCAACTTTCCGAAATGTTGCGTAAGTATTTCGATACTCGCCACTCCGCTCATCAAACTCGGTAGAGTATGGCTCGCCCATTTGTGAACATCCAGCAGTCATACAGGCAGGAGGAAGACAATCCATTGCGTTATCCACTACATCCTGTGTCACATAGTCTCCAGGTTTTGCGGTAGAGTAGTCAAAATCATCCTCGCTCCAAACCTCTTTACCATTCCAGATTTGCTTGGGCTTCGGAGCAATCGTCTCTACATCCAAAATGCGAGCACCGGGGATACCTCGTCTTACCTCCCACACCTCGTCCATATTGCCTACCAAATCAAAAAGTTCTTTGGTATTATGGGCAATACTAATTCTTGCCCCAGGCAGCTCTCTAACTTCTTGGAGCACACCATTGATTGCCGCATGGTAGCTGTTGGAGATTTGAGATATGACTTTAAGGAAGTCTGCCAAGTTCTGTACAGAGTCCATAGCCTCCATAAACTCTTCCCAGCTATGTTCGCAAATCCCCAATCCAAAGCGTGCCATCTCAACTTTATCTCCGTTATATTCCTCAGAGACAATATAGCTGTTGTTCAAATCGTTATAAAAAATAACCTTACGTCTAGTCATGTATATTCTCCTTTTAGTTCGGGCGACACGGCATCAAAAAGATAGGCTCACCCCAATTATTCTCGCCATTTTTTCCGTCCAGTTTGAAAACAAACAAGCAGGGATGCGGAGTTTTGATTGTACGGCTGTTCCCCATATACAGGTTCCGATATGGGCCAGCAGCCGTTAGCGCGTCCAGATACAGCAAGGCGTTAAAATAACTTACAAGACACTCTCCATTTTCGTTTGTAGTAGACAACATGATCTGCGGAAACGTTGGTTTCCCAATGCCCTTCATATCTTTCCATTCAGCAATAGCCCTTTTGCAAGCTTCAATGCTAATAGGCTCTTTTACCAAATACAGATCGCCGTCCTCTATAAACCCTCTGGCGTACTTATCAAGAATATCCATACGTTCCGCATCTACAAACTCGTCTGGCTTTTCATCAAACAGAACGGCAAGAACGCCATCCGTAATTCCAAATCTTTCACCGCATGGATGCACCCCAGCAATTTTTGCCCACTGCATCTTATTTGTAGAGCGATTCTGTTCAAAAGCATCTTGGTTATATCGCATTTGCTCCCGCCCTACAATCTTCTGTAGGACGGTAAGCTGCTTCTTTGTCAGTTTCATGCCGATCTCCTTCTCATGTACTGCTCAACAAATTCCTGAACGTAGCCTGTGCTACGGAATTTAATATCGGCTCGTCCATTCTTGAACAGTTTAATATACTTAACCTTTTCCATATAGGGAATATCAAACAGGCTTTCTTTTGTGTCGTATTTGAACAGCTCCGGGAACCAACGATACCCTTCATCCATACGCTCACACTCATAATAAGCCAGAGCATTCAGTAAAGTCTTGAAGTCCTCAGAAGGTTTATACTCAGCCACAGGATGATTCATCCATTTGTTTTCATCTACCGACACCCAATATCCGATCAAACGAAGGGTATCATTTTTGATTTCAAACTCTTCCTCGTCCGGTCTTGAACCATATGTACGGTGGCAACAATTCCATGTGCGTTCCAGAAACTCATTCATTGCCTGTTCCTGAAAAGAAAACCCGCCAAGCTGGACAAAAATCTCATCCACAACTCGCTCATAACGAAGCGGCAAGTTACGGAGATCCGATTCGTACTTCGCTTTTTCTCCCTTGTAGGTATCCAGCTGCTCCCGATAGGCTGAGATTTCATCCTCGCTCATCTTTCGGTATCCACCCCAAGGCAGATTTGGCTCTTTAGGCGGAGCTGGAATAAGGTGTTCCTGAATTTCTTTTGCATCCAGATCAACTTTATACTTGCGGGAAAAGTACTGAACGATATTAGAGATAAAAGTGTTGTTCCGTTTTGCTAATACATCTAGCACCGCATTGCTATCGCAATTAAACTCGTTCCCAACAATATAATATTTGTAGAACCTGTCGTTTTCGGGCTGTAAAATCTCACTCTGCTCCACTTGAGCTTCCAGTATAGCCGCCGCAATCTTCCGTAATGCCGGCCCAGACTTATCAAAAGCAAGCTGCTGACGGTTACAATACTCTTTATCTTCTTCGGAAATGCGATTATCTGCTTTGATTTCAACAGCAGAAAATTTATCTAACAGGTTCATAAGAACCACTCCTTTCATTTATATCTTCGGACAACCATATCGGCATACTTGTTTGCCTTTCGTATCGCAATGCGCTCTCGAATTAAGGCGATGGCTACCACAATACTCATTATCAAAATCTCCACAGAACCACCCCTATATAATCAGAATGAAACTACTATTTGCTAACCATTTTTAATCGTGTTCTTCAAAGACGCCATTATCAATCTCTCCGCCAATAGAGAAGGCTTCATAAGCTGACTGTTCCAATCGACTGATAGAGGCGGTAGCATAACTGGCCTTTGCGCGGATCGCCTCGGCCTCCGCAATAAGGATGTCATGCACCAGGTTAAAAGCGTCCACAACATCACTGTCTGTCATAATCAATGTGCTATATTCTTTCTTGATTTCATCGAGCTTCTGTTTGGAAATGTACATAAGTCATACCTCCTTACGAAAGTCTCTATTAAAAGTGTTAGAGTATGCTGCGACTCCGTTCCAATCGTCGTAGCGCACCTTCTCCTGCTGCTCCCCAAACTGGAAAATCAAATTCGGTCTTGGCTCATTGCCGTCCTCGGGAACACGGCGAGTCCCACAAACGTACCATTTGGCAAACGGTTCCCGCCTGGATACTTCCCGCAGATAGTATCGCTTTGTTTCAATTCCACGATAAATCTCTCGGCCTGTTCCTTCCTCTACTCCCTCAAACTGCACCTTGATAACCTTTTCAGGATTCCGTGTCAAATTATTATGCCAATCGTTCTGTGAACAATTTAGATACCAAATATCCCCAAAGTGCGAATATCTCAATTCAGAATGTTGCTTGATGTATTCCAAACCCAAGCGTTCAAACATATCTTTCGTCATAAAGGATGTAGCTCGGTGCCCACTATCGTCCTCACAAATCAGCTTCACACGGCCATCCAAACACGCCTCGGCATTGAGTCCACTTATTCTGTACTCCTCATAATCCTGTTCTGTAGGAACTGTAACTTCGATTTTCATGCCGCCACCCTCCAGTTCTACTTCTCTTTGCAGATCATCAAAGTTTCTTGCTAACTCCGGCAATCATTTTTTCTAGCTGCTGTGCCACTGGATCAGTAATCGTCAACAGGATGTAGTCACGCTTATAGTAGGGCTTGCGATGTTCCTTATCCGAAAAAGTGTGGATTGCATCGTATGTTAGATGCTCCCCACCATCAGACGGCAGAGAAAACAAAATCTCAGCAGCGGCACACTTGCGATGCGCCCACCCCATTAGGCGACACGCCTCATCCATAAAGGTGCTGAGATACTGCGTATTACTCAGCCGATATAGCCGAAAGATATAGCCATATACAGCATTCTCGTTTTTCTCGGCCTCTTTCGCCTGTTCATCCAGAGGGGCAGGGCGTAGCCGCCCCAGCTCCACTAATTCCTGTACATACTTGGGAATTTTCATATCATCTTCTCCTTTTCAAAATAGAACGGAACGCCGGCCTGGAAGGGATAGATCGTGAAGTCGTGGTCGCTCCACACTCGCATTGCATGACAAGGCTTGTCTTTAGGAATGACAATGCGTGTTTTACCACCGAACATAACCTCAATATGGTCATCAGCATATCGGTTTTCGACCTGTAGTAACTTAAAAATATAAGTCTTTGCGGTTTCCTTAACCTCCACAACATATCGATAGGCATGGAAAATATCGCCGTCTTGCTCTGATACATAACGTCCTGGCTGTAACATCAGAGATATAGCTCCTTCCCGTCCACATACACATGGGTAATACCATCAATGACTTCCACCTGAATGTTCTTTTCAGCCATAACTTGGCGCTTCTCCGCAATACCGTAGGAAGCAGTTAGGCAATCATCATCCATAAATGCGGCGACTTCGCCCATCTCAACTTCGGGAATCAAATCAGACAAGAAGATACAGAACTGGTCTTTACTAACCTGCTCATGCTTGTGCGCATATTCAATTAGGCTCGCTACCATCTCACGGACAAATGAGCTACCGTTTTCGGCAAACACGTTAGGGAACGTATATTCCAGATAAGCCATAAAAGCATCTTCATTAAATCCCTTTTTCATTGTCGTTACTTCCTCCATTCCTAATTTCAGATGACACAGTAGCCATACATAATACACCTGCGATAAAAGCGCTCGGTGCGTTCATTGCAATCTCATCAAAGGTATTAAGTAGGCTATCTCCATCTCCGTGCTGTCTTTTGGGATTAACTTTAACCAGCTCCGGCATATAGACTTTAATATCCGCACGAAACTTCCCTACGTAATCGCTGTCGCCCCTCATTTGTGCTATCCGATTTGCTTCGGAAACAGCCTCATGCCCCTGCAGCGCAGAAAAATATCGAGTCTTTGAAATGTTTGGATTGTATCTATAATCTACGGACAACGAAGTGCCCCCGTGGTTGTGTCCCAGCCCAAATGTATAAATACAGTATCTCGGTTCAGTAGTACGGCTATAAAGCTCTCCATCCACCAAAAGGAAACGACGCATATCAGATCGAGCTTGTTTGAGTGCAGCTTTTTTGGTGTATTCTTCGCCGTGATAAGAGCCGCAACCATAACGAAAATACTTACTTCCATGTTCATTCCACCAGGCCAAAGCTTCCAGCGGAGTATGATACCTATATTCATCCTCACCGCCAGCGCAAATATCACGGATAGAAGTTTTCTTCCAAAGCTTTCCTTTGTAGAGAAAGATTTTACCTGCGCCGTTATAAGAGAGATCTTCAAAAGCAAGCTGAAGCTCTGCCAAGGTGGTTTCCGATAGGTTGATGTTCACATATTCCTCACACACTTTATAGCGGAGCTTACGGCAACGGGGAGGTAGATAACCCTCCTCATATTTAATCCAAGTTTTAATCTTCATTCATAACACCTCCCATTATATTTTCAAACTGTTCTATAATTTTGCTAACCATAAAAAAGAGGCGGGACAGATTTCTCCATCCCGCCTTGTTCCATATTTACGCGCCGACGCCGGCCAGCAGAGAAGCCATCTTATCCATCATGGCGTGCCCATCCATAATCCGACCCCAGTTGTTTTCCTGATAGTTGGAAGTCATACGCCGGGGCGCAGAGTGACCAACCATATCAGACATCGCATTCAGCGCTCCCCAGGCAGTTCCAAGGAACTGGGCAATGTCAGGACGGAAGTAGCAGATCATGTATTCCTCGCGGGCTTTCTCTGCGTTCCGCTTCTCACGATCACTCATTTCCTCCGTAGAGGGGAACATCTCATCCAGGATTTTCGCAATCTGCTCATCCGTGATACTCTTGTTTGCCATCTGGTCAGCGTACACAGCCAGCTTGTCCATGTACTTGTTTGCCATATCCAGGCACATCCGCGCCTCATGAAGCTTGGCCTGAATATCGCCAGTATGACGGACAGACCACGCACGTTTGGCACCGTTCAGTGCGATGTTCAGCGTGTTGTTGCAAACCACACGGATAGGCGTCATACAGACCCGAATAGCACCGCTGCCATCGTGAGTATTAGAGAAGCAGAGATAAGGCTCAGTCTTATCACCCACGATCTCCCGATCCGGGAGCTTTGCCAGCAGCCAAATCTTTCGGCCACCCATCAGACTTCCCGCAGTCTCATAGCGTACCTCACCTTCAATCAGCGCGTCGGTAAAGGCAAAAGCTTCCGCATTCTGCACGACCTGGTATCTATCAGACACCACGCCAAGAACAGCGCCATCACTGCTCCGCACATTTGCAAAGAAGTTATCTACCTTGCGCCCGCCACAAACCTGAATCGGCTTACGCTCAACCTTCCAGTCAAGACCAGCCAACCGCAGCGCATCCGCACTGGTAGGGGCCTCGTCAACCTGGGTGCCCAGGCCGTGCCAGGGCTTCTCACGTCCAGCATAAAACATACTCTCAACATTCGCAGACATTTTTACGTACCTCCTAAATTTTTCGGTTTTGTTGGTTTATTACTGACACTATACTTACAAAAGGAATTAGAGTTTTGCTAACCGTTTTTTAATTTTCCCAAATATTATTTACATCAAAAGAAATGCGTGCGTGTCCATCTACGGCAGAGATAACAACGCCATCTGACTTCTGCATGATAGCAACAAGCGCAGCGATTTCTTCTTTATCCAGTGTGGCAGCAGGGGAGAAGTCCAGCCATAGAATAGCGTGCTTTTCTCTTGTGTTTGGATTGTAACCATCAATCAAATGTACATCATCGCAAAGACTCATAAACTCTATTAGATCGTTTCTAATAGCATGATATAGCTGCACCTTCTCAAAATTTGCTTGTGTTCCATTGAAGTTTTCGTTATGGTCGTGCATCTCTGCAATTTCTTCCGGGGTATAATTTACGCGCATCCGGCCTTCCTCCTCAGTTCCATATACTCCTTATATCCAACCCCCATCAAATCAGCAGCAGCGTGCAATGCCTGTTTCTTATCACTCATCGGGCCGGCGGGAATTTTAGGCGTCTCCACCTTATGGGGATACCATCGGGAGCTTCCTTTCTGCTTAGAAACATCGTAAGTAATCATTAAATCTGTTCCTCCTATTCACCAAACCGCACGCCATCCAGGATTGCTGCATAGCTCATCCAGTTCCTTCTCTTTGCGATCTGCCTCTTCTGCTTCGCCCTCATCGGGAAAATCGGAAACATCCAAATCATAAACGTCCACATCTACATCGGAATTAGAATAGACAGTCTGAACCAGGCCACCTTTAACACGAATGGCTACCCGAACATTCAAAGTCTTTTCCTCGATTGCCCAGTTCTCATATTCCGTCTTGTAGTCATCACGGATGCTCGCCTCCGCTTCGCCACACGTCCAGTCGCGCCCTTCATCCGGCCTATCAGTCTCAGCAATTCCCCAGGCTTTCAGCGCTTCATTCCACGCATTTCTCATAGCCTCTTGCGCTTGCTCCATAGACAAGAAAAGCTCGGCATCGGCATCCCACACAGAAGAATCCTGCTTGTGAATCAGCACATAAACCTTCATTAGTAACCGTCCTTCCTTCAATCCAAATTTCTTTTTCTCTTCCGCTCAATCTCTGCTACACGGTGGGGAAGAAGATTCATCATTTTGGCATATTCCATAGCGTCCGATTTCTTTTCGGAAAAACTACCAGCAACGGGGATGTAAGCATATCCTTCGGCATGGGCATACCATAGCCCGGATTTTGAATCTTTACTTACTACATAACGCAACATATATTCCCTCAACTATCCCGCGTAGAGCGTGTGTTGATATACTCCATGACCGCCTGGTACAGCTCCGGCGACGCAGTAAACAGGAATACGTCATACATCGGATTATCTCGATCTGGAGCAACCTTATAAGGTGTAAACCCTTTTTCAATAAGGAAGCTGCACATCCGCGCCCGCTTACACACATAGGTCTTCTGCTCTCTTACGTTGTTCATATCGTCAAGTCCTTTCTAAATGTTGTTTGCTTACACTATAATTACAAAACACATCTTTAATTTGCTAACCTTCAATAAAAAAAATAGCCCGCCGAAAAGCGGGCTATTTTTTAAGTAAAAACAGATTTCAAGAGGCTTCTGGGATTAGAGGCCAAACCAAACCATGCCTCTCCATTTGAAAATCGGGCAGTACAGACGTACTCCTGGAAGTCATACTTCTTTCCTAGTGTAGCCAGCAGACGGTTGATTTTCCGCACTTCGGCCTGATACTTTCGATAAGCTACACTTCTGCAGCAGTCAAAGTAATAGTGGCAATCATCGTTGCTGTAATCCTCTTCTTCCAGATCGTGCTCGACTTCAACGTAAAGCTGGATACCACAATAATATCCGCCCTTCACCTGAATCTTATGAAACATCAAGTCATAGTTAATATCTGCTAAGTCTTCTTTAATCAGAGGAACCTCAATATAACTATCGTAGTCATCGTCATAATCCTTTGCGTATAGAGGAAAATCTCTCATTGTTTCAAAGTTTGCAGTACTCATTCTGCCTACCTCCATAAAGTTTTTTTGGTTCCTATTATATTTACAGGACTCAAGAGAGTTTTGCTAACCTAGAAGACTTCTTTTTATTAAGGTCTTCTATAAACCGTTGCGTTCCATCAATCTCAGCCCCTAAAAGCTCGTGGATAAATGCAAGCGATTTTGAAATGTCGCTATCCGGTGCACTACTGTTATACTTTGAAGCAATCTCGTTGAATCTGTCCTTAGACATAAACATCAAAACTCATCCTCTTCCAAGAGAATTTCAGCGATATGGATAGAAGTTACAAATCCAATATCAATCTTCTGGAATAGCTTTTCCATAGCTTGTTTACGGCCATCAGCATTGACTATAAATCCGCGAGTAGTTCCATTCCCATAAATAACAACGACTGAATATCTTGGAATATACGTGTCTTCTATTTCTTCTAAAAACTCTTCCCGTGTTTCTCCCTCTACAATATCTTTTCCGCAGACTGGGCAGGGACAAAAAGTATGGCCTGGTTTAACTTCTTCAGAATGCAACATATCTGTGGTAAACCAGCGTCCACAGCCATCGCAAAGAATAATATTGTTGCGCTCCCATTCATCATCATGGCAAGTTTCGCATTCAACATATTGTTTGTCCGTTCCTTCATTAACGATATAAATAAGATCTTCGCTATCGTTCATAATGCGACCACATTTTGCACAAGTACAAATTCTCATTGTTCATTCTCCTTTACATTTAATATAGGGACACTATATATACAGATCTTTTTCTGATTTTGCTAACTGAAAAAGCAAAAAAAAGAGAGGGCAAAACCCTCTCTTTATCTAATAACCTGATAATCAGATGGAATCCGTTTTGCTGGAATATAAACGTTCTTATCGGGATCATACCAAAAGGGGCGCTTGAATTGATAGGCTGGCTCATGCTTGACATACGTTTTTACTTCATCGCCCCATTTGAATTGAATAGTCGTACCAATGGGAAGTTTTGATAAGGCGTCAGGACTCTTTTTCTGCTCCGCTCTCTGCTTACATTTTCCCCGCCAGGACAAAGCATATTTATTATCAGTAGGGGAAAGAAGCTTCAGAATAGACATCGGGCAATCATAGTAGCACGGCCCCATTGTTTCATCCATTTCCTTGTGATAGAAATTGAAGTAATCTTTTCTATCTATCTGTGTAATGATAACCATTGCCCAAGTTTCGGTCTGTTGCTGCTCTGGAATATCTTCATAAATGGAGTTGCCAGCATCATCTCTTCCAGCATACCTTTTCAAATTCTGAATTGCAGCGTAGTAAACAGAACCTACCATTACACTTTTCAAAATGCGATAATGACCAGCGTTTAAGCCCTCCAGGAAATACCCATCACATTCAGCCTTGCGGTCTATATCGCCATTGCGTTTATAATGCGTTGCATGGCATCCTGTCCATCCCATTTTCAAATCCTCCTTCAATCATTCAGTAAATCAAAACTCGTTTGGAAAAAAGCATCCAGAACCCCAGGGGAGCAAACAACACAACCGCTGTACAATCACGATCTTCAAATGTACGTCCAGTAGAACTCAGCCACAAGAGCGCACCACAACAGGCCAGCATCAGCAGCCCTAAAAGTCTCTGCTCAAACATCTTTTTACGGTAACGCTTACGCTCATTGCGTGTCATTATTTATCGCCTCCTATTATATATACAGAATAGTTTTCTTGTTTGCTAACCATAAAAAATAAAAGAGGCGGAGAAAAATCTCCGCCTCTTACTCACATAACATAGGGATTATTCAGTTTTTCACGCCCCTGTTCCATTAAGTCAAGCAGCTTCTTATCGTCCAGCGCAAAAGTAATTTTGCAAATTTCCTTGTAGTTTTTCTTGGCCTGCTGCGGCCCCTCATTAACCGTATAGCCCATACCATTGCCACGCATGAAGTCAGAATCCTTGACCGGCTCGTATACCTGCAGGTGAATGGTGGGCTGATATGCTACTGTACGGAAGTTTTCCACCACTCGCTGATAGCTCACAGTCGCCCGAAGAATACGGCCATCCTTCAATTTAATATCACGAACGGCCTGTTTTTCTCCCCATGTGACATAGTGCATCAGATCAAACTTGAAGCCACCACCCAACTGGCCGTTCCATCTTTCATATTGCGCTCTTGTCAAATTTGCCATATCAAATCCTCCTATTATTCTACCGCAATCCGCTTGCAATCGCCAGAAAGAACACGTTCCAACTTGCTTTTCACACTGGTTAGATTTTCCGCCTGAAGCTTTGCCATACTCCGCTCAATCTGGTCAGAACTTCGGCGTACTACTTGCTCATAATATCCAATGGTCAACTGTAGGGCGCTTACTGTCCATGAAATTTCAGTCTTTGTCAGCCTCTCCATTTATCACACCTCCAAGCCGCGCTGTACCTTTATGCTATCCACAATGGCACAGATTGCACTCATTGCACTCATATAGGCATCCATCTCTTCATACTTGCCATCTGCACGACTACTGCTTGACCATTTTTCATAAAGCATCACGGCCATATCTCGGATATTTTGTAACTCGATATTTGAACGAGTCTCTAATTCCAGCGCCCTTTTTATCAACTCGGCCTCGCCATTGTTAATCCATCTGCGCCCCTGTGGGTGAAAGCTCTCCTTCAACTCCATTAAAGAATGAAAATCAGTTTTTGTTGTCATGCTTGTAGCCTCCCTTAATTTGTTTTCTACTTTATTTACAGACTGAAATATTGATTTGCTAACCCCCCAAAAAAAAAGAAGGGCGGGGAAGAAACCCCGCCCAATCTTATACGGCGTAAATTAGCTCGACACCATCTCGATCTGCAAAAAACTTATCCGCTACAGGGCATTGATAACACAGGCCAGAATTGCATTTTCCAGGACAACGGCAGGCACGTCCATCCACGCCGCAGATTTCAGGCACTTGCCCCTTTGCGTGAAGGATAATACGTTTACCGGTCAGCTTTTCAGATACAATCCGCTCCAGATAACGCAGAGCACCGTCATCGTCTCCAAAAATTTGTGTATCGATTTTCCACCTCCAGCTCATTCCGTTGTGTTTCGGATCTTTTTCAATAGGAATTTCTGTACCGTTGCTTAAACGAATCATCCAATGCTTTTCATCCAACACTTCGGCGTTAAGGTGTAGATTATCGGTAACATAAAATTCAACTAAACTCATAATCTTTCCTCCGTTATTTTAATTTGTTGCTTCACACTATATATTACAGAAAGCATCACATATTTGCTAACCGCTTAAAAATAAAAATGAGGGCTTGCGTTATGCAAAGCCCTCGAAAAACTACCCATAAATCACATCCCCGAAAATCGCATATTGAAGAATACAATCAGCAGAAACGGCATCATATTCATCAAAATCAAATGTGTTCTGCTGTTCCATATATTTTTTCCAACCACTCAGGATTTTCTCCATAGTCAGATCATGGTATTTGTCTTCTTCGTAGTCAAAAACAATCAGTTTACCGCCAGCCTCAAGTATTTCAGCCAACACATCCTCATAGCAAGGTTTTATCTCGCTTGTGCTTTTGGCCTGAAGGCGCTCCCGTGCCGCCTCATAATCTTTTTCATCGCTGCATAGCTCACCCCAATAGTCAAATCCACCAGCCTCACAGCAGAGTACACAGTCCACTATGTCTTGCGTAGTAACGATGATTTCTTTTTCAATGGCAATTTTATGTTCCATTTCATTCCCTCCTACGGTTTAGTCACCACAGCCAAAAGACCTCCGCCATCTGCTACGTGGTTTTCAACGGCCTGGACTCCAAGATACTGCGCAATTCTCCTATCCACTTGCGAGCCGTCCAACTCTTGACTATCTGAATAGGCAGAGTAGAAAGCATTCGCCTCTGATACAAGACGAATACCCGCATCATCCAGAACGTTCTGCAGAATTTCCTCGGCCTCTGATACCGACATCTTATAAGCAATCAGTTTTTCCATGTTAAACCCTCCCGTTCAGCCTTTCTACTAATATTGCAGAATATGTTCTATATTTGCTAACCGTAAAAATATTCTTCACAAAAAAAAGAGGCAGGCTAGGTATCCCCAGCCTGCCGATCTGTTATGTTTTGTTATGCCACAGCGATCTTTCCGCCGACGTTCTTTTCGATTTTCTCGCTTCCATAATAGTCCCGAATCTCGTCCAGCGTCAAAGACTTGTTGCTCCGCTTCTTGTATCCGTCACGGTGAAAATACCACGCACCCTTGTTGCTGCTCCACCGGAACTTCAGCGCTTTCAAGTCTTCTTTATGGGGCCGTGTGTCCCCAGTAACCCAAAGCCAAGAACCGCAGACTTCAATCTCAATGCCGTCCATACGAATCAGCTTTTCGATAATATCCATGAACTCCGTGGCCGTCTCCGTCGTGGCCGTCCTCGCGGTGTAGAACTCGCCCTGCGCGTTTTTGTGTACATCCTTCAGACAGGAAAACAAGTCTTCATACTCCGCATTGATTTCCTGCATATCCGACGTTTTCCCACCCCGGTCAGGATGGTTTTGAAATGCCAGCCGCTTATATTGCTTTTTCAAGTCCTCCAAAGTCTCAGGATTATTAAACCACTTCATAGCTGTCAGCCTCCATTATTTTGATTTCTATTACTATTACAGAATGAAATACCAATTTGCTAACCATTCGATAAAAATAAAAGCGGGCCAACCGTCTAGGCCAGCCCGCCCCAATCACTCAATCGCCCCGCACGCCATCAGCCGGCGCGTCTCGGCATCCGCCACATGATACCGCTGCCACCAGTCTTCTACACGTGCCATCTCTTTGTCGATTAAACCTTGTAGATCATCATGGTCTTTTTTATCCATCACATAAACTTCGCCCTCAAACTCTCCCTCAAAGACTGCCCAAAAGCTCACATGAAAACCCTTATATCTCCGCATCAGCTCCCGGACGGCCATATACTCTTCATTGCTTTCACAGGTGATTACAGCCCGCTTATAGCCAAAACGTAAAGCCTGCCAGGTTAAATGCAATCCATATTTTTTGGCTATCAAAACTAATTTGCTTTCCGTCTTTTCGTTCATTATGTTTGCCTCCGTTTCATCTGTTCTGTTATAATATCAGACGGAATCTCCACTTTGCTAACCAAGAAATTAGAAAACCAGCATTTGCTCCGCATAGTCATCAATTTGCTGTTCTGTCATCCACTCCGGCGTTGCAAAGATAGCACGCAACCGGCAAAGGATTTTCCGCATCAATGCAATCTGTTTCCGTTCATCTTTGGCCCATAGGTGTTTTGCGCACCGTCCACCGTTGCCCAGGTAGTACTTGCAATCCTCATCCAGACGCCCAAGCATCCGCAAAAGGAACTCCGGCGAACTTTCGTTGATTTTTCTGTCATCCATCTTCTTTCATCCGTTCCATATGTTATTGCATTTTCAGAAAGAAATATCGATCTGCTAACCACCAAAAAGCAAAAGCCGGAGAAAACTCTCCGGCTTTCCGCTAGAATGGGCGTACCACGTCACGCGGTCTATGTCCAAAAACGTCTTTGTAAAAATCTGAATAGAAGGAAAACAGATCCTCCCACTCATCCGGCCCCAGTGTTCCGCTTTCAAGAGTAGCACGGATCTCCGCCAGCTTCTTTTTATCCGCGCCAGCCTCCGCCAGAGACTTTCCGTAGTTATTCAACTGCTTTGCCACGTCCTCAATGGTACTGCCACCAAGCCAGGGAAGGGAAGGGGAGAAGACCAGAAAATACTCTACATCCTCAAATCTTGCCGGCGCTCCGCATCCAGAATGGCAAGGACGAATTGTGACCACATCGCCATTGCAGGCCATAGTCAAAGAAATATCTTGAAGTCCAGCAGCTTCAATCCGTCTCCGAAGCTCTTTTGCGGTTTTTTCAATCGTCATCATCTTTATGTCCTCCATTATGTTTTTTGGCTTCCTACTAATATTACAGACGGGAAAGCATATTTGCTAACCCGTCTGTAAAATTTATCCCACCAAGTCTTCAATGATTTTCTTGTATTTCTCCGGGACTTTATTATATCCGCGAACTTTATGGCCGCTTGACCATTCATTGATATAAACCTCTTTGATAACGAAAAACCGAAGTTTTCCAGCCGCATCATACAGCAGCGCATAGCCGTGTCCAAGCGTTCCTTCCTCGATCTGGAGAAGCTGTCCGCCTGCCTCCAAGTAATCCGCAATCAGTTTATCCACGCTAGAAGATGTATATAGTGTTGTCATGGTTGTAACCCCCTTTACTATAATTACAGAACCAATCCATCATTTGCTAACCATTCACAAAAAAATAGCGGCGGGAGAAATCCCGCCGCTTTGACCGCTATTTGCTTTTTTATTATGTTCTGCTATAATTACAGAAAATACTCTGTACTTGCTAACTAGCACCGTATAAAAATTTGAGGTGATTACATGGCAGTTTATGTATTTATCGTTATCTCTATATTGCTCTGCAGAGACGCACTAAAAGAGTATAAAGCAACCAAATATGCAAATAAACAAGTATATAAAAAAGATACCCTATTTTTTAGCTGGATGCTTTCACATCATCCGTTCTGTCTGATACTTATTGTACTGTCTGTGTTACTTTTTATCATATTGCTTTTGTCTAAAATAATTTAAGCCGGACGATTTATTCCGTCCGGCTTTTTTGTTCTGTAGGCACTGGCTGTTCTAAGTTTTCATGCTGTTCCATATCTGCGATACAGGAGCGCACATAATCTAACAATAATCCAGAAATTGTCTTACCTCTAGCCGCTGCATATGCCTTAAATGCGGCGTGTTCCGCTAGAGATAATGAACAAGCTGCACTCTTTGTATTTGCCTTGTGCCATTTTGCGTCGGCACGTTTTTTTGCCTCTGATACCGCCATATCCTCACCCCTATAACTACAGAATATTTTCGTGATTTGCTAACCATACACGAAAAGAAAAGTGTTGAAAATACAGTATAAATACTGTATAATAGTAGTATAAAAGAGGGCGGAGAGTTAGCCCCTCGCCGCCCCGCCTGACGATCAAGGAGAAACGCCAGACACGGGAAACCCCGCCTACGGAGATTTTACCACGACGCAGGCCGAAAAGCAAGGAGAATCAGCCATGAAAATTAAAGTCCCCACCATCCAGAAAGGAAGCATCAAGCGTGAATCCCTTCCCCTTGTAACAGAGCCGCACAACATCCGTTATTCCCACGCCGAAAAAAATTGCTTGTATTTTCAAGCCCTTCATTTTCCCTACAAGGAATTAACAAAAGTTGTTGCGGAGCACGAAAGCGGAAACGTTAGATTTATGAAATCCTTCATCCGAGCTGTTATAAAGCGCCAGGAAACTTGCTTGCAATTCATTTTCCGCTTTCAAGTGGAAAAACCGGAGCACCGAAAGTCTGGAGAGCTTCGCCGCCGTTCCCTAGTTGAAAAAGAAAAGGTTTTTCTGATTGAAGCAGAAAAATGTGAGGTTGTCCAGTTTGTAGAGCCGATTCTGATTGAAATTGAAAACGTCAACCGAAAGCAAGACGCAGCGTTATTTATTTCTAGCTTCAAAGAATGGGCGCATCCGTTGACCCTGGAATCTGTAATTGAAGGATTGACAGACGATCAAAAGTTGCTTGCCGCAAAAATGTTACAAGCTTATTTTGTCGCTTGACTTCTGCACTATTATATCAGATAAAAGCCAGTGTTTGCTAACCATAAGCAAAAAAAACGGCGGGGATTTTCTCCCCGCCGTCGTTGTTCTGTTTAGATGAAGTACATCTCGCCGTTAATTTCCAGCGCCACGGCCTCCTGGTGCATCTCGTTCTTCAGCGCCTCGCAGAGGTCTACCACGTCGCCCACGTGCGCCTGCAGATCAGCATCGGAAGCATAGGCAAAAACTACGGTGGTAGCCTCGGCCACAAGCCCAGCCGCAGGGGAAAGCCAGTAGCCCAGGGCCGGCGTGCTGGTCGCGCCTCCGAAGTACTCAGAGAGGGCAGAGGCGACGCACTTCACCTGTTCGGTGTTATCGGTGGCGGTGTCCACGCCGCAGGTGGCAGGCACGTAGACGGTGATTTTAGAGGAAAGTTTCAAGCAATTCTTCAGTTTGGCGTTGTTAATCATGGTTCAAATCCCCTTTACGTTTTTTCGGTGGCGGGCCGGTGTCGCCGTGTCTCCGGCCCGCCTGTTATATTTACAGACTACTTTTCTTTGTTGCTAACCGAAAATTTAAGCAATCCGCAGATTTTCCAATGCTGCCCGCATCTTGACGATTCTTTTATGAACAGCCACGTTAGAAATGCCCACGGCCTTCCTGATCTCGCGCTCAGTCTTGCCAGCCGCTACCATCTCCAGAATTTGCTTTCCGATCTCGTCCAGCCCGTTCCGCACCCGTTCCACGTCTGCCCGGATAATCGCCGCCGTTTCGGTGTTCTCGGTGGCGTCGCCGCAACACGTCTCCAGGTAGCTCGCCGCGTTGCCCTCGCCGTCCTCGATCTGCCAGTCATACGCCGCGCCGTGTTTGCTGTCGGCATAGTACACCGCCGCAATGGACGCCCGCGCCGCGTTGTAAACCACGGACACAAGCCGCAAAGGGCGCTTGCCTTGTGCCGCTCGCCGCTCGTTGGTGGCGGTCAGCTTGTCAACGTCGGCCAGCCGGGAAAGTACCCGGATGCAAGTCTCATTCACGAACTCGTCGAAGTCGTGGGGCCGATAGCACCCGAAAGCAGGCACCTCAGAGAACTGCAGGTAATGGTCTTCAGTGGAATAGCCGATCTCATTCTTTGCGGCCTTGCGGACACAAGCGGCCATCATGCGCACCTTGTCAGCGTCGGCCATGTCCGCCCATTCCTTGACGATCTCCAGCGCGTTGTCCTCAGCGTTGACGCCTTCAGCCTCAGCCCAGGCAAGCCGCAGGCATTCGCCCATGACTACCTCGCCCACCTTGCAGCCGATCTCAGCCGCCGCAGCCTTGCGGATGTCCCACGCCCGATTCATGATGTCGCGCACGTTGTAAGTCTTTTTCATGGTTCATTCTCCTTTACGTCAATACTTTTCTTTGTTGCTAACCGAAAGGGGAAGGGGAGCACCCGCCCCCGAAGCCCTTTTCTATTATGTAGTATATCAGAATCCGCCCCGCTTGTCAATCGTTTTCTTTGTTGCTATACGGAAAAGGTTAGAAAATCGCCACAAATCAGAGGAAAACAACACTTTTCAAGCCGTAAAAGTATCAAAACAAGAGGCATCATTTTCGGCATTATGCTGTATTTTCAAGCGAAACATTGTGCAATATGACGGATAGCACCCCGCCTGGTGGCCTGGACAGCCCGCCCAGCACCGACACGCTCCAGCCCCTACCCGCCGCCCACGCCAGCCCTGCCCAGCAGAGGACGCCAAGCACCCAGCACGCCAGCGCCAGCACCACGCCCAGCACGCCGAAGGACAAGGACAGAGACAGACGGAGAGCCGCCCGGCCACCGCCTGCCCCGCTTGCCTACCAGCACGCCGCCCCGCCGCCCGTCTGCTACCAGCAGACAGCAACCGCCCGCCCGCATCCCGTCCCGCCTGGAATCCGCCACGGCATCCAATCCGCACGATATGACCAGCACGACCAACAAGAGAGAGAAGGGAAGAGGAGAAGGGCAACAGATGAGGAGCCGCGCCAACGTACAAGGAATTTTTCTGCCCGGTCATATATAGGACGAACCCCGCCCCGCTACACCCCGAAGGACACGCCCGCCGCCTGCATCCTGCACCGCCTCCAGCGTCCTTTTTCCGCTCGTCTTGCGTCCCGTGCTGCCTGCTTTTAATTCTGCTTTTGGAGAGTTTGCAGAACCCGACGCCCAAAACGCCCGACAACAGACGCAACGAACGCCCGCCCGCCTGCACCATGCCCACCAGCGGACGGGGGAGCCTCTACATTTTCAGCCCGCCGCCATTTCTGACGAAATGACTCAGTACCTCTACTCTATCGCCTCTACGCATTTTCTCTCATTTTTTCCTCGGTAATAATCTCGGCCTTAGCACGTCAATAAATGATTTAACCCGTTCCCTAATAATTCAGAATTACCCCTTAAAAATACGCCTACCGACGAATATTACACAAAAATTCAAACGTTTATTGACGATCTCTTGACCGAAAGGAACAAATAAAACTAAATTTTCCGTTGACTTTTCCCCGTTTCTGTGGTAGAATAATTTAAGGAAGACAGCGACTACAGACGTTCAATAGCAACGTAGAAAACGAGGTGGATTATGGACGCTCAACTTTCTTTCTTTGATCCGCACACGAACACCGTACCGCATACGGAATGCAAAATTATCCCGATGCCCGGTATTCCTGTTGCTGAACAACCTCCCCGTAAGACGAACTACCGTAAGGGAGAAGAGCAGACCGTATTCCCAATCAAGTCTCGTGACCAGCTTACCGCTATGGCGTCCTGGTTGCGGGCCAACGCAGATCCTAAGTATCTGCTTGCCTTTACGTTCGGAATCAACCTGGGACTTAGAGCTAACGAGCTGCTGGAACTCAAGTGTTCCGACATCTTCTTCCCAGACGGGAGGATTCGGTACATTGTTGGAGACTACACGGATACTACGGATCGTATCTCAGTCTTCCAGGATAAAGTAGACAAACGACGTGGGCTTTACCTCAATGAATCTTGTGTTCACGCCATCCAGTGGTATTACGGAGATACTGGCAATAACTATTCTGACCGCTATATCTTTTCTTCTCGTGAAGGTGGGCACATCGAAGTTGACACCTTACGGAAGATTCTCAAACGTGCTGCTAAGTCTTGCGGCGTTAAACAGAATATCGGAACACATACGTTACGGAAAACGTTTGGATACTTTCATTACCAGAGCAACCACGATATTGTGTTTCTCCAGCGGCTCTTCGGCCATTCCAGCGCTTTGATTACTATGCGGTACATTGGGATTGCAGATGAAGAGGAAAAGCGAGCTTACCACGAAGTCTCCATTGACCTGATTAGCGATATTTAATTTTTCTGATTGCCACGTCGCAATCTATCAGAAGACATCAGACTTACCAGGTGTGAAAGACTCTAAAGCACGCTGCTGGCTTCGTGCCCGCACCAAGCTTCTTGGTTAAGCCGCTACGAAGTCTACCGTATACCTAAAGCAAAATGGATAGTAAGGCTTACCGCCTATTCCGCGAGCGAAGCGAGCGGCTTAACGTGCAACCTCAATTTTCAAAAAACACGATTTTCATAACTTTTTAGCCCACTTTGAGCGTAGCGAATATACCCCTTTCCCCTCTAAGGGACGGTTTTGAAAAACCCAGTGTTTTCAAGGCTTTGAGGGGTGTCAAAACGCAATTTTATCACTTCCAAAGTGATAAATGTATTTTCCGATTCTGAACTTTTGAACTTTTTTCGTATTTTAGGAGGAGCGGTATGGACAAGATTTGTGACTACGATGAGGCGTTTACTCGCCGCGAAATGTATGAGGAAACCGGGCGCTGCTTAGATTGCCTGGCTAACCCTAACTGCCCGATGCACATTAAGGCTCTCCTGGAGCATTATGGCCTATGGCACAAGAAGGGAGGCTGGTAACAATGTCGGTTATGCGTGAAGCAGCACAACTGCAAGAGTCTTATCAAGCGCTGGTCGATGAAAAGCGGTTGAGTAAGCGGGCGATGTGCAGCCTGTGTATTCCGTTTAGAGATAAGTACGGACTGACAGATCTGCAAACGCTTAGGATCGCCCGTAAGGAAATGGAGCTGTCGGAGATGGTTGACTTATTGGAGGGAGGTGGCGATGGTGGGCAAACATAATTGTGAAAACTGTATTCACAAAGTAGTGTGTGCTCTTTGGGAGATTCAAAATGAACTTTGCTACTGCAAGTGTGTACATTATCATCCCGCATTTACATTGTCGAATGATCCGCTGACGTGGGAAGAGTTAAAAGCTGAAACAAAAATCAATCCGGTTTATAGCATAAAATATGGCTGGATATTCCCAAGTACTGTTAAAGACGAACCGTACAAACAAATATGGTTCTTTACATCAAAAGGATTTGCTCAGACGGAGTTGTTTTACCGCGATACATTTTATCGCCGCCTGCCAGAGGAGAATAATAATGGGTGAATGCTGTCAATGCAAATACTGGGATAATAGCCAGTGGATAATGAATAAGTACGGAGAGGGATGCGGGCAGTGCCAGATGGATGGGCAAATTAGGTTTTGTTCGCACAAATGCCCATTTGCAAGCCCGTTAGAGGAAAAGACAAGAGGTGAAGAGCTGATATGAAGCGGTTGACCAAGAGGATTGGCGATCATTACACTTATTATGACTGCAATATTCTGTGCGACCAGTGTTTTGGGGGCTGTAAGGTATCCCAGGAAATTATTGATCGGCTGGGCGCTTTGGAGGACATTTTAGAGAATAGCTACGAACTGAGTAGGCCGATAGAGACGCCCCAGAATGGCCGCAAGATAACGGAAATAAAAGATTGCATAGAACGAGAAGTTGTTCTAAAATATCTTAAAAGCAGAAAAGCGCACTTTGTGGATGACATTGGGAAGGGGTGGGGTGCAGGTATAGACGCAGCTATTGAAGGGATTGAAAATCTGCCCGCTGCCGACGTTGCCCCGGTGAGGCATGGGAGATGGGTTTTTGACCACATGACCGGAGAATGGTCTTATTACTCCTATTGTTCTGAATGTGGGCATAAAGAGTTTTTTGCAAATGATAGCGTAGAGAAAAGACATAGATATTGTTATTCTTGTGGCGTTCTGATGGACGGGAAGGAGAATGATCATGCGGTTAATTGATGCAGACGCTTTAGATTTTACCTTTGACCGGAGATGTTTTTCTGCCGGAGATGAACAATATGTGCGTGGAGTGGATGACGCTATTGGTGTAATAAACAATGCTCCTACTGTTGATGCCGTATCTGTGGTCAGGTGCCGGGAGTGCAAGTATCACAAACCGATTGACTATTGTACAAAGCACAAGCAAACAGGCTGGTTTAATGATGATTTTTGCAGCCGAGGCCAGCGAAAGGAGGGCGTATGAAACGACTGACAGGAAGAAAAGGTGGGTACGCATATCTCATCGGATGTATCTCTAAAGAGACTGGCGAAGAAATTTGAAAGGAGAGTATATTTATGGCTCGACTATATAAGCTCACATTGTATGTGTGTGATTTGGAAGATAATCTTTCTCTGGGTGAGATAAAGGATGCGATTCGTCAAGATGCGCTTGACGGGATCTCTACATCATGCGTTACTCATTTTTCCAATGAAAAGATTGGCCCGGAGATTGATTGGGACGATAACATTGACTTGAACAGAGTAGATTCCACAACGGAGCAGTGGGAACGTTATTTTCAATCTGAGCAAGATGAAGTTCCAGAACATAGAAGATTGGAGTTTGGCTAATTTATTTATCAATAGAAACAAAGAAAACTAATTATAAGAAGGTGATGTTATGGTTTCTGAAGACGAAGTTAATCTACTTAGATTTGAGAATATTGCCTTGAAAGATGAACTGCGTACTTATCGGGATGCTGCCCGTCTTTATGGGATTGACCCTGAGACAATGCTAACGTTGGCTAAGAGTCAAATCAAAACCTGTGCTGATAATATTCGATTGGTTGAGAAAATGCAGGAAGTGTTGTCTCTCTTCAAATATATCCCGCAAGATCTGACGGAGCAGGATGTCTCATGTGCCATTACTTGTTATGACGGGAATAACGAAATGCCATATTGTGATCTGGTTTATGCCGGGTTGAGCGTGTTGCAAAAATATTTGAAGAAAAGGAGTGAGTATGATGAATGGAGAAAAGGTAATCTGCCGGAGGGTTTCTGAAGGAGTGTATCTAAGTATTCCTCAGACCTTCAATCTGGATCAAATCGCAGAATCCGGCCAGTGCTTTCGCATGACGCCAATTCAAGACGGGGGATATATAGTTGTCAATGGCGTTCATGTAGTGAAGATTACACCGCATGAGAGCTGCGGTTATGTTTTTCACTGTAGCTTTGATGAGTTTAGGGATATTTGGATTCCCTATTTCGACCTTCGCGTGGATTATGCGAAGTATCAAAAGAAAATGGCCGAAGATCCGTTTTTGCAGAAAGCAATCGAAATGGGCGGCGGGATTAGAATTTTGAAACAGGATTTATGGGAAACAGTAGTTACATTTGTGATTTCCCAACGGAACAATATTCCACGCATTCATAAGTCCGTAGAAACTCTGTGTCGTTTGTTTGGGACTCCGTTGGACACGATTGATGGACAAACGTTTTATTCTTTTCCTACGCCAGAACAACTAAGAGGTCAGGACTTGTCTGCAGTCTCACTTGGATATCGGGAAAAGTATGTAAGCGATCTGGCAGAGTATAATACGGAGTTCTGGGAGCAGCTTGCCACACTGGATGATGATACGGCCAGAAAAACTCTAATTGCTCTTAAAGGTGTTGGAGAAAAAGTAGCAAATTGTATTATGCTGTTTGGACTGCACCGCATGAGCAGTTATCCGAGAGATGTGTGGATCAACCGAATGATTGATGACATCTATAATGGGAATTTCGATGTTACTCCGTATGCGGAGTTTGCCGGCTATGTTCAACAACTTCAATTCTTCTGCTATCGGAAGACAGCAAAGGAGGAAAGCGCGTGATCGTTAAGGTTTGCGACACGATTATGGGTGCCGGCAAAACAGAAAGTGCTATTACCCTTATGAATCAAGATAAAGAAAGCCGGTATGTATTTATTACACCGTATCTTGATGAGGTGGAGCGAATCAAACGTAGCTGTGTTGGAAGGAACTTCAAAGATCCTCAAAGCAAAGGGAGGGGGAAGCTTGACGATCTTCACCGTTTGCTTTCGATGAGAGATAACATCGCCAGTACACACGCATTATTTGAGTCTTATAATAGTGAGACTATTTCCCTTATTAGCTCTGGAAGATATAAGTTAATTTTGGATGAAGTGTTTCAAGCCGTACAAACTATCCCGATTTCTACAAAAGATCTGCAGATGCTGAAACGGGAAATGATTGAGGTTGACTCCACTTATCGTGTTCACTGGATAAATGAGGATTACGAAGGGAGATTTGAAGACCTAAGAGATATGTGTATGACAGGCAACGTTATTTTGTATAATGACTGCCTGCTGCTCTGGAAGTTCCCTATTGAAGTCTTTCGGTCTTTTGACGAAATCATAATCCTTACCTATATGTTTGATGCGCAAGTTCAGAAGTATTATTTCGATATCAACAATATTGAGGTGCAGCGAATTGGTACTGCATATGAAAATGGAGCATACCACTTTTGTGATACGCCCCACATTCCAGACTATGTAAAGGATCTCCCGAAGAAAATTCATATTGTTGATGACGAAAAACTTAATAGCATTGGAGAGGCTTGGTCAAGTTTCTCAGTCTCATGGTATAACAAGGCAAAAGAAGCAAAAGGGCAACCTTTGATCAGACAGCTCCGAAACAATCTGAACAACTTATTTAGAAATAAGTTTAACTCAACATCCGATCAAAACTTATGGACAACGTTTAAGGATTTTCAATCACTGCTAAAAGGTAAAGGGTATACGAAAGGCTTTTTGTCGTGCAATGTGCGTGCAACAAATGCCTATCGTCGTAGGGATTGCCTAGCCTATTGTGTCAACATTTATTATAACCCGCTGCTGAAGAATTATTTTCAAGAACAAGGGGTTGAAGTGCGTGAAGATATGTACGCATTAAGCGAAATGATTCAGTGGGTTTGGAGATCTGCCATTCGTGATGGGAAGGATATCTGGATTTACATTCCCAGTAGACGTATGCGAGAGCTATTTCAGAACTGGCTGGATAGCATCGCTCATGATAGTAAATTGAACTAATTGCGGCGTCAACGATTTATTTGATCATATAAGTAGCGTGAGGTTTAAGAGAGCTGACGCGGCGGTGTGTAGCGAAAGGAGGCTTGTAATGAACGCCGCATTTGATTGTATTTGGTATGACCAATGTGGGTCGGAATGCCAGGGAAAGTGTGAGTATTATTCCCCGGCTGACACCGCAATGGAAGACGAAACATTCTATATGGAAGTTTTGAAAGAAAACGCGCAGGAATACGAAAAGAGCATTCAAGATTTCTCAGATGGGAGTGATATCGGTTGAATAGAGAAAACCGTAGAGCTTTGAAAAAGAAGCTTAAAGATAAAAGTTCCCGTACACGTGCTGCGAATTATCTGGGGAGTCTTGGAGACAAGATCAATGATGTTATTCATGATGGGGATTTGGTTATTTTGAATGTAGCCCAGATCATGGCGCGTAAGGACTATTCTTGTAAGCAAAAAGAGTACCGTGAGTTTGTAGAGCAGAGCCGGGACGTAGTTTTTGTAGCCCATCCTTATCATGAGCGGCCTGATGGTTTCTCAGCGCTGGTTGAATTGGATGGTGTTGAGAAATGGCTGTTTTGGTATGGAGATCTTATGAAGGTAGAAACTGTTCAGGCCGAGGAGGGTGAATAAACTTTGGGTAACTCAGTCTATATTGTTTCTGCTGACGCCAAAGATCTGTTTTTGGCAAACTATTCAAGTCCCAGCAGCAAAGAGTATACGGTAAAACTATCTGGAACAGATCAAAACGACCAGTTTAATACAAGAAGATTTGTAAACACTTTGGATTATAGTTTGGATGTTATCAAGCTAAGAGAAGTTTATGAAAAAGTCTATCGCCGTATGGATTTTACTTTCAGCAAGTGTGGAAAAGAATATTGTCGGCGCGTAATTAACGTGACGTTCAAATATAGCATTAAAGAGTTTAACCGTTTTTTTGATAACGTCTATATTAAGTATGGATATTTGCCACAGGATGTACAGTTGGTTGGTAATGTCTGTATGAAAGATGGTGAGTTGATTGCCGTAAGAGTTGGTTCTCCGGTTGAAAATCCGTTATCTCCTTCAGAACTGGGAAGCCTTTTCATGTTTGATGATGGAGTTTATCGGCTGGGGAAAAATATGCGGGTGATACTGACGGTTGCCCAGCTTCGCAGCCGGCTTTACCAAGATGGGTTTGTTTGTGACGGTATTAAATTTCAGCGCTTCAAACGTTCCAGCGGAAGCAGCAGAGTGGGTAAGTGTTTGTTTATCGATGAGCGCCTATATCCTAGAATGCACAAATGGGAGCTTTGTGGCCTTAAAGTTAAGGAAGGGCAGGAGATTGATCTTGCTGCTTTGGAGGCATATATTGCACTTACTCTCAGCAGTATTGTAGGGACAATTCCTCTGCGGCCCGAGAACTTTTTGGTAATCGATGATTATAAGAGTATATTCAAAGATCGGGTTGTAGCGACGCGGCTTGGAAAAGATAATTGGCTTTCTTCAAAAGCGGAAGAAGTAAAGATTGAAAACAGCATTTGGGATGGGCAGTCCCTTATTGATAAAAGTGCAATGGGTGAATGGCAGGACTACGGAATGATTCTCTTGCGAAATCGGTTTTTTAAGTCTGCCTGTTTCAATACAAACATCCAAAAATTCTTCCAAGATCACGGTATCACAGATATTTCTCAACTCTCGGGATTTACTCTGGCGCAAGATATTTCTGACATTAAGATTATTACTACTCCGAGCAGTATCAAATATGTGAAGTTCGGCACGCTGGAGCAGTGGTTAAGACTGTTGGATGAAGACGGAAGTTTTGGAGTTGTAAAGCATGAGAAACCTACACACTTTTTTGGCGGACGTATGGTTCAGATCCATTATCAGCTTTTGAACACACTCCAGCTATCTCAAGAAGATGTCAACCATTTGATTAAGCCGTCACTGGATTATCTTCGCCTAATTCAAACTGATCCGGCTGTATTACGATACCACATCAAATATATGGGCGGCGGCGAGGAGATTGATGGGGATGGGGTAACTACAACAAACGATGTGGTTTATCAAATGCTGGGTGTTACAGACAAATTTGCTCAGACTAAGCTGTATCATAATTTCAAAAATGATATTTCTAAATCGTTCAAAAAAGAACTTGCTCGTGGTCATATTTTGGTGAACGGTAATTATTCAACCTTGCTGGGCAATCCTATTGAGATGCTTTATTCCGCAATCGGGCAGTTTGATGGCAAAAGTAAAATCGGAATTGGAAATATTTTTTCCAAACAGTTTGGGTTTGACCAGACTATTTTGGGATCTCGCAGCCCTCATGTTACGATGGGTAATGTTTTATTGGCAAAGAACACTGACAATGTGGAGATCCAGCAGTATGTAAATGCGACGAAGGAAATTGTATGTGTCAACAGTATTGATGAAAACATCTTGTTCCGTCTTTCTGGAGCAGATTTCGATTCTGATACTATGTTGTTGACAGACAATCCTATTCTGATCCAGGCGGCACAACAGAATTATCATAGGTTTCTTGTCCCCACCAGTATGGTAGATGCTAAGAAGATTGTACGTCATTATACCAGGCTTGACCAGGCTGATCTTGATATTAAAACGTCGGTCAATAAGATTGGAGAGATCGTAAACCTTTCTCAGGAGCTGAACACAAAGCTGTGGGATGCTTTGAATAGTGGCGCGGATTTTTCAAAGTACGAGGAACTTTATTGCGAAATTGCCCAACTGGACGTTTTGAGCAATATCGAAATTGATAAGGCGAAGCGCGAATATGCGGTTGATAGTGTCGCTGAAATTAAACGGTTAAGAAAGAAATATGAAATTCGGGATGATACTGGCCGGCAGGTAAAGCCTAACTTCTTTGGAAAAATCGCTCGAATGAAAGGATATTATGATAGCGGGAGTAAAAACTATCGTTTCCATGATACAACTATGGACTTTTTGCAGCACAGTCTAAACGCCTACCGTACCAACTATACCTACCAATCATTCATCCCATTCTCTGGCCTTTTAGTGAATGACGCATATTTGCAAAAATCGGTGAGCTATTCGCAAGTAGATCGGATTTTGGGGTTTGTACGCGAGATGCGTGCGAAGATTCGGGCCGTATGGGATGGAACCGATGAAAACCTGGATAATTACGGAAAGGCTATCTTAGTACATGAGATTCGGCAGGAGTATATCAGCTATATCAAGTCGCTAAAGATTAGCCCCCATACTGTGTATCGGCTAATGCTTGCGATTGAAGAACCTCAGAACAAAGATATCTCCCGCACTTTATTTTACACACTATTTTCTGCGCCTAATCAGTGTTTTCTGGATTTGATAGAGCAAAGTAAAACGCCGATTTCTACACTGGTTGAAGTGGCCGACGATGACTGGAATATAGAGATTTACGGGTTCCATTTCCGAAAGTGTGTGGAATTACAGACAAATAAATGCCCCATTTGTTGTTGAAAATATACAAAATATCAACGATAATGGTCGAATAATTCTGAAATCACCTTGGGAACTTTCGTTTATTGACGAAGGTTCCCAAGCCTTGAATTTGGTGTATTTTTGAGGGAGTACCCTCAAATTTTCAATGAAAAGGATGGTTCTTGTGATTTCCATTAACAAGGAAGAAAAAGATGCGCTGGTTAAAGCATTTCCTCCCAATCGATATCCACACTATTATTGCTATCCTCGCACAATGAAACAGGATTCAAAGAGGGGACATTATTTTTGTGTAGAGTCCCCAGAGATCCTTGCGAAGCTACAAGAGATTCGTCGCAGCAAGGTCATTGAGGAACATTGTTAAAATGGCCGAGCAGGAAAAGCGGGAGGTTTATAGCAGCGCAATGATCGATTGTTCTGATATGACGTTGACAGAATATCATAACGACGGTCTAAAAGTTTACGATATCAATGAAATTTTAAGGCGTTGGGAAAATGTGCCCGATCTTATAATTGAAATTAGGCAGCGTGTCCCGTTGCCGAGTATTGAGGGGTGAAGACTTTCGTGAATCCAAGATATGAACGTAGAGAAGGTGAGGAGTCATATGAATATGGTCTTCGCCTGATCGAAACAAAAATTGAGCAAAAGCCAGATGATTTGGACTGGGAAGACATTATCGAAGCGACTGGGATTGACTGTCATAGGGATAGTCTAAGGAAAGCAGCTTCCGTTACTCCGTATTCTGGGTATGCTGTCGCGCAATATTTCAAAAAGAAATATGCGTTGCAAGATGCCACGGAGCAGAACGAGTACATGGATGAATTAGATTTCAAAATTGCTGAAATGCGAAAAGAGGCCAAGCGGTTTTACGATCAGCGCCGGGAGTTTAATAAGATGGTTGATCGTATTGGCCGTTCGGAAAATTTGGAAGATAGGTTGATTGAGGCTGCGCATGAGTTAAATAAGGTATTGCCTTTAACGATTAACAAGTCTAGCGATTTTATGACCGACAATTCTGAGGCAGTTATCGTGTTTGCCGACTGGCACTATGGTATGGTAACGGATAACATTTGGGATAGATATGATACTCAGGTTTGTCGATATCGTGTGACTAAATTAGTTGAACGGGCAATCGAGCGCATTAGACTTCACAAGTGTCAGAAGCTTCATGTCGTACTATTAGGGGACGCAGCTCATGGTTCAATTCATACAAGTGCGCGTGTTGCATCAGAAGAGTTGACGTGCGACCAGATCATGCAGGTTTCAGAAATTATGGCTCAGGCAATTAGCGCTTTGGCAGATGAAGTTAAACAAACTGTTGTCCATGCAACATATGGGAATCATCTAAGAACGGTTCAAAATAAAAATGACAGCATCCATGCCGACAATATGGAGAAGTTGATCCCGTGGTGGTTGGAGCAGCGTCTACAGTCTCGTGGAGATATTGTATTTCCAGAATCTGAGTACTATGAGTTTCTTTATTTCTCAGTATGCGGATATAATATTTGTGCAGCGCATGGTGATTTAGACAGGGTGAAAAATGCAGGCAAAACATTACATACTTTATTTGCGAAGAAATATTCTAGCGATATTGATTATGTAATTTTGGCTGATAAACACCATAAAGAGGAGTTTGAAGAGCTGGGAATTGAGAGTATGATTGCACCATGTTTGTGTGGTACAGATGATTATGCCAATGGAAAGCGTTTGTATTCAACGCCGGCGCAGTTGATGATGGTGTTTCGCCCTGGCGTCGGTGCCGACGCCTATTATCAGATTAAGTTAAACTAGGGAGTGAAACAATGGTTAAGGCCGATATCGTATCTGCTCTGTGTGAGAAAGGCTACTATAAGAGTGAGTCTAACACAGTAGTGGATGAGGTTCTCCAAATTATTCGAGATGCCTTGATCCGTGGGGAATCTGTGCAGCTTCGCGGATTCGGTACTTTTGAGGTAAAACTCAGAAAAGGGCGTAAGAGCAAGAATATTTCCACAGGGGAGCTTCGTGTTTCAAGTGATCGTAAGGTTCCTGTATTTCGTGCCAGTAGTAGTCTGAAAGAAGATGTTCGTACTGGTGCAGGTGGAGGAGAATAAAAAATGAGATTATTTTCTTTGTTGCTATTGACATCTGAATACTGGTGTGGTATTATAAGAGCGTAGCAACAAAGAAAACTAATCCACATGGGGCCGTAGCTCAGTTGGGAGAGCACCTGCCTTGCAAGCAGGGGGTCGTGGGTTCGACTCCCATCGGTTCCACCAGTAAGCTGTGTTGGTTATGTTGACGTTTGTGCGGTTCAGCTCATTACTTTACTGCTATCTCGGTCAAAAACCTATCGGCCATGGACGAGGTTCTTAGGACGCACAGTAATTTCGAGACATAGCTCAGTTGGTAGAGCGCACGACTGATAATCGTGAGGTCGAAAGTTCAATTCTTTCTGTCTCGACCAGTCCCTTCGCTACAGGAAGGTAAATTTGAGAAAAGCCGATGACAAGGCGGGAGATCTGGCTGTAGCACTTTTCTTTCCCCATAATGGTGCGCATTATAGGGAACGTGGTCGGGCAGCGCCTAGGCCCGAACCGGTAATTATATAGAGGGTGTAGTGATAATGGTAACACGCCAGATTTGGGATCTGGAATTGCGGTTCGAGTCCGACATCTTCTACCATATTGGAGCACGAACAGCAATTTTGTAAAAAAATAATTCTATTTTGAAGAAGAAAAAAGCGTGCTCTTTGTTTTATTGGCCCGTAGCTCAGTTGGTTAGAGCGCTTGACTGTTAATCAAGATGTCGCAGGTTCAAGTCCTGCCGGGTCAGCCATATTGCGGGATGTTAGCAGTGGTAGCTTGCCAGCCTCATGAGCTGGAGGTCGTAGGTTCGAGTCCTACTCCCGCAACCATGCCCGTCCTACGAACAGAGCGGAGACTGTAAACTGAATAGGAAATTGAAACCATGTGTTTGGCAACATGACTTTTGCTGGCTTTGGAGTAAAGCTGGACGCGCCCCAACAGCGTAGAGTTGGAGGCATGGCCGATGCCTTGAATCGGTCAGTTTGCTCGGTTAGCTCAGTTGGTTAGAGCGCCTGCCTTACAAGCAGGAGGTCACAGGTTCGATTCCTGTACGGAGCACCATGTGTAGGTATGGTGTTTAACGGTTAGCATATCGGTCTTCCAAACCGAGGGTACGGGTTCAAATCCCGTTATCTACTCCATTTTAATATGCGGGTATGGCGGAATTGGCAGACGCGCCAGACTTAGGATCTGGTGGGTTATCCCCGTGCAGGTTCGATCCCTGTTGCCCGTACCAATGGAGCGCTTACAGCAATTCTTATTGTATGGAATCAACTTTTAATTGATCAAACCTAAAATAAGGCGCTCTGGGTATAAGCTGGCGTGGCGGAATTGGCAGACGCGACGGACTCAAAATCCGTTGGTAGCGATACCGTGTGGGTTCAAGTCCCACCGCCAGTACCAAATGGCAGTATGACTGGAGACGGTTCCAGCACGGCCTCATAAGTCGTAAGACGCAGGTTCGAGTCCTGCTGCTGCCACCACGGCTCTCTCATTTTATTGAGCGAAACGACATAGATATGGCGATGGCCTTATGAGCGAGGCGTTAATCAGTGGGGCTGGCATCCATTATCGTCAAAGCCAGTTACGATGCCGTAGCCAAGTGGTAAGGCTCTGGGCTGCAACCCCAGGATCATAGGTTCAAATCCTATCGGCGTCTCCAAATGCGCCAGTAGCTCAATCGGATAGAGCACGGGATTTCTAATCCTGTTGTTGGGGGTTCAAGTCCTCTTTGGCGTACCATCTGTATGGTAGTAAAAGTACGATCAATAAAATAACTACGCTCGTTTGTTTCTGCCATAAAGGGCTGGATGGTATGGTCTGGTCAGCGAGAGTTCCTGCTTGGAGAATCGGGAGTGTAGGTGCGGAAAAAATAAAACCCCGCCTTGCGGCGGGGGGAGAGGGTTAAAGTTTAACGCCAAGTTTTTCAGCCATTTCTTCAGGAGTCATATTTGCGGAAGCTTCTTCAATAATCTTTTTCATTTTTGCGGGGCGAAGAAGTTCCTGTTTCTTAGCTTCAAGAGCAGCGATTTTTGCGTCGATTTCTGCAATTCGATCTTCAACAGTGCGGCGTGCGCGTTTCGCTTTTTCTTCTGCCATAATACAATGCCTCCAATCAATTTGGTAATTACATTTATACCACAAGTTAAGGGAAAATGCAACATCAGAAAAGAAAATATTGGGGTGTAGCCAAGTGGTAAGGCATGGGACTTTGACTCCCACATTCGCAGGTTCGAGTCCTGCCACCCCAGCCATTAAACAACAAATGCGGTGGCGGAATAGACAGAACCCCACAGATCGAAAGATCGTCTAAATCAGCTTGGGGGTTATCTGGTAAAGCCTAATGCTGGATAGGCAATAGTAGACGCAGTACATAAATGGCAATAACGTGGAGGGCTAGAAGGACGCCTTTCTAGTATCGGATGACCTCTCCCATGTGAGGTGCAAATCCTCACCCGCATTTTTTATATATGCTCCCGTCCTCTAACTGGAATAGGAGGCTGGCCTCTCAAGCCGGTAATACGAGTTCGAGTCTCGTCGGGAGTACCAAATGGTGCCGTGGACGAATTGGTAGAGTTGCTGGCCTTTCAAGCCGGAGTTTGCGGGTTCAATCCCCGCCGGCATCACCAGAAAAGAGGATCGCATATGGGTAGAAGATCTAATGATGCGCAAGTTAAAATTGTGAAGAAGATACCTTCAACTGAAAACGGGCCAGGTGTACATTGTACTACTTCCTCTGGGCAGATATATATTATATCTCAGTGCTTAGAGAAGGGACGATTTACATTATGGCGTAAGGTCGAAGATGGGTTTGCTCAGATAGCGATTGCAAAATCTCCATTGGATCTTGATGATAAGATTCCGTGGAAAGATTAAATGGTGTGTTAGTTCAGAAGAGTAGAACGCCGGCCTGTCACGCCGGAGGTCACGGGTTCAAGTCCCGTACACATCGCCATATAGGGGTTTGGTGTAATTGGCAGCATGACGATCTCCAAAATCGTTGGTGAGGGTTCAAATCCTTCAACCCCTGCCATGCTGATGTAGCTCAGATGGTAGAGCGATTGTTTCGTAAGCAATATGTCCAGAGTTCGATTCTCTGCATCAGCTCCATTTGCTGGTATAGCTCAGTTGGTAGAGCGACGGATTTGTAATCCGTAGGTCGTCGGTTCGACCCCGGCTACCAGCTCCATTCACAAGATATGTAGTTTGGAAACTACACTAAATATAGGAGTTTTAATAGAAATCAATGAAGGTTGATACAAATAAGGATCGTGGAAGAGCCGGGATGAGCTTAGCGATTGCATATTTTGGATCAAATGGCTATACGGTATCTCTCCCAATGAATGATACGCAGTGGTATGATCTTATTGTAGAGAAAGATGGGATTATACAAACAGTGCAATGTAAGTTCTCCTCATCGGAAAATGCAGAGGTTTCGCTTACATCTAAAGGAGGAACAAATGGATCTGTATATGATAAAGTGACAGAACATCCGTTAGATTTGTTGTTTTGTGCAGATAAAAACATGAATCTATTTGTAATCCCTATGGAGGATATCATTAAGCACGGAAATAAAAGAAGCATTGTTTTAAGAACCATCCCGAATAGTAATGGGCAGGGGATAAATACATATAAATACTTAGTCAAAATATAAATCGGTAGGTATCCAAATTGGTGAAGGAAGCGGTCTGTAAAATCGTGACATTAGAAACGCTGTTGGTTCAAGTCCAACCCTACCGACCAAATATGGCGGAGTTGACCCCAGTAGGTGCGGGGAGCAGTCTTGAAAACTGTTGGTCGTGATGAGCGGCTTGTAGGTTCGAGTCCTACCTCCGTCGCCATATGGAACGATAGCTTATGAGGTCTGAGCGGCGGTCTGAAAAACCGCAGGATGATGGATCGTTACCATCTCGTTCCACCAACCATGGACATGGTGTTCATGGGCTGACGAGCCTCCGGTGAAAGTCCGGCGCAGAAACGCGATAGACCCAACTGAGCTGCTGTGAGCAAAGCAGGCAAGCCGATCAGGAGCGCGGCGGGCTGGCATACCCCAACGGGACTTTGAGAGCCTGAGAAAGTATGCCCCTCTAAAGGTGGTCAGCAACTGAGGTAAAATAAGTGTAGTAACCGTGCAAATCGGAACGACTGGTAAATTCCATCCGTGAGAGCCGGACGTTGCTTCTACGAAAAGAAGCCTTTATGCGCCTGTAGCTCAGTTGGCAGAGCAGCGCCCTTTTAAGGCGCGGGTCGGGAGTTCGAGACTCTTCAGGCGCACCAGGACAATATTATTCTACGGAAACCTCGGAGATTATTTCTTCGAGGTTTTTCATATAAGAAGGGAGGTTGCAATAATGCCAGCGAAAAAGCCACTTATGAAGCCGGCGACACATAAAGTGGTCAAAGATGCAAAGCCGACTGAAGTGGAGCCGCGTGTAGTTAGTGATGAGCAGTATCGCTGTACTTGTTGCGGCCATAAGTATAAAAAGCAAGAGGGAAACTTCGGGCGATCTAAGTCTCCTATTTATAAGGGGAACAACGGTTTTCTATCAATCTGTCGGAATTGTATTGCTGAAATGTACGAACAGTACGTAAAGTTTTATGATGGGGATGAAGATGAAGCTGCGGAGCGGATCTGCCAGATTACAGATATGTATTTTGACGCAGATATTTGGGCGTCATCTCGAAAGATTAGTGAAAGTCGAAATGGAAAGAGCCGGAACCGAATTAGTACCTATATTTCTAGGTTGAACTTGAACCAGGTTTCAGGAGCTACAACTTATTCAGATACATTGGTGCGTAGATGGGAGGCGGATGTTGAAAATGCTACTACTGTTGAGGAGGTAGCACAAAATGGGGACATCCAGACGCCAGAAGAAGTTGTGCGGAGGTTTGGCGTAGGGTTTGACGCCGGCGACTACGATTCTATGCAGTACGAGTATCAGGATTGGGTTAAGCGATACGGAGAACCGATTGATAAGCGCCAAGAAGAGCTATATGTGTCTATCTGCTTTATGAAGCTTAATCTTCGTAAGTTGCTCCAAAAAGGTGACTCCAATATCGGAACTGCTGCCAATAGTTATAAGTCACAAATCGATGCGGCAACAACTGAAATTGAAGATCGGAAAAAGAAGATGGAAGCAGAAAAGCAGCTTAGTCCGTTGGGAGAAATGATCCGAGATATTGAGGAGTATTGTCCGGCTGAATATTATAAGGACAAAAAACTGTATGCTGACTTTGATCATCTTCGTGAATATATTGAGCGCTTTATGACCAGGCCACTTCGTAATCTGTTGACGGGATCTAAAGAGTTGGATAAAGAATTTAGCTTGTCTGACGCGGAGGAATGAGTCATGGATTATGAGAAAATGATGGATGAACGTCAGAAGCACGTTCATGAACATTTCCCGGCCAACAGTAAGTTAAGTGACCCGGAGTTTGTAAAAAAACTCTTAGATTGGCTGACATTTTGGCGCAGAAATCCAAGCAGGTTTGTACAACGATACTTTGGAATTACACTATATCTTTATCAGCATATTATTTTGTATCTGATGGATATATTCCCGAGTATTTGTATTGTCGCTGCTCGTAGTGCGGCGAAATCTTTTATTATTGCAGTGTATGCTTGTAAAGAAGCAATCTTGCGCCCTGGATCATTGATTGTAGTAGCGTCAGCAACTAAAAAGCAGGCGCGACTTATTGTTTCTGAGAAAATTTCAAAAGAAATTCTACCAAGATCCCCACTATTGCAAGCAGAGATTAAAACGATTAAGGATAACCAAAATGAGATTGAAGTTAAATTTCATAATGGTAGCTCTATTATCGTACTGGTAGCAAATGATAATGCTCGTGGATACCGTGCGACTGTATTTATCTATGAAGAGTTCCGCATGATTGTGAAAAGCATTATCGATACCGTTCTTTCTCCTACTTTGTTTCAGCGGCAAATTCAATTCAGAATTAAATATCCAGATGAATACAAAGACCTTAAAGAGGAACCAAAAGAAATCTATATTAGTTCTGCATGGTATAAGTCTCACTGGATGTGGGATTATATGAAGCTTGTAACTAAGGATATGCTGAACAAAAGTAAGTCTGTCCTGCTTGGAATGGATTATAGCATCGCTTTGAAACATGAGATTAAGACGCGAGACTTCTTGATTAAAGAGAGAAGCAAACTGGATAGGGTGGCTTGGACGATTGAGTATGAAAATCAGATGGTTGCTGAAAATGCTCATGCCTACTTTACATATGATATGCTCAATAAGAATAGAGTCTTGAAACGTCCATTTTATCCAAGAAAAAATGAAGATGTGTTGTCAAAGATTAAGTCAAAACATTCTATTCCAAAACAAGCGGGTGAAATTAGAATTATCGCGTGCGATATTGCCACAGAGGGCGGTGCCGGGAACGACAACTCTGTATTTACCTGCATTCGTGCTCTGCCAGAAAGCAAAGAATATAAAGTGTCTGACACTGGCGGAGATCACATTGAAGTAAAGCAAGGATATCGAAGACAAGTATTGTATATGGAACCGCAAATGGAGTTTGAGACGATCAAACAGGCAATCCGCATCAAGCAGTTGTTTACTGATTTTGATGCGGATTATTGTGTACTGGATACACGTAATGCCGGCGTTTCCATTTATGATGCTTTGGCAAAGGTTCTTTATGATGTAGACCGGAATGTTGAGTATGAACCGTGGACTTGTATGAACGATGACGGATTGAAGGGACGCATTGTAATTGCGGGCCAAAAGGAAGTTGTGTATTCAGTTAAGGCTTCCCTGGAGCTGAACAGTAAAATTGCTGTTTGTATGAGAGACAATCTCAACAACCGAATGATTGAACTTATGGTAAGCAATCAGGAGGGAGTGGAAGAGCTTCAACGTCTTTACCCAGACTATGCAACAGCAGATACAGATACTCAACTTTTCTATGAGCGTCCATTCCTTGAAACCGTGGCTTTGATCAATGAGATGATTGGACTTGAGTATACAGTACAAAACCAAACCAATCTTATTAAAATTGAAGAACGTCCCGGAGCAAGAAAAGACCGATATACTTCGGTGTCATACGGAAACTATTTTATTTCATTGCTGGAAGCGGATTTGTTTTCAGATAATTCTGGCTATGAGTATGTAACACTTGTTAATTAAAGGAGGTGAAGACAGTGGCAGAAAGATCATTTCTTTCGCGGCTTATGAATTGGGGTCGCCCTGAAATGGAAAGTGAGGCATCTGTATCTCAGATCAATGCTTCGCCCAATAGTGACAAAACTCATGAATTTAATACTTCCCTGGGCACGACATATTTGAATGTGGTCAGTTATGGAGCGAGCTGCAATGCGCCATATTCGCCAAGCGAGATTATGAATATGGCTAAAAACCCAATGCTTCATATTACTCAATTACGTCGTTGGGCGCGTTGGGCATATTATTCTAATGGTACGGTTACAACCGCCATTGATAGTCTGGTCAGTCTTCATTCCCTTGATTATGTAATTGTAGCTAAACCCAAAAAGGCTGGTATATCTCGAAAAGGATACCGCCAGAGCATGGATAAAATGGCAAGCGTACTGCGCTCTATGCGATATAAAGAAGTTATTCGAGATGGGTTGTTCCACGATGCAAATGAAGGTATGTATGTGGGATATATGGAGACAAGAACGGTTCCGGTTGATGACCGTATTGCCTTGACTGATCTTGATATTCAAAGCATTACTGAGATTAACTCTGCCGGAACGAATTGCGTCGTAATCTCTTTGCCAGTTGAATATACCAAAATTATTGGCCGCAGGAACAACTGCTACGAGGTAGCTTTTGACCTGCGGTATTTTAATGGGCTGACAGAGGAAGAGCGCAAACGTAAGCTCCAGGGGTTCCCCCGCCAAATTCAAGAAGGATGGCGGAAATATGAAAATGGGGAGTTTCCCAGTGGTGCGTGTTGGCAGCGTCTGGATTGGCACAAGACTATTGTTACCAAAATCAAAAGCGGGCAGAACGATCCGTATGGTGTTCCGTTTGCCGTGGCTGCATTGGACGATATTGATTATGCCAAGTATTTTATCAATACAAAACGTCGAGTTCTGGATACGGTAAACAATCAAATTTATTATGAGACGTTCCCAGAAGGTAAAGACAAAGGAACATCTGCTTTGTCTCAGACACAACAGGAAAATCAGCACAATACCGTCAAGCAGGCGTTGACGCAGCGGAGCAATACGAACGGAGTATCCTTCTTTTCCTTGGCGTCAGGCACAAAAATGGATCGTCTACCGGTTGATTTGTCTTTGTTGGACGAATCAAATGAAAATGCTATCAAAGAAGATGTGAATGAGGATATCGGTGTTGCTGCTGCCGCATTGAGTGGTAGTTCTACTGGTAACTATGCTACGGCAACACTGAATATGGAGATTGTGGCGAACAATGTCTTTACCTGGATTGAGGCTTTGGTAGAAGAGCTGAACAAATGTTTGAATTATAACGTGATTCGTGATGGAAGCTATCGCATTGAGTTTAGAGTGCTGCCAGTAACATTTCTCAATCGAGAAAAACAGGTAAAGTATTTTTCTGATTTGTATGCGCGTGGAAAGGGAAGCTTGTTGGCCTGGATTGCTTCTACGGGCATTGACGCAGACGATTATCTCTCCCTTATGGATTATGAGCTGGATGAGGACTTTGAGAATAAGTACCCTGTACATAAGACTTCGTTTACTGTGACCGGAAAAGATGCGCCTGATGGAGATGTTGACCATAGCACAAACACAGATCCTCCGGTCAATGCAAGCACGGAGTCTACAAAGGCTAATAATGGCAATGCCAGCCCATCTCCGTCAGGATAAGGAGGTGAGAGGAAATGTCTGAAAGAACTTCATCCACTATTTATGAGATTTCAAGTGAAAACAGAATTGCCGGCAGACGGCCTATTAAGGTAGTTCTGCATGAGATTTTTCCTGATAACACGAGATGGCAAGAAAATGGAATCTCATGGAAAGAGGAATATGTTCGAGCCAACCTTCATTCCGTCATTGGTATGTCTATTGTGGCAGCATTTTTGACTGAAGATCGGGATGTGCCATATGACCACGGTATGACAGAAGTACGGGAAGAAGATAGGTTGCCATTGTTTGAAGATGCCACTATGGTAGGGCATTTTGACAAGGCATATATCGGAGACGTTGAAATTGAGGGTGTAACCAAGCGATGTTTGATTGCTGAGGGCACTTTGGATGAAATGCGTTATCCGAAATTTGTTGCTTGGCTTCGTGAGCACATGGCAGAGTCCACTGTTAAGGGTTCTGTAGAAATTGTTGGTAAGCCAGAGCACGATGGTTACATTATTTACTCCGACGGTTGGAAAGATGAGGGGCGTGTACCGCAGGACTACGATTATAGCGGGTATGCAATTCTTAGTGTAAAACCGGCTGATGAGGCCGCCATCGTAATGGAGTTAAATAATAAAAAAACAGATAAGGAGGATGAAACTATGGATGAGAAGACCAAGAATGAGCTGATGGCGGCGGTAGCTAGTGCTGTTTCCGAGGTCAACTCCAAATGGGAGGAGTACTGGGCCAAGGTCGATGCACTTCAAGCAGATATTAGCCAGTTGAAGGCCGACATTGCGCAAAAGGAGGCCGACATCAAGCAGCTGCAGGCAGACTACGATAAGGAGTATGCGGCAAAAGAGGCTGCGGAGCTTGGCCTTACTGAGGCGAATGCGGCCAAAGAAGCTGCAGAGGCTAGTCTGAATGAGGCTAATGCTAAGATTGCTGAGATGGAAAATGCCGCCGCTGTGGCAGAGCTGAATGCCGCACTAGCTCCTTATACTGAGGAGCAGCGAGCAGTTGCCCAGGAGGAAATTGATGCGTTCAATGCAAATCCTGGCAGTGTCGAGATCAATAGCATTATTGGGAAAATTTGTACTGCTATGGTTGAGGCAGCTCGTGAGAGTAAGGTTATTGAGACTAATTCCGCAAACCAGATCGATGTGTTTGGTATGATGGATGACGCCGGCGATCAAGATGATGGTTCTGCTGACGTAAATGTATTTTAAGAAAGGGATGAAAAACAATGAAGGGTAAGACGATTGGTTACTTCAAGAACGTGCAGAACGTTGGCGACCACACTGCCGCTGTCGATCTAAAGGTTGGCATGGGCGTAGTGCTGGATCGTGCTGATCGCACTGTTAATCTGCCTGCCTCAGCAGATGAGGCTAAGGCTTGCTTCCGTATCGTAAGCAATATCAATGACAAGGCTGAGATGCGGAATTTTGAGGAGACTCTTGTGGTCAAGGCTGGCGAGAAGGTTCGTGCTGATGATTTGACTACTGTTGCAAACTTGGAGATGGAGTTTGCTCATTATGAGATTAGTACGGACTATGCCGACATCGCTGTTGGAGACAAGCTTGTTTTCGGCACTGATGGTTTGCTCACTAAGAGCGCCGACGTGACTGGCTACAAGGTGTATTTTGAGGTTACAGAGAAGACCGCGTACATGGGCAAGGGCGTTCTTGTCGTTGTTCGCGTGCAGTAATATGAGAAAGAGAGGGATAGATGATGAGCACGATTTATGAGATCAACATGAGCAACGCTCGTCTTGATACTGATACTGGTCGCGTGAAGCAAACCTCTAAGATTGTAGAGGTATTTTCTGCTCTGAGCGCAGGTCGCCGGCCTAATGTAGATGACAAGACTTTGGATAAGAGTGTTGCAAATATCAAAGAGATGTCAAGCAAAGCTTTGGACGGTGATCATACTGCTCAGAGTGAGATTAACGCTATTATCCGTTTTTCTATTGAGCCTAAGTTGCTTGAGGCCGTTCGGATGTTTGACTTCATGGGCAATTATAAGCGTATCGGTTATAATGAAGTGCCTATGATGAAGACCTACAACTACGAGAGCATTGATTCTCGTTTCCAGGCATCTAGCAGCGACGTGCCTTTTGCTGCTGTAAATTGGCGTGAGTATCCGATTGCAACCCAGACCATTTCCGCTGGTTTTGCCGTTGATTACCGTGAGCTTCAGAACGGTAACTTCGATGGCAATGTTGCCGAGGGAATGAACCAGGTGCAAATCGATATGCAAAACAAGATGACCTACTACATTATGTCTGTCCTGTATAGCGCCTTGAAGAATGCCAAGGGCGTAAAGCACTTTGCTGAGGCCAACGGCATTACAAAGACGGGTGTGGATAATATGCTGAAGTCCATGCGTCGTTATGGCAGAGTGAATATCGCTGGTGATTACAGCGTTATTTCTCAGTTTAATGATTTTGTTGGATTTAAGCAGGCTGACGCTGATGCGGTGCGGTATGGTACGGACGCAATCGCAGAAGAGATTATGCGTACTGGCCGTGTTGGTATGTACAATGGTGCTACCATTACTGAGCTACAGAATGCTATCAACTGGACTAAGTTGAACAAGGACGGAACGGACTATGATCTGTATATGCCTCAAGGTCTGCTGTTCTTCCTGCCTCGTGGAGCCGTGTCTCCTCTGCAAACCTTCCTGCGCGGCGGCATGACCACAATGACTGGTGACGATATCGTGACTCGCCAGCACCTAACTCGTTTTGATATGGAGTTTGGCGCTGGTGTAGCCGAGGGCATGGAAGATTGGATCGGCCTGATTTCTGATACGAACTACGAAGCTCCTGCAATTTAATAGCAGTTTTTTTTATGCCTAAATAAGTGGCAAAACAGGGAGGGGCGTTTGCCCCTCCCTTAAATTTAATCAAAGGGGAACCATAAAATATGAAGACGAATAATGTTTTAGTTAATAACCTTTGTTCTTGGCCTCTAAGTTTTCGTCGGATGGCGGGGCAGGGAGATATTGAAATTCCTGGAAATGCCCGAAACTTTCCGCTTCTTTCTGAGGAAGAGGTGCTTGCGCAGATTCAAACCGGAAATGTAATGTTTACTGGAACGGACAATATGGGTAGTCATGCGCGTATTCAGATTGTTGATGAAGAGAAGCGCAAGGAACTATTTGGGCTTGGGGATATCGAAACTTCTGCTCCTATTTTGCTGAATGAAGAGAGTGTAAAAGAACTCCTGGCAATTCGTACTAAGACAAAGTTTAATGAGCAGCTTAATGCGATGGTCAAAACTGACGCAGAGAAGAGAATGCTTGTTGAACTCGCTTTCAACGCTGGGGCTGAAAATGCAGAGTCTTGGAAGGTAGATGCTTTGCGTAAGCTGGCTGAAACTGCGAAGATTTAACCAGTTTAAGAAAGAAGGTGTGGACGATGCCAAACAATCAAAAGACAACCTTTGCGGATATTGAACAGAAATTTCACTCCATGCCTTTGACAAAATATGAGATCCCGGAGGCTTTGGAAGCAGAGTGGTTGACTACAGCAGTCTCTGATTATGAATTAAATCTGGGATGTGATCTTGGATATAATCAGAAGACACGTAAGTTTTCAAGTCAACTGACAAGTATTGCTATACGCACCTTGGCGCAAATGATGTATGTTTCATATCTGCAAAGAGAGCTGAGTAGAGTAATGGCGCTGAATGGGATCTACGGGAAAGATGTTCAACTAACGGGACAGGATGCCACTAAGCGGGTAACAAAGCAAGAACTTGATGATCAAATTGCCCAGGTAGAAATTCTACTTCATCGTCAAAAAGATCCGGCCTATGGCTAAGGAGGTGTGTTATGTCAGAAGAATCCAAGAGCTGGTATCGAATGACACGCCCTCTGTTCAATAGTGGATTTGAAGATGATGAGTTTTGGGCATATGGTCAAGATGGATTCCAAGAGGTGCTTGATTCATTTATAGGGTCTGATGTTTTTATCTATGATAAGACGATTGACTCCGAGCCTCAACAGGTAAGAGCTATTATCCAGCAAACAACCAGTGATGTTTATAATAGTACCACAGTAAGACAAATTCTGTGCAATATCGGAATTTTGAAGTGTGGTCAATATGTAAAATATGACGGTGCTTTCTGGATGGTAAGCGCGCTGCCAGATAATAACCGAATTTATGAAAAGGCAGTTCTTTGGAAGTGTTTGCATTCGGTTCGTTTTATTTCTCCTGTTACGGGGAAAATCGTGGAATATCCTGTTTATAGCACAAACAGTACCCAATACGGAACTGGTGAAGCTGAAAAAACGCAGTTGGCGGTAGGAGCAGACCAACATTTGATTTATGTCCCGTACAATCAAGAAACTATCATGTTGGACACTCAAACACGCTTTTTGATGGATAAGAACAGGGTGAACCCATCTGCTTATCGTATTACGAGAGTTGATCCAATTTCTTATGCAGTAGGCGATGAACGTATGGAAGATGGGTTAATTCAGTGGGCAGTACTTGAAGACCAATTCAATCCGGCTACCGATAATGCAGAATTGATGGTTGCAGATTATTATGCTCCTATTTCTGGCGGATCAGAAGAAATTGGAGGAGATGGCGCTAAGATTACTTTGACGGATTTGGATGGGGATTTTGAGCTTGCTGTTGGGGAGACAAAACAGATTCGTGTAGAAATCTTAGATGATGATGGTGCCCCAGTACTTCCGCTTCAATATCGTTTGGAATATGATTTTGCCGGAGTTGCTGAGATCGTTGAAAATTCAGACGGCTTAATAACACTAAAAGCGTCTGACAATTTTGAATATGTCGGTATGCAGATTGAATTGAAAGCGATTGACGATATCTCTGGAAGTGAAGCGGTTATTACAATTCAAATCGTGAACTGGTAAGGAGGTGATGAGAGTGCCGCATTTTGATGCGATGGTCAAACAAAAGATTTTGCTTAAACGAAAATTGTTGCAGAATCAGGCAGTGGTTAATCTGCTTTGTAATATAGGGAACAATGTAGCAGAGTTTGAGGATGTTAAAACGGGAAGTAAAAGCCCTGCGGAACCTCTCATCAAAACCCATTTCTATGTTCCCGGCACGCAATCGGATGATAAAAACTTTATTACGATGAGAAGTCGTGTGGTATTTACCGACTCTAATGTAGTAAAGGAGACGGGTATCGTTGTCTATATCATCTGTAATGAACACCAGATTGATCTGCTGCAGGGTTCCAGAGCGGATCTGTTGGCAGATGAGGTGGATCGCATTTTGAATAATGGTGACAAGCCGTTGTTTGGTTTGGGCGGAATTAAACTCAGTACTGCAGAGGAAGTCCAGTTCAACGAGGGGTACTCGGGATGGCAGATCCCGTATATTACACATGAAATGAACAGGGAGGCTAGTATCATTGATTGACCAGCTTAAACTGTTTCGTGGCGAAGGATTCCAGATCAACGATAAAATTGTGATTCGCCAGCCTACCTTGGATGAGATTGTGGGTTACGGTGAGCAAAAATACTTCGGGCTTGTCCGAAGTATTTGTTCTACCCCGGCTGATCGTAAGGTTGAAATTTGGGACAAGCTTCACATCTTTTGGGAAAAGATGGACGAATACGATCTATTCCTATCCCTTTTTCAAGCACTAAAAAACGCAGATGTGTCTATCCTTTTTGGGGATATGGATTTTACAAGTTTTAAGCTAGGGAAACAAGCTGGATTGCCCGACTTTATACTTAAAAATAAAGATGGGGTGATCATTGATAGGGCTATCCATAAGCTTATGACCGATTATCTTCGTCAAATCCACAAAATGAAGAAGAATGTGGATACGGGCTTTAATGATGCTACGAGGAAAATCATGATTGAAGATGACAGAGATGAAATGGCAATGCAACTAAAAAAACCGTTTCAATCGTTGTTGTTACCTCTAATTTCTTCATTAACAAACTGTCCAGAATTTAAGTACCGATGGGACGATGTTTGGTCATTGCCCATCGGTGTTTTTATGGACAGTGTAGAGCGTGTTCAGAAGCATAAAAACTACAGCTTCGTCATGCAGGGCATATATAGTGGCTGCGTAGATACGAAGAAAATGGATAAAAAGGATCTTTATTGGATGGGAGACTTGAAATAGTCTCAAAAGAACAAAGAAAGGACGATGAAAACCATGTTTAACGCAACTCAATTTGTCATTGACAAGGTGCGTCGGATTACTCAAATCAATCTGGCAACAGGGCTTGTAGACTTTACTGGTACAAGTGTGGAGAGTCCTCAGATTGAGTTTACTGGTGAGTCTACCGATAAGACCGATGCTCAGGGCGTCTTGCTGGCCCGTTTCGATACTGCAAAAGGCGTAAACTTCTCTGGCGAGCTGTCTCTGTTGAACTTGAATCTGATGGGTGCCCAGTTGGGTTCTGAGGTTCAAGTAGCTGGTGAGAATGCTAAGGTTAAGGGGGCGGATTTTGCCATTCTAACTGTGACAGATACTGATGGTACTAAGACCGCAACTTTGAAGCATACACCTCTGGGAACTCCCGCCGCTGTGTATACTATGAGTGAGGATAAGAACATCAGCGGTGTTATTGAGGTTGGTGCAGAAGAGGAGAACGCTAAGATCAGCGGTACTACCATCACTCTGCCTGCTACCTTTGAGGGTACTACTGTCGGTGTGTACTATGAGTATGAGACGGAATCTGCTGTGAAGCTGGTGGATAGCGCCGAGAGCTTTGCAGAGGCTGCAATGTATATTGTGGACATCCTGGCTGCTGACGTGTGCAACCCTTCAGTTAAGCGTGCCGGTAAGATCGTGTTCCCCAAAGCAAAGATTGACAACAACTTTACTGTCAACCTAACTACTGAGGGAACTCACCCCTTCTCTTTCACCGCTCTGAAAGACTACTGCGCCGATGACGCAGAGCTTTGCTATATCCTGTTTGAAGAGTAAGGAGCTTAACAATGGTTCGAGATTGCAAGGTATGCGGTAATTCGTATAATACCTGCTATTCTTGTGAAAAGGAGCGTAGTTGGAGGCTACATACTGATACCCATGAGCACTATTACATTTGGACGGTGCTCATGGATTATCAGATTAACCATGATGCGAAAAAGGCATATAACGTCCTTCGGAAACGTGGAGTTGATTTTCAGAACACAACAGGTTATTTGCCTAAAGTGAGAAGCCTTTTGGCGGAGGTCTATTCTTTGGCACAAAGTGTTCATAGGGTAAACAAGGTAACTGTTGAAACAGAAGAAGTCAAACACGAGGATGCGGGAAAAGACGAAACTAAATCGCAACAAGAAGAGTAATGGAGAAAGGAGGGCTTCGGCCCTCCTTTTTTCAATTTGATTTGAAAGGTGGTGAGACGGGTGAATATCTTGGCTGTAGATCAGGCGCGACATGGTGCTTGGGCTACTTTTGATTATGAAAACAAAAAGCTTTTAGACTATGGGATTTGGGGATACGACAGTAAAAATTATACCTTTGAACAGGCAATTTTACATATTGAGGCTTTGCTTAATGAGGTGATACGAACGCATGATGTTGGAGCAGTTTTCCTAGAAGACATTCAGTTAAGACAGAATGTGCAGTCATTCAAACGATTAGCTCAACTACAAGGCGTACTCGTAAATCTGTGTGAGAAAACGAATATTTTATATAATTTAGTAGCACCTACACAATGGCAAAGTTTTTGTAAAGCAAGAGGAAGAACGACCAAAGAAATCAAATCCAAGATTACATCTGTTGAGCCTACATCGAAGAAAACGTCGAAAATATTATCACTGCAAGCTGCGAAAGAGATTTATGGCATTGAAACAGAGAATGATAATTTGGCTGATGCTTTGATGATTGGTCATTACGCAATAAACAACATTAAAATCGGAAGTGAGGACAACACCAATGAAGAGTAAGGAAACAAAGAAATTGATGGATGAGTTCAATGAGGATTTTAGTGATATGGAGGGTCTATTTGACACCACACTACCCGATCCGACAATGGTAGAGTTTTACCGTAGATTGAAGAACCGTGAAATTCTATGGAATGATGATATTGATGATGCCACTATTGATATCGCACTTTATATTAAAAAGTGGAATGACGAAGATAAAGATTTGGCGATTGAAGATCGTCAGCCAATCAAAATTTTTATCAATTCGGATGGCGGATATGTTGCTACAGTTCTTCATGTTATTGATATGATCCATCTGTCCAAAACTCCGGTTTATACTATCGGAATGGGACGTGTATATAGCGCTGGCGGGCTTTTGCTTATGGCCGGCCATAAGCGTTATATCTTCCCTCATACGAGTTGTCTAATCCACGATGGTTCTTCTGGAGCAATCGGAAGTATTGGAAAAATGATTGATAACCTGGAATTTACAAAAGAACTTGAAAAGAGGATTAAACAATATATTCTGTCAAGCACCCGTATCACCGAAGAGATCTACGATCAGAATTATCGTCGAGATTGGTTTATGTTCAGTGAAGAAATTATCAAACTGGGTATTGCCGATGAGATTGTAACTGATATTGATACTATTCTTTGATAGGGGTGAGTGGGTATGGCAAAAAAGATTACCAGCTTGGAGACATATGATGCCCCTTTTACTTTGATTGACCATCCATTTTACGGGCTGAGATTAGATGATGGGCAGAAAAATTTCCGAGATGCGATTTGGGATAAGGAAAAGTTGATTGTTTTCTGTAATGCAAAGGCGGGAACTGGCAAAACACTAATTGCAACCGCAACAGCAAATCTTTTGGTTAAATATGGGCGTTGTGATGGGATTGTTTATATTGCTTCGCCCACACAAGAGCAAAAGCAAGGATATCTCAAAGGCAGTATCGAAGAAAAGTCTGAGCCGTACTTTGAGCCATTTTACGAGGCACTGGATAAAATCGGTGTCAATAGAAATACTGCATTCTATGATAGTGCAGTAAATGAGAAATATCAAACTGCCTATATTCAATGCGTCACACATACTTTTCTGCGTGGTACGAATTTTGAAAACAAGGTAGTTATTATTGACGAAGCGCAGAACTACTATTTTGATGAGTTGAAAAAGGTTCTAACTCGCTTACATGATAGCTGCAAAATCATTGTAATTGGGCATGATGGTCAAAACGATTTGTTTGACCATCCAGAGCGATCTGGGTTTGTCCCATATCTAAACTGGTTCTCTGGAGATGATCGAGTTGCTGTTTGTCGTTTGACGGAAAATCATCGGGGATGGATCAGTCAGCACGCCGACGAGCTGACATTTCGTGTGGCAATGAAATATGTGGAGGATCAATAAAATGAAGAAAATTGCTGTGAATACGGTAAAAAATTTCCTCAAAGAGAATAAGCGTGAAAATACTTTTACCCAGACTTTTGAAGTCGGGGATAATACATTTGATGTGACTTTTCGTACAGCCTTGTCCGTGATGGAGAAGAGCGTATTTTTGAATCGTGTGGTTTCTGGATGCTTTGATATGACGGGTAAATATCGTCCCGAATATGTGTCCCCGATGCTTCGAGCCACTATTATTCAGATGTGTACGAATATTCCGGCTATGACCTTGAAAAACGAGTCTGACTCTGAGGGTGCGCCAGCGTTGGATATTGATGGTATGAATGAGCTATATCTGACTATGGATTTGGACAATATTCAGAATGATGACTACCAGGCTATGCTCCATGAAATGGTCTATTTGAGCACACAGGCCATTGACTGGAAGAGAAGCAGCGTTCTTGCAGATCATGGGACGGATTCAGCATTCAGAAATCTTTTGAATAGTCTGTCCGCAAAGGTACAAAGCCTTGATATGGATTCCCTTATGAAATATGCTGCAGTTCTTTCTGAGAGCACAAAAAATTTGGATGAGGGCGGTATTTTGCAAGGTTTGATTAACGCAAAGGCACAGTAAGCAACAAATATAACTAATTGCAGGGAGGTGGCAGAATGACTATTCGAGAAGCATTAGAAAAAGCGAATCGGCAGCTAATGTCTAAAATCGACAATGCAATGTCTAAAGAGGTTTTTGAAGAGGTGCAGGATGAGGAGTCTGCCACCATCTACTCAGAAGTTTATAAGGTTTATACCCCAAGAATGTATCGCCGGCGTGGTGAGTATGGCGGATTGGGAGATCCCTATAACATTGAAATGCAGGGTGGCGCTGCTAAAAATGGAGTGTTGGTTGTTGTGAATTTGACTGAACCAAATCCAGGTGGATGTTCTGACGCAGACCAAGTGACTACGGGAAAGAATTTGCCTGAGTTGGTTGAGTATGGCGACGGCTATAAGTTTTATCACTATGACTTTCCGGGGCGTGGGCGCTATATGCAGCCCCGCCCCTTTACTCAAAAGACGATTGAGCATTTAGAGCAAAGCCGCGCTCACATAAACGCATTGAAAGCCGGACTGAAACGGCAGGGGATTAAGGTCAAATGAATTTTAACAGAAAAAGGTGGTGAGAGGTATGGACGAGGATCTGAAAATTATATTGACAAGTGAACTGGAGGCTGATGAGCAAGCGTCGGCGCAACGTATTTCTGCGCAGTTGCCAAATATTGCGAAGCTAATCAATTCCAGAAGCAGTATCAAGGTTGGAGTATCTTTGGATGAATCGACTGTTCGCTCAGATACACAACGCATTTCTCAGCAGATTGCACGGGCAACTCAATCTCAAACGGTTGGCGTTTCTTTGAGCCTAGACCAAAGCTCTGTCAATAAAATTAGGGCTGAACTAAATAATTTGAAGGTTAGCCCCGATATCTCTCGCGCCATGACTGACCAACTGGATCGAATGGGAATCCAGATTGATCGGATTACTGGTCGGTGGGAAACTGTAAATGGCGAACAGGAGCGTATGCTGAATCTGACTATTCAAGGCACTGATCAGATGCAGCGTACCGTTACATATTTGCAGACATATGATGCCGAGACTGGTGAAATTAGCACCAATCTTACTAATGTAACGACAAATCTTGAGAGACAACGCAAAGCCCAGGAACAGTTGGCGGCACAAGCTCAGAAGGATAATGAATCAAGACTTTCATACTTGAATCGTCAAAAGTCCGTTCTGCAAGATATCCAGGCTGCTTACGCCGGCCAAACATCTGTAAAACCTGTTACGGACAGCGATCATTTGACCAGACTGAATGAAGTCTATTCTGCTGTCAATAAGCAGATTGAGAATATGATTGCTACAGAAGGGCGCTTGGACAATGTGCAGCGTTCTAATTTGGAGTCCCAAATTGCGGGACTACAACGCTTAGTAAAAGAATATCAAAACGCCGAGTATGTAGCAACAAAACTGAGAACAAAGGATATTGGGTCTATTAAGAGCGATCAGTTGTCAGGATTGATTGCGCTTGAAAAGAGACTGGAATCTGCTGGCACACTGACAGACGCTTTTGCATCCAAGATTGACGCTCTTAAAAGTGAGCTGAGTAATGTTGGGACAAAAGATCAGTTGGTGGCCTTTCTTAATAATTTTGACCAGTTGAATAATGATGTAGCTGTCTTCCAAGAGCGGTTGCGTGGTGCAAATCAGATTTATACGCAGCTTATCTCTTTGGATAAGCAGATTACTTCTGTTCAATCTGAGATGTTAAGGCTGAACCCTGATAGTGACCGGAATAAGTTGGCTGCTTTGGAGGGGCAGCTTGCCGTCCTAAACAACCAGAGGACTTCTTTGGAGAGCCAGTTGGCCCCATATGCCGATATTGTTCAATACGCAAAGCAGGCGACGGCTCTTGAACAGAGCCGTCTTTTGAATGGCTCAAAACTTGTTACAACTCAAATGGCACTTGCAGATAAGGCGCGGGAATATGACGCTGCTATGCGCGGTATTCCCTCCGTCATCAATGATCTGCAAACCAAATATAGACAAGTAGTTTCTCCGACTGAATCTCTTGTGCAGAATATGCGGCAGCTCCGTGATACTGCTGCTCAATATACCTCAGATATGGGGGACAGGGAAAAGGTTGAAACCTATGAGCGGCTACAGACTCTTATCGGAGCGGTCAGTAAAGAGATGTCGCAGCTCATCCGAATCCAGCGCGGTGAGGTAAACGATTTTAAGTTTACACAGAATCTTGAAAAAGCAAAAGCGGATTTGGAGACAGTTGGGAGAACATGGAGCGCCCTTAAAGGCGATCCTGGTCTTAACGCACAATTCCAGCAGCTAAGTCAAAATCTGACTATGGTTAATAATCAGATGGATTTGAATAAGTGGAATGCTCAATTCAGCACATTCAAATCTGAGGTTAAGGCTGCTGGTCTTAATATGCAATCTTTGGGAGATATCCTAAAGAACAATGTCGGAAAAGTGTTGCAGTGGGTGTCTGCTACTACACTTCTATTCCGAGCATTTGGATTGCTACGACAGGCGGTTGATACAGTAATTGCGCTGGATACCGCTATGATCGATCTGCGTAAAACTACAACAGCAACCGAGGAAGAGTATCGGCAGTTTTATTTGACTGCGAATGAGACGGCAAAGGCGCTTGGCGTCACTACGGAAGAAATTATTTCACAAACTGCCGAGTGGAGCCGTTTGGGATATTCGATGCAGGAGGCGGCAAAGCTCGCTGAAAACTCAGCAATTTTCCGTGCGGTTTCTCCTGAGATGGATATTTCAATGGCAACCGATGGCCTGGTTAGTATCATTAAAGCGTTTGATATTGATGTAAATGATTCGCTTGATGGAATCGTTTCAAAGGTCAATGCGGTTGGTAACGCATTTGCTGTTTCTAATGCGGACGTGGTAGAGGCTTTGACAAGAAGCTCTGCTGCAATGGCCGTGGCAAATAATACTTTCGATGAGACGGTTGCATTGGCGACTGCCGCAATCGAGATTACCAGAGACGCCAGCAGTGTCGGTAATGCCCTAAAGACTATTTCAATGCGTATTCGTGGTTATGACGAAGAGACAGAGGAATATGTCGGCGGCGTGCAGGAACTGACGGGTGCTATTGCTGATTTGACCAAAACAGCCAGCAATCCTACTGGTGTATCTCTATTTGAAGAGGGAGATCCTGATACTTACCGTTCTACCTATGATATCCTGGCGGATATTGCGGATATCTGGGATGAGTTGACTGATAAAAACCGTGCTAATTTGCTTGAAACCTTGTTTGGTAAGCAAAGAGCACAGGTCGGTGCGGCAATGTTGTCCAACTTTGACCAAGCTAAAGCGGCTATCGATACAATGATGGATAGCGCCGGCAGCGCTGAGGCAGAGATGGAAAACATTTATCAATCTCTGGAATATAAACTAAATGCGCTACAACAGACTTGGGTTGGTGTTGCACAAAACTTGTTGGACACCGACGATATGAAGCTTGTTGTAGAAGTATTGACAGTTCTTTCAGAGGCGGTTGATAAAGTTACAGAGTCGTTGGGATTGTTTGGCACTGTTGGATTGATTGTAGTAATTGCACAGTTGGTCAAGTTCAGATCTACAATTAGCACAATCAATTCTGCGATTACACCGGTTCTAAATACGCTGTCATCTATGAATTTTGATGGTAGCACGGCGAGCGTACTGAGTTATGCTTCTGCGTTGGCTGGACTTGATCCTGTCCAGCAGAAATTGGCTATGACCATGGCTGGGTTGAATAGCCAGCAGCAACAGCAGATTACTACGATGTTAGCGGCTATTGTTGCGATGCAGCAATATACGGTTGCCGAACTGGAGCAAGTACTAGGGCTGGAAGCAGGTACTATTGCTAACGAACTAAATATTGCCTCAACAGAACGAGTTACGATTGAAATTCTAAAGGCCGCAGTTGCGAATGGGAAATTGACTCAAGCTCAAATGGAGCAGATCCTTGCAACTAATAAACAGACTGCGACCAATAATGCGGCTGGGCTATCTTTCTCAAACTTGGGGAAAACGGCTGGTGCAGCTTGGAAGAGTATGAGCGCTCTTTCTAAGTTTAGCTTGGTTGCCGGAGTTGTAACTACTGCGATTTCGCTGATCTCTGCGGCATGGAATTACTTTTCTGAGCAGGCAGAGCGTGCCGCGCAAAGAATGCAGGAATTGGACGAAGAGTATCAAGAACTTCAATCTACCATTTCTAGTGCGGCAAGTGAATATAGGAGCCTAAAAACTACATCTGAAGAAATTATTCCAAGATTTGTTGAACTAGCAGAGGGCGTAGATAAGTTTGGCAAAAATGTCAGCCTAACCGATGAAGAGTACGCTGAGTTTCTGGATTTGAATAACCGGCTTGCCGAAATGTTCCCAGAAATCAACATGGGTATGGATAGCAACGGAAATGCTATGCTGACGCTTTCCTACAGTGCCGATACTTTGAGAGACTCCCTGTTGGAATTGGTTGAGGCGCAGCGTGAGGCGGCAAATGCTGAAATTGCAGAAACTATGCCCGATGTTTTGGAGAATATTCAGAACAGTAATGACGCATACCGGGATGAAATCGACAAACTAAAAGATATCCAGGACGAGTACAGACAGGTTTATGAAGACTTTATAAACCGAAGTCTGCCAACGAATATTGGAAGATATTCCACTAAAGAAGCGGGCGCGGCTGCTGCAGAAGAATTTATTGCAAAGGCGAAAGAGCTTGGCATTAGTGGCTCTGTATATCTTGATGACCAGCAGAGTACAAATAACGGTTATGTATTTTCTGTAGAGTGGGATTATACGCCGCTTGAAGAAGCTGGGCAGGCATTTTTGATGCCTTATATTGATGAGCAGTATGAAATTGCCCTTCAACGCTATGACAAACTGATTGAGGATTATCAAGCCAGAATCCAGGCTAAATGGAATCAGCTAAACCCAGTAGTAAGTAGCTGGATGCAGACGGACTTTATGTTCCAAGATCTGAACGATCCTATGCAAGAAATCGCAGAAGCTATGATTTCTGGTCTGGATTTTAGCTCGCTGGGTCTAACAACTCAAGAAGAAGTTCAGCAGTATGTAGATGATAATATTGTTGAACCGCTATTTTTGGCAGCGCCCGAAGTAAAATCTGCATTCGAGAACTTGACAGATTGGAAGGAACAACTGGCAAGTGGTGACATGACTGAGGATGAGTTCTCAGAGAATGTGACAAACGCATTTAATGGGATCTTTGACTCAATGCTACCGAAAAATGTAGATGCTTTTAAGACAATTTTTGTTGCGGCATTCAATGAAATGGGAATTGCCGGCGATGATTTTGGGTCAGTACTGGATGGGCTGATTGACGAATGGAGCAATACTTCTACTGGTGCTGAGGGACTTAATGCAGAGCTGACGGTATTGACCGATACGCTTTCCTCACTGAGATCCGCTTACAATGTTTTGGAGCAGGCCCAGGATGATATGGCTTCTGGCGGTTTGACTGCTGAGACAATCGAAGAGCTGGCAAGACAGGAAGAGAACTATCTTGACTATCTTTATGAAGAAAACGGCGTAGTTAAGCTTAACGTTGATGCGTGGAAAGAAAGAGCAAATGCTCAAATGCTTGGAGATATTTCAAGTATTGAAAACCAAATTGATGGTATTGAAGAGCAAAACGAAGCTCTAAGAGAAAATATTGAGTATTACGAAGAACAACGTCAGCTTGGCAACGATGGTGGTTTGTGGACAAATCTTATCAGCGAGGCTACAAGCAAAATCGAAGAAAACAATGCTGCGATTGCTGAAAATCAAAGTAAACTGGCGATCTATAAGTCATTGTTCAATGAGATTACTGGTGGCCTTGGTACGATGGCCGAAACTCTTGATACTTTCGATCAGGCTACGGCAAGCCTAGAAAATCTTGCAAAGGTTCAAGACGCTGTATCATCCGGGTATAGAATTTCAGTTCAACAGGCGAGGGAGCTTGCCGAAGTCTATCCCGAAATTCTCGCTCAAGCAACAACTGCGGCTAACGGTGAGATTCAGCTTAACCAAGCGGTGGTAAATTCTTTTATTGCAACGAAACAGGGAGAAGTACAGACTGCCGTTAATGCAGAAATCCTGAAGCTTCAAGCCAAAGAAGCGCTACTTCAGGCTGAACTGGGTATTATCGAAAGCCAGATCAAAGCGGCGGAAACAGGAAACTCAGAGGAAGTAAGACTTGCCAATGAGTCGGCTGCAGCACAGATTGCTTTGGAGCAGGCCGTATTGTCTGCCTGTGAACAGGCTGGTATTGACGAGGCGACTGCAAACCAGCTTGCTCTTGCTGCAATGACGGGTGACTGGGATACATTTACCAGTCTTGCAGGTACAGCTCTTTCTAACCTCGATTCTGATAGCGCAATTATCTTTAATAGTGTTATGAGCAATTTTGCAACTACTGCAAAAAATATGGTAAATAACACGAATACAGTAATTGGGGCTTTCAGTCAGATGGGAACGGCGCTCCAAAATGCGATGAAGGGTATTACCACCGAACAATATGGCGGTACTACATCAGCAGAAGCTGTGTCTGCGGCAATCAGAGAAGACGTTGATGGTCTAATCTCTGATATGTTTGAAGAGGAAAAATCCGATTACACCGACACTGAGGGAGATCGAGACGAGGCTCTTGAGAAGTGGAAGGAAGAGCTTCAAAATATCGTTGATGATTATGCCTCTGTCGAGCCGGATTTGGATAGCTTGTATGCGCAGAGAGACAGCATCAATGAGCAGATTGCGTCAGTACAGGGACAAATTGCCTTGTTGCAGTCGCTCAAAAATACTCCGCTCAGTCAGTTTGGTGAAACCGGCACCACTGGCTCTACTACGGGCACAGATGTTGAAGAATATATCGCTGAGATTGACCAGTACCGTGAGGCAATCGAACGCCTCAGAAAAGCTCAAGAACAGGTTTCTGACATCGAACTGAGAATTGAAGAAAGCGACGATATCCGAGAAAAGATCCTTTTGACACGACAGTTGATTGGCGCATATGAGCGTGAGCAAGATGCCTTGTCGGATCTTAATAAAGCAAGGAGCGCGACCATTCAGGCCAGCGTGGAATCTTTGCGTGAGCTGGGATTTGCTGTTGAATATAACGCTGAAACAAATGATCTTTGGATTTCCAATATGGAACATCTGAATGAGCTGACGGCGGATAATAAAGGCGAATACGATTCATTGCAAGAGGCCACAAACGCTCTTCGTGAGAATACGGAAGACCTAATTAACACCATTACCGATTTGAACGAAGAAAACAGGGATGGTGCTTCTACTTGGAGAGATGTTGCTGGTAGTATTTCTGATGCTCGTGAGCAAATCACGGAATACCTTAACGAAATTGTTGAACAGGCATCCAATGCGGTAGACACAGTTCAGAACGTATACGATACACTTCACGATGCTGCGGATGAGTATGCGGCCAGTGGGTTCATTACAGTTGATACTTTGCAAAGTATTATCGGTTTGGGACAACAATATGTTGCATACCTTATTGATGAGAATGGGCAGTTGGTTATCAACGAAGAACGTATCAAGGCCGTTATTGCGGCTCGTACTCAGCAGATGGCGATTGAAAGCTCTCTTGCCTATGTTGAGGCTTTGCGGATGGCAAAAGCTGAAGGAGATATCGCAACACTTAATAATCTTCTTTATGCTACCGAGGCTGCGACCAATGCTACCTGGGGTTTTGTATATGCAAACCTCGCTTTGGCCGGCTTGGATGCAAACCAATATCAGGCGGCATTGCAGAATATCAATGCAATTCGTGCTCTGGCTGACAGTGCGGTTCAGAGTATTGGACAAACAGTGGGCGGCGTTACCGAAGAACTGGAAGAGATGCAGCAAGGATTGACCGACATCCTAGAATATGTGATGGATATGCTGAAACAGCGTGTCCAGGATCAAATCGACGGATTGGAGGACATGAAAGATGCCTACTCTGAAATCATTGAGCTGAAGAAAGAGTCTTTGCAGGCCAGCAAGGATGAAGCGGATTATCAAAAGAGTCTTGCGTCTAAAATGCGTGAAATTGCAAAACTACAAGCTCGCATTGATGCGTTGTCTCTTGACGATAGCCGTGAAGCCCAGGCGGAGCGTGCGGGGCTGCTGGAAGAGCTGAATGAACTTCAAGGTGAGCTGGCTGATGATCAGGCGGATAGAACGCTGGAGGCTCAGGAAGACGCCCTGGACAAGATGGAGGAGTCTTATCATGATGAAAAAGATAGAGAAATTGCAATCCTTGAGGATTCAATTTCCTCTTATCAAAAACTTTATGATATGGCAATCGAATACATCGAGTCCCACTGGGACACTTTGTATAACGAGCTGATTGCTTGGAATACCCAATATGGCAGCGTGTTGAACAGCGAAATCACTACGGCCTGGGACAATGCGCTCGCCGCTGCCCAGCGATATGGTAGTTATGTTTCGGCTTTGGGAAGTATTGGTGGTGACATTGAGGCTTCACAATCAACCGGAATGAACACTCAGGTTGGAAATACAAACTACGACAATACTTCAAATGCCCAAGAAAACATCCATGCGATTATCAAGGCAATGTATGCCAATGGTCAACTTTGGGGAACTGCCTCAGACGCACAGAAGAAGCAACTGGCAGATAAAAACCTTCAGCTTGGTTCTATGCTGGCTGCTTATGGTATTACCGCTGTGCGTGGTGAAGATGGCGTATGGTATATTGATAGGGTCGGTGGTGAAGAACTGTTTAAGAAGTATAAACAGTATATCTATCACGATGGAGGTATCGTCGGCGGTGGAGATGTCAAGTCGAATGAACAGATTTCTTTGTTGAAAGACAAGGAATGGGTGCTAAATGAGCAGATGGTTAAAAATCTAGTTGCTCAGATGGATGTCATTCGTACATTGGCTGATGGCATGGGCGATCTGCCTGATTACGTTGGTAACTCTGCTTTGTCTGATATCATGAAGCAGGTAGGAACCAGCAAAACAGTGAACAATGTCACTAATAACAGCAGACCGATTGAGGTTCAAATTGGTGACACGATTATTCATGGCGCTGATCAGTCTACGGTTGAGCAACATATCAAAGTTACACGCGATATGGTAAATCAGATTGGTCGGATCATTGGAATCGGGAGATAAGGAAGGGACGCCCAAATACGGGCGTCCCTTTCGTTGGCAAGGAGGAAACAGATGTTCAAAAGCTATGAATTTACCTATGCTGGAATGCCCGCTTCCATGTTTAGTATGTATGTTGCGGATATGTCCAGTAATAAACATAGTGCCAATAGCTTTGCAAACCAGGCAAATATTGTTGAAAAGCGGTTGGCAAATCGTATAACTCCTATTCACTATGGAGTTAGATATAATGATAACCCTTTGAGTTTTACTTTGATTTTTGGCGCAGATCATAAATTGGATCGTTATGAAATGCAGGCCGTTGCAAAATGGCTAACAGGATACCAGGACTATCAATGGCTAAGTATTGACCAGCCAGACATGGATCATATTCAATTCCGTTGTCTTGTGCAGGAGCTGACGCCAATTCACCTTAGTTGGATGCCAATGGCATTTGAAGCTAAAATAATTTGTGATTGTCCATACGGATATAGTTATCCGTTTGAAAAAGTCTATCAAGTTAATGGATCTGTGTCGAAAGATTTTTATAACGACAGTAGTTGTGCGGAACGGCTCAAGCCAGAAATGGTAATTAACCTTGCTCCAGGTTGTACAAACTTTTCGATTAAGAATGAGACAACTGGGCAGGAAATGAAATTTGAAGGGCTACCTGGAAGTAGCATGACCATTCATATTGATAATGAAAATCAAGTTATTACTGAAGAGGTATCAAACTATGATTTGTACGAATACTTCAATTTTGAATTTTTAGAATTGGAGCCAGGAGACAATAAGTTGGTTATTTCCGGGGTGGGGAACATGATAATTCGAGGTAGGTATCTTTATAATGTCGGAGCGTAAGAAGGGAGGCCGGAGATGTATCTGGACTATTCTAAACTAAAATCCGGCCAGACTAAACAACCTGTTTTGAGATTGAAGACTCTGGCTGGTAAAGAGCTTGGCGTGATTCCATGGGTCTATAATCTTACTTTTGAATTGAATTATTCCGATGTAAGTAGTGTGGAGTTTGATGTGCCCAGACATTCCAACGGGAAATTAAATCCTATGTATCGGCTGCTTACCAGTTATAAGATGCTTTATACAGAGCAGTTTGGCATTTATATTTTGCAGCGACCAACTACATCGGGCGATGGAGTATCTGAGGTAAAGCATATTACAGGATACTCGCTTGAACAACTGTTTGAAAAGAAGATTCTCTTTTTGGAAGAGGGAACTTATAATTTCTGGAATCCAGTTCAACCGGAAGATACGATTTTGGGACGAGTGGTTGAGCTTGATACAACATGGAGCGTTGGATATGTTGATCCGAAGCTAATTGGATGTTATCGTACTTTTGACGAATATGATAGTGATGTACTGAGTTTTTGCTATGGCAGCGCCATGGAAAAATATAATTGCGCAATCGTATTTGATGTATATACAAAGACGATCAATGCCTATGACGCAAGTAAAAGCCGTGGCACGGTGCCAATTTATTTAAGCTATCAAAATTTGGTCGATGCGGTTGATCTGGAAGAACTGACAGATGATATGGTTACAAAACTACATCTGTACGGTTCAGACGATTTGAGTATTCGTGAGGTCAACCCAACCGGAACCGATTATATCGTCGATTTGTCCTATTTTATTTCCAACGGAGATTTTGATATTGTGGCCGATGGTAGTTCTGCTACTCTGGCAGAGCGTATTAAGAGTTGGGATGCAGAAATTAGAAGCAGCCAAACACATTATACGAACCTGGTGGCTGCAAGGGCATCGAGAACGGCACAAAAGTTGGCTGAAGAGGTAGAACTATCTGAACTAAAAAGTGAATTGGAAGTTTTGACTGCGCAGCAAAGCGTTACTATTCAGGCGATTGCGCTAGAAAAAACATCTGCCGGCAAGGAAAGTCAACAACAGCAGCTTGACGAAATCAATAGACAGATTGATGAAAAGAATGAAGAGATCGCAGCACAAGAAAATGTTATTTCAGATTTGCAATCAGAAATTGACCAATACGCCGAAGACATTGAGGCGGTGGTTGATCGACTATCAATCTCGAAATATTTTACTGCTGCGGAGCAGAAAATCCTCAATTTGTATTTGATTGAGGGGGAAGTAGTAGAGGAAACTTTTGTTGCAACAGATGTAGATACGTCTGCGTCGGGAACATCATCTACTTTGCAAGGTGGGGTGTCGATTACCGGAGCAGATATTGCAAGAGCTACGCTGAATGGTAAAACATTGTACGCTGTTGCAGGAGGATCTTTGAAGTTAAACAATCCTACTTTGACAGCAGATATTGTTCGAGGTACTTTGGAAGTCAATCCAAATACCAACGAATATATTTTGACGGCATATCTGGGTTCTACTACATTTGAAAGCCACGATTTTCCGAGTGGTCTTATTACAGCGTCAGGAACGCTTTCTCAGTTTAGCAGTGATGTTACTGCTGTTACTCAGGATGAAGTGACAGAGTATAAAGGAACGCAGGCTTCATTTAATGCGGGAACATCCAAACTATTCTTTACAGTAAATGTAAGCGAGTATCAAAAATATTCTGTTGCACAAGAGCTGTATGCTTTTGGAGAAGAACTCCTGGAAGAGTGGGCGTGGCCGGTATATGAATTTTCAATCGACACAGCTAATTTCTTATTCCAAAAGGAATTTGAACCGTTCAAAGATGCCTTGGAGTTTGGTAAGAGCATTTATCTTAATATTGGCGATGATGGCGTTATTGAACCCAAACTAATCGGATTATCGTTGGATTTTGAGAATCCAGAAAACTTGACATTGACATTTTCAAACCGTTTTCAAAAGAAAGACGTTGTTGCAAGTTGGCTGAGTGATATCAATAAAACCAGCACATCAAGTCGGAGTTTTGATGCCAGTAAGTATATTTACAATAAGACAGCAAATAAAACCACGCAAGTCTCGCAATTTATGGAGAATGCGCTGGATGCTGCGGTAAATACGATTATTGGAGCGAGCAATCAGAGTGTAGTAATCAACGGTGCTGGCATTCACATTGGTGGAGATGGGAACTATCAGTTGCGTCTTGTTGACAATATGATCGCAATGACAAACGACAACTGGAAGACTTCTAAACTGGCTATTGGGCGATTTTACTCTGACGCAAATACTGGCTTGAAAGATGATAACGGTAATCCAATTACGATTGGTGAAGTCTGGGGTATTAACACGGAGCTGCTGGCGGGCAATCTTATTATTGGTAACAATATGGTACTGGAAAACGCCAATGATGAAGGTGTTATGCAGTTTAAGATTGACGCCACAGGAGCATGGCTTTATAACGCCTCTTATGTTATGCAGCATGATGATGGTGGATTGATGATTTTTGATCCTCGATACGGAATTGTGGCTGGAAGCAAGCTTTTGTTTGATACAAACGGAACCACTGTTACCCCAGAATTTCTTGATGAGTATGGGGATATTCAATTTGATTCCGATGGTATGCCTGAGAATGCAAACTTCTTCCTAGACGCAAGGGATGGAAGTGCATACTTCCGTGGTAAGGTTAGCGCTATTGCGGGCCAAATCGGTGGATTTACCATTGAAGAAACTTTCCTACATGGAGGTAGCGGCTCTAACTATGTGGCGCTCAATGGCTCTGGAAGTGGAACCAATAGCCTATATGCGATTTGGGCAGGCAATTCCAATCCTGCAAATGCTCCGTTCTCTGTAAAAAAGAATGGGGATATCATAGTACGAAATGGTGAATTTAGCGGAACTGTTTCTGGCGCTTCTTTTAAGGATCGTTACGGAAATTCTATGATGAACAGCGCCTATGAATTTACTGCTGACTACCTAAATCTTAATGGTCTAAATGTGGGAAATGGTAATTTCGTGGTGGATTCTTCTGGTAATGTCTCGATCCGTGGAAGCATTACGATGGCCGCTGGATCTTCTATCAACTGGACATATGTTCAAGAGGTAAACCCCAGCCAAAATTCTGCATATTCTTTGGCAAACAGCGCGATTGATTATGCGGCAGATGCTTATGATAGGGCAGTTGATGCGTATAACAACGCGGATGATGCTTATAGCCTCGCTTGGGAAAACCGTTTGACAGATAAAAATGTATTTGACGTTTTGACAGGCGGAGGAAGCAGATTTGGTATTTTTAGCGATTCGTCAAGCAATCGTCTTTATATTAACGCCAATTATATTCGCGCTGGTACGATTGACGCCGATATTATTACGCTGGGCAGCAGCTATGGCGGATTTTGTTGCGGAGAAGGGTCTGACGGCGTTAGTTCAACATGGGGTTCATTGATGTACGGATCTGCCGGCCCGTATGCAAACTATTATATGTTTGTAAGTAATAAAGGAGCAATGATGCGAGGAGGGAGCGCATCTATCTATTGTGCTGGGAATGGCATCCATGCTTCGGAAGAAATCTCTGTTGACTCAGATATTCGATTGAAAAACGATATTAGAACCGATGTGGAACGGTATGAAAAGTTTTTTCTTGGATTGCAAGCTTCCACATTCTGTTTGAAGAATCATGATGATGGGGCACGTCATATTGGATTTATTGCGCAGGATGTAGACCAAACACGAATTTCATGTGGGCTTGACAAAAGAGATTTGGCACTTCTTGAATTTTGTGAGAAAGACATCAAAAGTACCTCTGGAAATGTGTCAGAGAAATATTACAGTATTCGATATGGAGAGCTTATTCCGCTGTGCGTGCATATGATTCAAAAATTGTATCAACGCATTGATCATCTCGAAAAGAAATTGGTAAAGGAGTAACAACTTATGAAAACCGAAATCATGCAGCGTCTGAATCTTATTTTGGGAGCGCTAAACTCTATTTCTGTAAGCGGAAAATCCAATCTTGCAAATCTGAGTGGCAGTATTGCAATGTTGGAGGAAGTGGCTCAGATGCTAAATGGTGCAGAGATTGTGGAGATTGAGAAATCCACCAAGAAATAATATGGAGGGTGGTGATAGGCGTGAGTTGTGACTACAACCCTTATACTCTCCCTACGGTTGACTTTGTAGGAGGATCGACGCAGGAGCTTGCGTTTCATACATTCTTCTCACAAAACAAAAGGCCGTTCGATCTGTCAGCTTGTACAGCGAATTTTGCAGTTATCAATTTTGTCAATAAAAATGGGACACCATTGATTTCAAAGCAAATGGATATCATTAAAAGCGAAGATGGAGATGGAACGGTTGCGAATGTTCTCAAAGTTGTGTTGTTGCCCGAGGAAACGGTAGACCTGTTTGGAAAGTTTATTTATCAGATTACCATTCAAGATATTTCTGGAGAAATTGAAATTCCAGACCAGGGGATTCTTCGTATCGCAAATAACATCAATAAAGTATTTAATCGTTAAGAACAAAGAAAACTAATGCGAAAGGATGGACGATAATGAATACGACATATTTTTTGAATCTTGTTTCAGGTAATGTGTTCGGTTCTCAGAAGACGCCGGCGATTCCAACCAAATATTATTTGGGTCTGAGTAGCGCCGCTCCCAGTTTGGACGGCTCGGGCGTGGTAGAGCCGGAGGAGGGGACTGGTTATGCTCGTGTTGAGCTAACTTCTTTGAGTGCTCCGCTCAACGGTGTTGTGACCAATACTGCCGCAATCGATTTTGCAGAGAGTACGGCAGAATGGGGAACTATGACGCATTTTGTAATCTATGATGCTTTGACTGAAGGAAACCTGTTGATGTATGGCGAGCTGTCTGCAAGTCGTAAGGTCGAGGCCGCAACCATTATGACCATTAAGTTGGGATCTCTGAATTTGTCTGTGGTCAACCCATCTACATAAGGAGGATAGAATATGAAGGAGTACGATATTTTCCTTAAACAGCGTTTAACTGAAGGTAAAATCATCGTTTACTCCCTCCCATTTCGTGATGGTGTATCCGCTGTAAACAGAATTGTTTTGCAAGCGTTAGTGTCTTATTTTACTATGCAGAAAAAGATTGCGATTGCCAATCAATCCGTACTCGTATCAGAAATTGACGATATGCTGGCTACGGTTTATGAAAAGATTGAAAATCAAGTCTGTTTGGATGCAAGCGCTGTACTTACAACAAGATACCAAAATGAATTAAAGCAAGCAGCGATGGAGTTGGACATCCCCAATCTTCCGCTGCTTGCTTTGAGTTTCTTTGCTCTGGAAGATCAAGTCGGTGTACAAGTAAACCAGCCATTTGCATATGCCAAAAGTTCTTTGGGTGAGTCTAAAAGTGCAATGGTTGTTTTGGCAAAAAGCCTGGCAGAGCAAAAGCGTATTTTTGATGTGATGCAGACTCAGACGGTTTTGGGAGCGGATGACCTTGACTTTCAGAAACATGGTTTTGAATCGGGAGATAGTTCAGTTTGTATTGATCAGACAAGCCCAGAGTTGCTTTACCGATATACAACTGGACTGGAAGCAATGTTTGAAATTATAGCAAGTATTGGAGAAACAGAATTTCACTACTCTCTTGGAGATGGCGACAGCTCAATTTGTGTTCAGAGTTCTGAACCGGAAACGTCAGCCGTTAAAAAATTCGAGATCGGTAATGATATCGAACTGTTCGCAGAATTAGTTGTTAAAACGATAAGTCTATTTTCTGTCTCAAACGATATGTCAATTCTCATGTCTCTAAATGCAGGAATGAAGCGACATCGCTTGCTGTCCGAATTGGATGGGAATGTTTTGTCAGATATAGATGATATGACAATGGAAGAATTGGACTATGTAATACTTGCGTAAAGGGAAAGGAGAAAGGTATGTCACAGGCTCATCTTGGAAGCTTCAATGGAACTGTGACGCCAGGAATCAATATGCTTGAGGTTTTCAAACAAAATGAGCTTGTTGATAATCCCAATAGCATTTTGAATTATGGCAACATGGTGCTGAAGAAGTTTGGGATTTCGTGTCCGGCTGGGACGGTTGTTAAAATCAATGAGAAAGAAATCCCGATCTTTACTGGCGTTTTTGAATTGGGAATGAACCAGATTGATATTACATCATTGATCTTTTCAGAGGCAGTGGATGTAAATATTTACTATATGTATTAAGAGGGGAGGCAATGCGTAATGGCCGATTTGCCTTTTTTCAAATATGGCGGCACTGGAGGCGGCGGAGGTATTAGTGGGGTGTCTGGATTTAATATCGATGAAAACGGATATCTTCACGTGACCTATGATGATGGAAGAATTGAAAATCTTGGTAAGGTCAAAGGGGAAGATGGCGCAGTTGTTGTTCCCCACATTGATGAACACCATGTTCTGACATTCACCGTAGAGCAGGAAGTAACGGAACTCCCCGGCCCTGTTGATTTGAACCCGAATGATGAATGGTCTTCTATGGAAGATGAAGAAGAGGGAATCGTAACCGATTATATTTGGGAACAAATGTAACGCTATATAAACTCTTAGAGAGTGTTTATATATTTAATTCTATTGAAAAGGAGGGAAATCGAATTGGCTAATGTAATTTTTAAGGTCGGTACAAAAGCGCTCTTTGATGCGTTGGAGCAGAAAGACACAAATACCTTGTACTGGCTGGAAGATGTGCAGGAACTCTACAAAGGCAATCTTCTGTTTGCCACTGGCAAGACGGCCTCTGAAACCGCTGCTGGCTTGATGTCCGCTGAGGATAAGATTAAGCTTGATAGTCTTTCTCCTGGCGCGTTGACTGGGCTTACCCCCGTAGATGCGTCGGTCATTATTGCTGATGGTGAAGACGGAAAGACAATCGGTGTGCAGATTTCCAAGGAGGCTGGGAACAGCCTTGTGCTGAAAACCGATGGTTTGTTTGCCGCTGGGACAGCAGCTCCAGAGTTCACGATGGAGAAGCAGGCCGAGGCCGCAGAGGGATATTCAGCTACTTATCGACTGAAGCGGACGCTTGGAGCTGAGAGTACCTATGTTGGCGACGCAATCAATATTCCGAAGGATCTTGTATTGCAGAGTGGATCGGTAAAGGTTGTAACCGAAGCTGACCAGCCTTATGCCGGAGCTGCGGTTGGTGATACCTATATCGACTTGCAGTTGAATGACCCGGATTCTTCTCATATCTATATTCCAACCAAAGGAATGATTGACACAGAAGAGCTGGAAGATATCTATGTCACAAACGGTTTGACTGCGCTGAGTGAAGGTACTGCCGCAAACAATATTCTTTCTGCCATTGGCAGTTATGATAATTTGCTTGCCGCAGTTCGCGCAAATAAGATTATTCTGGATCGCAGCACCTCTGGACAGGTTGATAACTCCAAAGTAGCCATTTACGCATATGGTAGCGAAACAGCTATGAATCTTGTATTTATGACTTCTTCGGACGTAATGACCATTTACCAGATTCAAAATGTCGGCGGGACTCTTGCGCTTGGAGTAACTGCAATTCAATACGCACGGAAAAATGATATCCCAGACACAAGTGAGCTACAGGATATCGTAGATTCTTTGCCTGATGAAATCCTGAGTGAGATCGTGAATGTGCAAAGAACAGATACCACAAATACCGCAGAGATTCGTATTTTCACCAAGCAGGCTGATGGTACTTACTCTCCAGCTGTTCAGCATGGAGTTCTAACCTTGATTGGAGCAGGCTCCGGGCCGGATGGTAAATCTGCCGCTGGCTTGATGACGCTTGCTGACAAGCAAAAGCTGGACTCCATTGATCCAGATAAGATTGAGAGTATTTCCGAAAGCCTCGTATGGGGAACAATGTAATTATTAGATAATTAAAGGAGTGATTGAATAATGGCTACTGTTGCTTTTAAGAAAGGTCTATTGGCTGCTTTGCCCTCCACTTATACCGAGGGTACTTTCTATGTAACTACCGACGAGCGGGCTATTTATTTGGATGTTGACGGTTCTACCCGTATCCGCATTGGCGACTTTCAAGAGTTCGCAACCCTGCAAGCTCTTCAGGCCAACACCAATCCCAGCACAACCGCTCTGTACTACATCACCGAGCTGAATGTGCTGGCAAAGTGGAACGGTACAAGCTATGTGCAGATCAACCTTGATACTGGTGCCACCTCTATCGAGGTTGTTGGTGACGGCAACACTGTAACCGCCGCTTCTTACGATCCTGCAACTCGTAAGATCACCTTGACCAAGGGCGCTACTCACACTACCGCTGAGGATGTAAGCAACGCCATTGATCTGGCTATTGGTGAGCTGGGCAATAAGGAGGGCGACACCCCTTATGCCAACGTGAAGGAGTATGTGGACGATAAGATTGCCGATGTTGTTGCCGGGTCTATCGAGGGTCTGGGCGCTCTTGCCTCAAAGGACAAGGTTGCTGAGTCTGATCTGGAGGCCACTCTTGCGACCAAGATTAACGGAAAGGCCAATGTTGGTACTGCTGATGATACTTCTGACATGGATACCCTAAAGGGTGCTAAGAAGTACGCCGATGAAAAGGCGGCTGCTGTACAGACTGAGGTTGACGCGCTGGAGGCCAAAGTTGGTACTGTTCCTGAGAGCAAGACCGTCGTTCAGATGATTGAGGAAGCTCAGGAGGCAGCTACTTACGACGATACCGAGATCAAGGCTAAAGTTCAGGCCAACACTAATGCAATCGGTGTATTGAACGGCGAGGCCACTGTTGAGGGTTCTGTGAAGAAGACCGTTGCTGATGAGATTGCTAAGGTGATCGCTGATGCGCCTGAGTCTTTCGATACCTTGAAGGAGATCTCTGACTGGATTTCCAGCCACAGTGACGATGCTGCCGCAATGAACTCTGCCATTACTGCCCTACAGGGTATCTTGGATGGTATCGGTGATACCGAGTCTGGCGAGAAAGCCACTGTGGTTGCCTATGTGACCGATGCGATTGCCGCCCTGAACATTGGTGACTACGCTACTGCCGCTCAGCTGACTGCTCTGGCTGTCCGTGTGACTACCCTGGAGGGCGCAACTCACACCCACGCAAACAAGGCTCTACTGGATACCTACACCCAGACTGAGGCTAACCTGGCTGATGCTGTGGCGAAGAAGCACACTCACGCCAATGCTACCGAGCTGGACAAGATCGCTGCCGGCGACAAGGCCAAGTGGGATGCCGCAGAGCAGAACGCTAAGGACTATGCCGATAGCTTGGCTTCCGACTACGATGCTGCTGGTTCTGCCGCAGAAGCTCTTGCAGATGCCAAGGAGTACACCGATACTGCTTTGACCTGGGGTAGCTTCTAATCGCAGATAGACAATTTCAGATTTCCCATATTTGGGGGCGGGGTAACACCCGCCCTCTTTTCATTTCTCTGTAGAACGGAGGTAAGGAAAAAGAATGGCTCTTTTTAAGATTTTGAAAGGTGACAGCTCCCGTATCTCAACAGATGTAACGCCTTTCCATGACGGCTGGGCGTATTTCACCCCAGATGATGGAGGCTTTTATATCGACTCTGAGGATAACGGGGAGCAGAAGAGACATCGCATTAACCCAAATACAGGAGGCGGCAGCTCAGATGTTTCCGCCACTCTGCTTGCGTCTGCATGGAACGCCGGCCAACAGACTGTGGCGATTGAGGGCATGACCGCAGATACAGACGGTGTGGTTGGCATTAGCCAACTGATTTCCGATGCAGAGCTGGAGGCTGTAAAGAGCGCTGAACTCTATGTATGCGGACAGGGCGATGGCACATTGACGATTGCGGCATTTGGTGATGTACCGACTTGTGATATTCCAATCGTAGTGATTTTGCTTCATTGAGAAAGGGGTGTTGACCAATGAGTGAAACCCCTAACTATGGGCTTTATTTGGAAGATGACGCTTCCACACGATTTCAGGAGTGGCGCGAAAAAATCAATGGAACCAAAAATTCCAACATGGTCAAGATCGACACGGCGCTTGGAACGATGGCGCAGAAAAGCGGGAAGGTCGTTGGGACTTTGCTTGCGTCCGCATGGAGTGGAATTGACTCTCCGTTCACGCAGACTTTGGCCGTAGAGGGTCTTGGCGCAGATCAAAACGGAAATATTTCGGTGGCGCAAAATGCAACGATTGAACAACGGGATGCGGCTCGTATGGCTATGCTTTCTGTCATTGGACAGAGCGAGGGGCAACTTATTATCTCCGCCGATGGAGAAATGCCAGAAGTGGACATCCCAGTTGTAGTGATTCTATTAGGATAAAAGGAGGGACATCTAAATGCCTATTATTTCTAACTTTCCATCTGGTGGCGGAAGTGGCGGCGGCGGACTTCAACTGGCCGCTGTCTCTGGCATCGTCACTAAGGTTTCGCATGGGAAGGTGTATGTAAAGTGGACTGATCCTGAAGACCTGGTTGTTGCTGAATCTACCCTTGCTGAATGGGCGGGTACTCTGCTTGTTCGTAAGGCCGGCTCTATGCCTGTCAGCAGACGTGACGGCACGGTAGTCGTGGACAGCAAGGTACGCAATCAGTATCAGAACCAATATTTTTGCGATAGCGGTTTGACCGATGGCACAGTCTATTACTACAAGTTCTTCCCATATACAACGACAAATACTTATACTGAGAACGAGGATTGTGAGTTTACTGCGACTCCTAACGCCCCAACAATGGGCAATGTGTCCGGTATGAGCGCAACCCCTGCTGGTAATGGAAAGCTTGCAATCAAGTGGGCTGATCCAGCAGCTACCATCGTAGACGATGGGCTTACCCTGGCAACCTGGGAGAAGACCGTTGTTGTGGTCAAGGAGGGCGGCTACGCCACTTCTCCAGACGATGAGGATGCGGCATATAGTTACACCAGTACCACACGGAACGCCCATGCAAGCGCTCCGCTGACCGTGACAGGGCTTACAAACGGCACGACCTATTATGTGTCTTTCTTCCCGGTATCTACGGATGGTGCGGTAAATGTAAACGCAAGTAATAGAATCACTGGAGAAGCTAACCGCATGGTGATCGCTACGGTTCCTTCTCAAAGTGGATCTCTTACTTATAACGGGAGTGCCCAGACTCCTACATTTAGCAACTATGACACAAACAAGATGACTTTGAGCGTCACTGGGCAAACCAATGCCGGCACTTATAGCGCCTCCTTTACTCCAAAGGATGACTATATGTGGAGTGACGAGACTACGGCTGCAAAGACTGTCAACTGGACGATCAATAAGGCCGCAGGCAGCTTGAGTGTGAGTCCGCAAACGGTCACATTGGACATGGAACACCCAACTGCTCAGATTACCGTTACACGGCCTGGTAATGGCGCGATTACCGCAATGTCAAATAACACTGGTATCGTTACGGTCAGCGTAAGCGGGAATGTTATCACCGTGAACAATGTCAATCAGACAAGTGGTGACACCACTATTACGGTTAAAGTGGCTGCTGGTACAAACTATACTGCTCCGGCAGATAAGACGGTTACGGTCAATGCTGAGTTCGTCAGCGATGTTCTGAATGAAAACTCCTGGGAGGTTATTAAAACTGTTTCCGATGCTGGACAGGGCGATAACTATTGGGATGTTGGTGATACCAAGACCATTACTATCAATGGCAAAATTGGAACTACTAACTTCTCCAGCGTTTCCATTGATGCTTTTATTGCCGGATTTAATCACAACAGCTCTCGTGAGGGATCTAACCGCATTCACTTTATCATTGGTAAGAAGAGCGGAAAGATGGTTGGGTTGTTTGATAGTAAGTACGGCCCGGATGCCGGATGGCCGTCTGGTGGTTCTGGCAGTTTTGTTATGAACACCAGTAGCACAAACTCTGGTGGTTGGAATAACAGCTATATGCGTAAGACCATTCTTGGAAACAGCAATACCCCGTCCAACCCTCTTGCAAACAGCTTTATTGCTGCACTTCCCGCTGATTTGAGGGCGGTTATGAAGTCGGTGACAAAGTATACGGATAATACCGCAAATGGCGGCGGAAACCAAGCTTCTTATATTACTGCTACTACGGATTATCTATGGTTGCTTGCGGAGTTTGAGGTTCAGGGTGCTCGTACTTATGCCAACTCTTACGAGCAAAACTACCAGGCGCAATACCAGTATTTCAAGTCTGGTAACAGCAAAGTTGCTTACAAGTACAACGCTACGGGTACGGCGGTTTACTGGTGGCTCCGCTCCGCCCGTTACAGCGGTAACAGCGGTTTCTGTCGTGTGAACTCGGATGGCTCGGCCGACGTTAACTATGCGTACTATTCGTTGGCGTTGCTGCCCGGCTTTGCTGTCTAATCCACCGCAGTGTATCCAGGATCTATCCCGCCCACGTCAGTGGGCGGGTTCTCCGATAGGAGAGCCAACGGAAGATACGGGATATCAAGCGGCGGCGCGAAGCGCCGCCGCGAATTTTTTATAAATTTCCTCTATTCTCTAAAGTGCTATCACTTGACAGGTTTATGACTGCATACAAAAGCTAAGAATAAGCCTAAAATAATAGCAAGTCATAGAGATGGAGGTTCAAATATGCCAACAAACAAACGAGTATTTACGCTGCGTCTTTCAGATGAGGTTTTCGATAAAATAGGGGCGCTTGCGGCTCGTGAACACCGCTCCATGACAAATTATATTGAGTATGTTCTTCTCAAGCATTTGGAGGACATCGAAAAAGAAGGGGCGGATCATATCGAGGAAGAAAAACCTGAATAAGCGTAAATCCAGCAATTAAAAGAGGTGAAATATTGTCTGTACTAAAAGCAAAGAGAACGGTTAGTAAAGCTGAATTTGTCAATACGGCAAATCAGATTTATGTTGAAACACTCAACTTTCTAACAAGAATGTCTGCCAGGTATGCCCGGCTTCTGGCTGAACCAGTCGCTAAATTGGCCGGCGAGGTTGTTGACCACTGTGAAAAGGCCAACAGTATCTTCCCGTCTGACGAACAGCGGATCAATTTGAGAAAGGCACATTTGTTAGAGGCAAGAGCATCTCTAAAAGCGCTGGATGTAAGGCTTACCCACTGCTATACCGTGATGATGCAAAATCCAGAAGGGTGTTTTACAACAAGCAGTGGTAGGCAGGTAGGCTCGAAAGAAGCCATTGAAAAGCTTGACCGCATGGCAGCAAATCTTGGTGAGATGATTGACCATGAGGATGAGCTGATTAAAGGCAATATCAAGTCTGTTGGACAATCAAAAGCAAAGCAATAACTAAATTATTGGGTGTACGTCTGTAAGTGAGACTGTTACGTGTTCACGCTCTCCTGTAGGTTTACTGGTGGCTCCGCTCCGCCAATTACAACAATAACAACAATTTCTGTAATGTGAACACGGATGGCTCGGCCAACAATAACAATGCGAACTATTCGTTGGCGTTGCTGCCCGGATTTTGCGATGCGAGGTCACATGGAGTAGCCGAAAGGCGAAAGACGACCTTCGCAAAAGGAGACGTACTTCCCTGGGTGAAAGTCCTTAAAACTGCCTTACGACGATCACACACGGACGCTGCTTGCATGGCGAAGAATTGCGCTACCTTCGTTTCATGTGTGGGATCAAAGTAGTTTAGATGCGCACCTACAAAACAACTATGCGAAAGGCGAAAACTTATTATGACAAGCGAAGAGCGCCACGAGGCGCGTTACCGTCGCAGGAAACGAAAGCGACAAATGAAACGATGGATGCGAAGCCAGGCCGTTGGAACACTTGAAGAAGTTTTTAATTACCGCGATATGTTTTATTGGGGTAAGAAGTGCTGCAACGGTGTAAGGTGGAAGCAATCAACTCAAAATTTTGAGCTTCACTTACTTTCTGGAACAGCTAAGAGAAGACGGCTTATTTTAGAGGGGAAGTGGAAACCAAAGAAATGCGCTCATTTTACACTGCATGAACGTGGTAAGGTCAGACCAATCGATGCACCACATATTGAAGACCGACAAATCCACAAATTAGAAACTAATAAGGTTTTGTCCCCGCTGTACACGCCCAGTATGATTTATGACAATGGAGCGAGTCAGAAGGGGAAGGGTTTGCACTGGCATTTCAAACGGCTGAAGAAACAGCTCTCTTGGCATTACCGCAGGTATGGTAGGGAAGGAGCGGTATTCCTGCTTGACCTCAAAGGGTTCTTCCCAAACGCCAACCGAAACTTGATCTATCAAAGACACAAGAAATTTATTACGGACGATAGGTTAAGAGCGCTTGCGGATCTGATTGTTACGGAATCGCCGTGTACTGTACCTGGCCGGGGAATGCCGCTTGGTGTTGAACCAAGCCAGCAGGAGATGGTATCTCTGCCCAGCGACATTGATAACTTTATCAAATGCCAGCTTGGGATTCACTGTGCTGGGCACTATATGGATGACTATTATATCATCCTACCAGATGTTGAAGAACTCAAAAGAATTGCCAGAATCATCATTAAGCGCTTTGAGATGGCCGGCATTCTGGTCAACAAGAGAAAGTGCAAAATCATTCCTCTTACAAAGCCATTCAGATTTTGTAAGGCGAGATTTACTTTGACTGAGACTGGCAAAATCAAAGTCAACGGGTGCAGAGACGGTGTAAAACGGGCGCGTAGAAAATTGAAGTTGTTCCATCGTCAATTCCTTGAAGGAAAGAAAACACTTCAGGAAATCGATCAGTACATGGAGTCCCAGACATCATATTATCGTACCTTTAACGACCATGGGAGGCTCCTGAAATTGAGAAGAATGCACTACGCTATTTTCAACAAATACCGTGAGGCTGCTCCGCTGAAGATGGCGGGATAAGGCTTCTACATTATACCTACCGACTGAGGCAGGCTATAATTAACCTAATTTCATATTAAATTTTGGAAACACTCAGAGTTTTATGCTCTGGGTGTTTTCTCTATTTTGGAGGGTTTTTAGTGGAATACAAAACTTATATCACAAACAGACGCGCTAAGATCCAGGGCATTGGTGGGTATGTCAATCTCCCATACGGTACAGAGGTTGCCGTGGAAGGACGGTTTCTGTATTATCAGGGAAAACCAATTTGCTCTGTTACCAGCAACAATGCACACACCTACTTTTCTCAGAATGACGATGGGAAGGGAGTGCAGCGCGGGAACCTTGTGAGATCAATCAAGAACACGCTTGAGCGTAAGGATTCTAACTATCAAAACCGCTGGGATAAAGTATGGGATGACCAGCTTTGTCAAAAGTATAAGCGGCCAGACCATGAGGATTTTTGGCTGTGGAACCATGACTTCTATAATGCAAGTATCGAAGACTTGAAGTATATTGCAAATCTGATTGGTGCAAAGGAGGGGCGTTGATGTATCGAATTATTAAAGTGTCAGATGGTACGGAGATTGGTGTAACTGATACCATCGAATTTATCCGGTATGGGAAAAGCGGGTGTTTTGTACCTGCTGCCCAGGACGAGGCTATTGGTGTGGCCTATAACTGTGTTCCATATAATCTAATCGGTCACGACAAGATTGAGGGAGCTGATACAGTCGTTGTCTCTGAGATCGACGGGGGTGCTGTTCTGGCAAAGCAAGGTGGTCTTGTAGATGATCTTATTCTTTCTGCATTGGGGGTGCAAAACTAATGAAAGAAAAGCTAAGAAATATGTATGAGGAAGGTTTGATTGATACTACAGCCCTTTTGAATGCAGTTGCAAAGAATTGGATTACGATTGCAGATGTTATTGAAATTGTGGGCGAGGACAACGCACTGTCTGTTGTGATGTCCGCAAAACTGTCTGAGATTTCTAACGCTTGCAATGCAGTTATCGTGAATGGCGTAGACATCAAGTTCGGGGAAGAGACGGTTCATTTTAACTTGAGCATTGAGGATCAGAGCAATATCAATAACCTATTCCGCGTCGTTGAGCTGGGTGGTACAGAGTTCCCTTATCAGGCCGATGGCGGCGTTTGCCGTATTTATACTGCTGCTGAGATTGCAGCTATCTATATTGCGGCACAGACACTTATCACGACTCAGACTACCTATCACAATGAACTGAAGCAGTATGTTCAGACACTGACGGATGTAGAAGAGGTATCTGCTGTTCAATATGGCATGACATTGCCAGAGCCGTATCTGACAGAGATGAATGAGAAGCTGTCTGTGGCACAGCAACAGATGCAGGCGATTGTAGGCAGAATGCAGCAGGCTGCGGCAAATGCCGGGGCTGGGGAATAATTCATGAATTGTGCTGAACTGATTTCTGAACTGACTGACATCTGCATTCGGCAAGCTGAGATTATTCAAGCGCAAGCGTATGTGTTGGAACAGTTTGGCGCAGAGGTCAAGGAAGAAGAAACGTTTGAGAGTTTGAACCGCCTTAGAGGACTGACGGGTTATTTGGAGGAGGACGATTTATGAGGGAACGTATAGGGAAATGGGTTCTTTCTATTCTGCTATGGTTCTGGGCTGGCGGTGTGTATTTCTTTGCAGAAGTCATTTGGAAAACGGCACAGGGGAGTCCAGAGACAATCAGCTGGACAATGTTTGCGCTGGCAATTATTCTGGCAATCCCTATGGAACGATTTGGGGCAGAACTCCCCTGGGGAATGCCGTTGATTGCACAAGCGGGCATCTCTGCTTTGGCAGTTACAGTAACTGAATTTGTTGCCGGCCTTGTTCTGAATATGGCCCTTGGTTTGGGAGTATGGGATTACTCTAATATGCCGGGGAATATCATGGGTCAGGTCTGCCCTCAATTTGCCTTGCTGTGGTTCGTCGTATCAATTATCGGAATTGTTCTGATGGACTGGATGAGATATGCAGTGGAAGGCGGGGAGAAGCCCCATTATGTATAACAGAATGAAACTCTGATTTGCTAACCATTTTTTGAGCCGCATCTGAAAAAAGGTGCGGCTCTTTCTTTATATGAGGGAGGAGGTGACAGTTGTGGGACGAAAGACAAAGCAAAATAAAATCACAAACCCAGAGTTAATCTCCCAAATCAATCCGAAGAACGTTCGTTTGATGAATGATTTTCTGGAGTATTTGCGGAGCATTGGTAAAGCAGAATCCACCGTGAAAGCATACACGAGCGATCTTTATATCTTTTTTGTCTGGGTGCTTCAGAATGCCGACAATAAGTATTTTCCAGAAGTCACAAAACGGGATATCATTTCATACCAAAATTGGTTGCTGCGGAGCAATGAAAACTCACCTGCCCGTGTTCGCCGGTTGAAGAGCACATTGTCATCTCTAAGCAATTATATTGAGGCTATTTTGGATGATGAACTGCCCAACTTCCGATCTATTGTTCGTAAGATTGAAAATCCAGTCAATGAACCAACCAGAGAAAAGACGGTCTTGACTGATGGGCAGGCGGACTATCTGCTGGATTACCTAATGAAAAAGAAAAAGTATGAAAAGGCTTGCTGCTTTGCTTTGGCGAGATATTCTGGCCGGCGTAAATCTGAATTGACACGATTTAAGGTTTCGTACTTTGCAGATGAGAACATTATCTACGGCACGTTTTACAAAACCCCTGAGAAAATCAGAACGAAGGGGAAAGGCGTTAATGGCAAAATGCTGACGTGTTATGTGCTGGCGAAACCATTCAAACCGTATTTCGATGCTTGGATGGCTCAACGGGCAGAACTGGGGATTGAGAGTGAATGGCTATTCCCAGATAAGAATAATCCCGCCCAGGCAGTTCCTATTTCTACGCTGAATAGCTGGGCAGAAACATTCTCCAACATCTTGGAAATCCCAGTATATTGGCACAGTCTCCGGCACTTCTTTACAACATCGCTTGCCAAAGCGAATCTTCCCGATTCCGTAATCAAAACCATTATTGGATGGGAGAGCCTTGAAATGGTGGATATCTACAAGGATATCGACGATGAGGACGAGATCGGAAAGTATTGTATGGATGGTGAAATTGTTGGACAAAAGCAAGCCACGCTTGCTGATTTGTAAAGGAGGTGCAGGGGAGATGTACGAAGTAGAAATTCATGATTACCTAAAGAAAAAAGGCTTGCCCGAATACGGAATTGCCGGTTTGATGGGAAATTTGTTCGCAGAAAGTGGACTTAACCCCCGCAATTTACAAAATAGCTATGAAAATACTTTGGGCATGAATGACAATGCTTATGTTGCTGCGGTAGATAATGGAACCTATACGAATTTTGTACGGGATAAAGCCGGGTTTGGTCTTGCCCAATGGACATTCTGGACGAGGAAACAAGGGTTGTTGGATTTTGCAAAAGCGTCCGGTAAATCTATCGGGGATTTGTATATGCAGTTGGATTATCTATGGCAGGAACTTACTCAAAGTTATCCTGGAGTATTAGCAGTACTTAAAACGGCGTCCTCTGTTTTTGAAGCATCAAATGCGGTACTGCTGGATTTTGAGAGGCCGGCCAACCAGAGTCAACAGGCACAAGAGAAACGTGCTGTATATGGACAAAGATATTATGACCAATTTGCGTCTCAATCAGATATAAACAGCGACATCAGTTTGGAGCAATTTAAGCAGTTATTTCAAGAAATGCGATCTGAGTTGCAGGATAACGATTGCGGAACGTGGAGTGCCGATGCAAGGCAATGGGCAGTAAATACGGGACTATTTGCCGGTAACGGTACTGAGATTAACGGAGAGCCAAATTATATGTGGCAAGATTTTATTACCCGTGAGCAATGTGCAACAGTCTTTTACCGATTTGCACAGAGCATGGGAGTGTGAATATGACCAAAGGAGTGAACAGCAATGACGGACATCAATAAAATTGTGCCTCGTAATGGGTATTTGGTAGATGGGGAAACCGGTGAGAAGGTTTTGTTTTATGAGTGTGATCCCATGAAGAATACGGAGTGCGAGAGAAAATTGTGTCGCGCCGAAGCAGACGAGGATGAAGGTAGTTTTGGTTTTTGCTCCAAAACCCTTGATCCTCGTTTTCGTAAGGACGGAGGTAGGGCATGGTATGCAGTACTGAAAACGTCAAGCGATGATGGAGAGCCTTATTGGGGTAGAGAGTATGTAGAGGTGGATTAACATGATGACAGTTCAAGAATGTATCCAGTATGTTGAAAGTCATTTGGAAATCCGGCTTGCAACGAATAACGGGGCGTACACCTGCGGACGAACTATCAATCCGGTAGGATGTGTAAACCATTCTGTCGGTTGCGCCCAGCCCGCAGTTAATGTGTTTTACAACTCAATGAATAAGTCAAGTGCAGGATGGGGCGTCAATGCTTTATTGGGGGATTTCCACCAGGGAGAGGGTAGGATTTTGCTTACACTCAACTGGAATAGCCGTCCTTGGGGTGTTGGTTCTGGCAAAAAGGGTTCTTGGAACAACACAAAAATTCAGTGGGAGATTTGTGAACCTGCAGGCCATACATATGCGGGCGGAACAATGATTGGATATGACGTAGCGAAAAACCAGGGCTACTTTGATCGAATGTGGAAGATGGTTGTGGCGTGGAATGTCTATGTGGTTAAGAAATTTGGTTATCCAGTTTCTGAAATTAGCGACCACGCTGAATCATATCGTGCTGGCTATGGTTCAAATCACGGCGATGTTGGGCACTGGTGGCCGAAGCACGGAAAGAGCATGGACGCCTTGCGTCAAGAAGTACAAGCTATTCTAAGCGGATCGGAGGATGATGATATGGATGTCGCAAGATTTAAGGAACTGTTCTCTGAAATGCGGTCTGAACTGCAAGATAACGATTGTGGTTCATGGAGCCAGGCTGCACGTGAATGGGCAGTAAATACGGGATTGATTGCCGGCAGTGGAGAGGTTATCAATGGAGAGCCTAACTGTATGTGGCAAGATTTTATGACTCGTGAGCAAATGGCAACGGTGCTTTATCGCTTTGCCCAGCTCATGGGTAAGGCATAATGGGTGGCAAACACCTGGCGAAGCGGGAACGGGGACGCAAAGGCCCGTTCCGCCATATGGCTTCTCTTGGATTTACGAACCGCTACGCAATTTACCTGCTGTTGTTCCTGTCAGCGGGGCTTGCGGGCGGATTTTTTCTTGCCGTTTTAAGTATCAAGTATCAGTACACTGGCGCTTTGGCCTGCTGGACGGTTGTTTTTACGCCCATTGGTACTGCAGTCGGTATCGTATTAGGCAAGATCGTAGACAAGAACAGAGCTGAAAATGTAAGTGGTAATGGAGATGGAATTACTTTTGCCTCGGCTCAGGCTAAAGGATTTGTGAAAGAGGAAGAGGTGGACAGAGTAAGCCCGCCAATTTAACAAAGGAGGATAGCGGTTATGGAGTTGAATTGGGTAGAGATTGTAATTTCCATTCTATCCGGCCTTGCAGCAGCTATTCCGCTGGTTGTTCAACTGGTGAAATATGTGCAAAAGGCAGTTAAGGAGAAGAACTGGAATAAAATGCTCGATATGGTCATGGACTTGATGAAGACTGCTGAGGGTATGTTTGAGAAGGGCGCAGATCGAAAAGAATGGGTGCTTGCCATGGTTAAAGGATCTGCGGACAGTATCAACTACGATGTTGATATTGAAGCAATCAGCCAGCTAATTGACAGTCTATGTGATATGAGTAAGGTTGTAAATAACTCAGAAACCCCAACTGAAACACCTGCTGAATAAAGGTCGGGTGTTCAAAAATGCTTGATTACATTGAATATTTGAACATTCCAGTAAAGGTGGCAATCATTTTGATTGGCGCTTTTCTTATTATGCAGTTGGTTGGCGAATTTTTAGAGTTTAAGGGGAAAGTTGTACCTGAGTTTGTCAAAGTACGTAAAGTATTTGCACGTCGCAGAAAAGAGCGAGAGATGATGCAGAAAATGGAAAAGACACTCGACAAGGTACAAGTTACTATGGACGAACTCAATAAGCATTATAGCACGGACAACATTCAAATGCGCGATGAGTGGATCAAGAGAGTAAATTCTAAACTTGAACAGTATGATGCGAGTATGGCCGAGCTTGATAGGAAGCTGGACAAAAATAATAGCGATACGCTTTCCATTCTTGTTGACAATAAGCGTAATGCGATTATCAGTTTTGCTTCGATGGTTATTGACGAAACCAAGCCAGTGACCAAAGAGCAGTTCAATCGGATTTTCAAATTGTATGAAGAGTACGAGGCGATCATCAGCGCAAATGGCATGACAAATGGAGAGGTTGATATTGCTATTCGGATCATCAGAGAGGCATATGAAAATCATCTAAGAAACCACTCATTTATCGAGGATATTCGCGGGTACAGTGTGTGA